TTAGATGGCGATTTTTGCTTCAACTTTTGAGTAAAGAAAAAGCCCCGATTACCACTTTTTCAGCAGTAATCGGAACTTTTTGGCAGGGGCAGAAAGATTCGAACTCTCGACACGCGGTTTTGGAGACAGTATCCCCGTGTATTAAGTACGATTGTTTGAGTTTAAGTAGTACCTTTTAGTTTCACTTTTTACCCGATTTCCCATATAATTCGTCAAAATCGTGTTTTTCGGAAAAATCGCCGTGCATTTTTTCTGCAAAATTGTTAGACGAACTGTTAGATGAAAAATGGGCTAAGTGTTAGATGGACGAAAGCAGCCATATCCTTTTCTTTTAGTACCTTTGTTCCGCTAAAAGCTCATAAAAGAAATCGTCGTAGTCTGTCCCGTTTGTGTCCACCTGATTGCTCACGTTGTCGTCCTGCATGTGATTTCCCTCCCGTTCACAACACAGTTATTATACTATATTATAATGTATATGTCAATTCCGATTGGAACTCTGGTTTCATCGCCCGACTGTTCGGACGCTCAAACGAAAGCTCCATCTACTATATATTATAATGTATAGCAAAACTGCAAAAATAGCAGCTCTTATCCGTACGACAAAAAAATAGGGGAGAAGCCGGCGCAATGCCAACCTCTCCCCTAAATCTTTTCAGCCTTACAGAAAATCGTTCTCACGCGCGCATTTCTCATAGACGTCCTCAATGATCTTGATGCTCACGCGCGCCTTTTCGTTCTGGAAGTTCGGATGCTCGTCACAATATTTCACATAGTTGCTGATGTCCTCCAGAATGTTGTCAAAGTGCTCGTGCGAGTGCCGATCACCGCGACGGATCTCGTCAGCAAAGCGCAGGATGCGCCGTCGTGCGTCAAGCGCCCTGTCGAGATCGCGCTGCGCGTTCTGCTGCGCGTTCTGCTCCTTGATCTCGCCAATATCCTTCTTCACGCCGTCAAGCTCCGTGATAACGTCGCCGTTGATGAGCTTGCCAACCTTTTTCCCAAGCCAAGACCACGGACTGAACTTGACCTTGGACACCTCAATGCCGATCGAACCGAGAAACGCGGTCAGAGCGATAATGCCGCCCAAATGCGCAGTCGCCCATGCACAGATATTCTCAATCATGCCGCACCATCCGTTTCTTCGCCGCCCAATGCAGGAACAGCGGACGTCTGCGCATTTACGATCTTGCTCATCTCGCACATGTCGTCAATGAGCTTGCCGATTGCATCAAGATCCACCTCGTAGTTGATGGACTCGGCCGCAGCCTTTACCATCGCCAAAACCCATTCCTTGCGATCTGCGCCACTCGCGAGCTTCTGCTCCGCCTCTGCCATCAGGTTGATGACAAGATCCATCATGCGCGACCAGTTCTTCTCCTTCGTCGCCTTCTTGACGTACTTGACCAGCTCATAAATGAGCGTGATCACGGCGGTCAAACTTGCGGCGATCGACGCGATCAGACTCAGAACCAGCTTGACTTCCTCCATGTTCATCCCTCTCTTTCCTTCGGGCAACAGCATCCGGTAGAATACCGCACCCTTATTCAAATGCTCTCTTTGCTGTTATCGTCGTCCAATATCTGCGAATCCTCGACGACCGGCATGAAGTTGCGCGCTTGCGCAGCAGCGAACGTGATGCCAGCGCCGTCCGCGCCGCGATGATCGGACTTCGCGAGGTTCATGTAGAACGAACAGGCCGTGCCGTACGCGCTGTACGGAAGACCAACAAGCGCCGCGATCCACGGAAACGCGGCGTCGAAGCGCAGAATCGCGCACAAAAAAGCCAGCAAAAAGCCGCCTACCGTGACGATCCACAGCAGCGGCACCATATCGTCAATGCACTTTTTGGAAAATTCCAGCGCTTTCTTTTGGACGCTTGTGCTTCTCTTTGCCATATCGCCCACCTGCCGATCAGCCCAGATTGAGCTTCTTGCCATCCATCATGGCGCGCTTCGCCATAATTGCCGCCTGATAGCGCGGGATGAGCTGCATCGGGCGCGTGCCGTCCGTAATGCCGAGCCTTTTTGCCTCCTCCATCTCCGCCTCAGCCCATTTCGGAAGATCCTGCGTGGCAAAATACTCCTGCGCGCCGTTCACGATCTCCGCCTTTTCCTCCGGCGTCAGACTTGCCAAAAATTCCTTCTTCGTCATATCCAACTCATCTCCTTTGTTGTGAGATTTCGCGTCGATCACCCAAAAATACTTAGCCTCCGAGAAAAACGTGTCGGGATCGCCATTGGTGCGCCGGTCGGACGTGCTTGCCGGATCGTTGATCCGGATCTTGTTGTCCGCCCACCACACCACAATGAAGTGACCGCCGCCAGTCCACGTCCCCCGAATGAAAGGATCAACGGATTTCGGTTTCATCAACGCGATGATGTAGTTGCCTTCTTCGAGCTTACGAATGACTTTCTCACGCACGGGGCTGTTGCGGTTCATGCAAACCTCGTTTGTGAGCCGTTCGCATTTAAGCCCATACTGCTTGAACTGCTCTACGAAGTAATCGCGCGGCTGATAACTCGTACCCTGCTCCGCTACGACGTAGTTGTTCGCGCACGCCCATTCCATCGTCTCAGTCGGAAACACATCGCGCCCGATCAGTGTGGCGATCAGCATGGCGGCGCTGGTTTCGCCGCAGCCGCCTCCGCCGATGCTCATAGTGCCGCCGATGCAGGGATAGCGCTTACCGCTCCATCTTCCATCGGTCTGCATATAGTAAACGGGCTTTTTGTTCATAGTCTCGCCTCCTCCCCGTTTTTGGAACGCGCGAGGCGCGGGATTTCTCCCGCGCCAGTCGCTTATCCTTAATCGAGCAGTCTGGAAAACCGCTCGTTGACCTCGGCGCGTTCGTCCTCCAGAACAGTTGCGCCAAGCTGTTCGAGAGCCTTTGCCTGTTCCTTGATGATGCGGTTCTGCATCTCGCAGATCTTGCTCAGCTCTTCGATAATTTGCAGATTGCTCATGCGTTACGCCTCATACGGCTCACCGACGATCTCCTCGTAGCGCTCGGCGGTCATGCCGTTCTTGCCAGTCTCAACGTCACCGCGCAGAACGGTCTTGACGTCGGCCTTGCGGCTCTGCGGAACGTCGTCCCAAGTGAAATTGCCCGCCTCAAGACGGTTCGCCCAAATGCGTGCCATAGCAGAAATAGCCATAATCATACCCTCTCTTTCTTTTTAACCCATATCCATTTCGCACAGAGCGGCCTCGATCTCAGCCTTCCATGCCTCATTTGCCTCGTCGGATTCACACACGGCGGCTTCCAGTTCCGCGATGCTCTCGCCGTGCTCGCCGATAGTCTTGCCGGCGTCGTACTCGTTGAGTGTCACTTCGTCAAGATCCTCCATGTCGCGGCTCTTGCCGAGAGAGAACACACCAAGAGAAATGGCGATACCCGTGGCGTGCTCCTTCGTGGTGAGTCCCATATCCCCGTTGACAAGGCGCTTGATCCACGAGGGCTTGTCAACAAGAGCGATGGTCTCGCCATTCTTCTTCACTTCGTACATACTGTCTCCCATCCTTTCCTGTTCGGATAGAACCCGAACAAAGTTTTGAAATACTGGTTGGTCTGTTCCATGATCCGGAAGCTGTCCCCACGCTTCATGTGTCCGAGATAGCTGTTATACGCGCATCTGAGATCGTCATACGTCATCAGCCCGTCAGCGATCCGGCCTTTGAACTTCCGCAGCTTGCGCCGCATGATGATCGTCGCCCTGCGGCGCATCCTGATGTAGACGCGCCCGTTCTCGTCAAGCGTGAACTTCGTCTTGAGAAAGAAAACGCCCCGCCGAAGCGGGACGATCTTCGTTTTCTTGTGATTCAATTCAATCTTGGATTCTGCTGCCTTTTCCGTAAGCATCCGATAGCAATATTCCAGATACTCGCGGCTTTCGTGGATCAAATGCCCGTCGTCCATATACCTGCCATATCCGCGTATGCCAAGCTGCTCCTTACAGAAGTGGTCAAGCGCGCTCGGTAGCAAAAGCGCGTTCGTCTGCGACACCTGACTGCCAAGCCCCAGCCCGCAATCATGGAAATCGCTGATAAATCCATCGGATAATCTGCGAACGTCATCGTAGTAGAGCCGCCTCTTGGACTCAGCGAAAAGCGGCTCGTGCGCGGCGAGGTTGAAGTAGTCGTGGAAATCGTAGAACAGTACCCATCCGTCACGCCCGTGCTTGCGGTAATACTCCTTCAGATGCCGCTCAAAGCGCCGCAGCGCGAAGTCCATACCTCGATTTTGGAGGCTCGCGGTATTGTCATAGATGAACGCGCCGGAAAACGACGGAACGATGCAGTAGTCGCAAAGGCACTTCTGCACGACGCGCTCCGTAATGTGGACGCTTCGGATATGCCGCAGCTTCCCTCGCTCCACCAGATCGAAGCAGTAGAATTTCCCGTGGCGGAACGTGCCGTCCAGGATCGCTTGTCTGGAACGCGCCGAGTTGACGATCAGGTTGCTCAGATACTTTTGCGTAGATGCCTTCCATCGGACGTTTTTCGCCGATTTCTTGCCGGACAGATAAAGATGACGGAACGAGAACACTTCGTCCATCGTTCCGCACGCTTTGCTCCGCGCGAAGCGTTGCTCATCCCGTTTAGCCTTACGCCTGCGGTAACGCGCTTCGCGTCTTTCTTCACTTGTCATGTATTCGATCTCCCTTTTCTGGGTTCTTTTGCCTCCCGTACAGCTGGAAAAATGTGCGCGCGATAGCTGCGTAGCCTCAGTGACCATGAAACGGATATACGCACTTACCTCCGCCATGCAAGCACACCACGCATTTTTACCGCGTGGCGTGCCGAGCGCGCGTTCCTTACGCGATCGGCAGCGTCCGGTCAGAGGCATCGAGAGGCATGTTTAGCCTTGCGGCAAGGATCAAGCTCTCCTTCCATAAAAGTGCTCATTCGCCGTATTCGGTTACTTTTCTTGACTGTTTGCTTATGGAATCAGGGCGCGACGCCATTGGCGTTACTCGCGTTGTTATTGTTGGTGTTGCCGTTGCTGTTGACATTGCAGAAATTCGAGTTGCTGCCGTTCCAGTTATTCGGGGAACGCTCCCACCAGTAGTTCGCGGAACCACGGGCAGGCTGTCAGACCACATCGTAACGATTCAGAGCTTGTCCTGAATGGTATCAATCGGGCAGATTTGCGTAGCGCGCTCTGTCTGCCTGTTTGACCTTTGCGATCAGCTTCGCTTCCTCGGCGATATACTTGCCGAACTGTTCCATCGCGTGATCTACCCACGGGAACTTTTCGGGATTCTGCAAGATCGCGTCGTAGAGAAGCTGCAGCTTTGGATCAAGATTTTGGAGGGCGCAGTTCGCGGCGATCAGGTGGTCGCGGCGCATCTGAGCCTCGTGCTTGTTCAGCGGAATGATATTGTTCGCGGCGCGAACCTCGTCATGCACCGTTGAAGCAAGCGCGAAAATCTTCTCCGTCAGATAGGGCGCATAGCGTTTCGGCGCTTTGATGCAAACCGAAAGCGCAAACGCCTCAAGCTCTTTTGCGGTTTGGATAAACTGCATAGAGCTTTCGTTTCTTTTGGACTTGATAACTGACATAGATCTCTCCTACGCCCTCTCCCGCCCCATAGGAGGGGCGGGATGGACTTAGATAATAGATTAAAAATTGAAGCAGGGCGCGACGCCACTGGCGCCACTCGCGTAGTGATTGCTGGCGTTGCCGTCGCTGCTGACATTGCAGAAAAACGAGCTGCTGCCGCTCCAGGTATACGGGGAACGCTCCCACCAGTAGTACGCGGAACCATTGACCTTCTTCACGCGATTGGCAGCCGTATCATTGGCCTTGTACCACGCATAGCGCGTACCCTCGTTCGTTCCGCCCTTGGCGTAAGTGGCAGATCCGAAGACCTCCACCTCGGCAGGCAGGAAGAGCTTATCCGCCGTCGTGTTGAGCGTCGCCGTGGAAACGTCCTTCGCCGTAGAAACGTTGACCTGCTTGATGGCGTTCTGCGCGCTCGACGGGAAGTAGCCGAGCATCGTACCGCTCATCCACGTCCGAAGGTCGGAGTTGTGCCAGCCGTCTGTACTCGCCATGCTCGCTTTCATCTTCTGCGTGGTGTTGAAGCAGTCCACCATCTGCATGAGGATGCCGGCCTTGCCCGTAGTGGTAGCCGAACCGTATGCGGTCGCGCTCGTCAGAGCGTAGTGGTTGAAGCCCATCACGCGGAATGAGTAGCTCGTACCGGAAAGCGTGTAGCTGATAGTATCGCCGATAGAGATGTGGCGGTTATAAACACTCACCCACACCTCGCTCGTATTGCTGTTGATGGCGGAGTTGTTGGAGATGCCGTTTGCGATCTCGCTGATCTGCGCATCGGTCAAACCGGACAGACCGTTGGTATAAGTAACGCCTGCCTGGGCGGATGTGTACGCCACCGGAAGGAACTGCGCGTTGACCGTCACGGTCTTATCGCTCGGCGTGGTGTAGTTCGTGCAGCCGGTAACGCTGCACGTCACAGTAACCGTTCCGCTTTTGCCATTCTGACTCGTCACCGTCACGGTGTTGCCGCTCTTGGAAACCGTCGCGACGGTCGTGTCGCTGGACTGCACGCTGACCGTACCATCGTGCTCGCCTCCGATCGTAAACGTATCCGTGAGCTTGCTCGCGTTGAGCGTGATCGTGCTCTTGCTCACCGTCAATGTACCAGTCTTCTTCGCGATCGTCACGGTTCCGACACTCACCGCCGCGACGTCGTTGACATTGCTGTCGCCCACAACGCGATAGCTCACGGCGTAATCGCCGGCTGCCGTCTCGGACGGACTGGTAGCCGCCCACGATCCGGAATTGACCTTGTACTGCAGCGTGCCGTAGTTGGTGGAACCGTCCGTGGCGAGAAGCGCGTGCGCGCTGCCGTCGTATGTCGTGTCGCTTGCCTTGGTCGGCGCGGTAACGGTCGGCGTCACTTTACCGATCGTCCAATCCGGCGTCTTGGCGGAGGTCGTGCCGTCAGACCACTTATAGTCGTCCTTCGGCGTAAAGCTCGTGGTGTTGTAGGTGCCGGCGTTCGTCTGCCCGATCTCGGTCTTGGTCATCTTCGTGGCGTCCTCATCCGCCCACATCGGCGTCTGCGAGGTGCCGTCATAGGTCAGCGTCCCGCTCTGGGACGGCACCGTCGCGATGGTGAGTCTGTCAGCCGTGCCGCTCGTGCGGTTCGCGGTGTTGGTGTTGACCGCGCCCTCCGTGCTTGTCGGGAAGAACGTCACATAGTACGTCGTGCCGTTGGTCAGCCCCGTTGCCGTCAGCGGCGTCGAAGCGTAAGCGTTGCGCGTGTTGCTGGTAAAGCTCCACGCCGCGTCGGGGTCGTCCGGATCGGTCGCATAGGAACCGGCCTTGACGACGACCTTCGTGCTGCCCCACGTTGCGAGCGTCACGCCGTCCTGCACGACCGTCGCCGCAGGGTCAGTCCACTCGATCGCGAGCTTGCCGTTGCCGGCCGCGACCGCGCTCATGGAACTCACATTGCCGACCTTGATCGCCTCCGGCATCGCGTTGAACTCGTCGGCGGGATCGTCGGTGTAAGTCCCCGTGGTCGTATACGGGAACAGCTTGTAGTAATAGGTTGTGCCGTCCGTCAGGCCGGAATCGGTAAAATAGGTGTTCTGATAGGCGCTGCGCGTCTTGGAGTCCACCACGACCGTACCATCGCGGCGGCTCACGGGAGCACTGCCCGCCTTGCGGACGAGGATGGTGCCTTTCCACTCGGCAAGCGTCGTGCCGCCGACCACCACGTCTGCTGGGTCAGTCCACTTGACATATACCTTGCCGTGGCTCACCAGCGTCGTGATGCCGGAGCACGGTGCAAGCGTTACGCCGCCTCCGCCGCCGCCAGCGCCGGAAGGGAAATTAGAAGTAATCATATTGCCTGTGCCTCCTTTTTTCTTACGGTTTGGAAAACGAGGTCGATTTTGGAACGCCTCGTTTGGAGCATTTTGGTTTTTCAGGGCTGCGCCGCCGCGCGGCACTTCCGGAAATGTGCCGCCCGTACTGCCGTCAGCCCAGGAGCGTCACGACAAACGGAATGTCCAGATCGGGCATCTCACCGTCCGCCGAGATCGTAAGCTGCCCCGCCGCCTGTCCCGTAACGGCGAGCATTGCTTCCCGCGCGACCTGCCTCTGCTCAAACGTCGCGCTCTGGCTGACGTTGATGTCGCCAGCCTGACCGACCTTGAGACCTGTAACGGAGACAGTCTGCGTAAACGGAGCATCCACGCCGCTCCAAGCGTTCGCGCGCAGAACGCCCGTGACCTGCGTGCTGGAATCCGCCTTTTCGCCGAGCACGCGGTCGATGATCTGCATATTGCTCGTTTCCGCCGTTCCGTTCATTTTTTGCCGCCACGTCAAGAACTTGGTCGTGGCGTCGTCCTCGGTATAAAGCCCGTAGTTTGTGGTTTGACTCATGCTTCACCACCTTCTTCTTTTCAAAAATTATTTCCACCGTGGAGCATCCGCGCCGAAAAGCTCCCGATACAGCGTCGTGATACCCGCACGCTGCTTCCTCGACATCATCTTGGCGTATCGCCCCATCCACGAGCGGAACGCCTGATCGGACTGCTCGCGCGGCATCCGACCATCCCGCACGAGCCTCGCGTGCGCGCGCAGCCGCCGCCTCTCCCGTGTCACGGCTTCGGGACAGATGCGCTTCTGCACACGTCCGCGCTCCTCCAGCCGATAGCGGACTTTGAGGAAGGTGTAGCAGTCGCCCAGCCGCGTGACGTGCGTTTTTCGCTCGTTGACAAAAAGCCCGTCGCGCCTTGCGATCTCAGCGACCATCCCGACCGTATCCTCCAGATACCCGCGCTCGCGATGGATGAGGTACGAATCGTCCATATACCGCCCGTAGCGCCGGAAGCCCCTCACGACCGTAACGAAGTTGTCGATCTCGGTCGGGAAGAACACGCCGATGTTCTGCGACACCTGATCCCCGATGTCCAGCGATTTCGGAAGAAATTTTCCGCCCGTTTTCATATCCTCGGAAACCTCCGCAAGATACCGCACGGAATCGAATTTTTCGTCCAGCGCCGCCGCATACTGCTCGTCCGTCAGATACGAAACGTCCACGCGAAACCCGCGCAAAATCTCCTCCAGAAGCCACATCTCGTCCTCTTCGAGATGTGGAGCGATCTTTTCAAGCACCTTGTCGTGCCGGATGTTGTCGTAATACTTGGAGAAGTCCATAAAACAGACCCATCCGTTGTTGTCACCGTACTCAAGGTAGAAGTTGTGCAGATCGCGTTCAAACGCCTTCCTCGCCGCGTCCACACCCTTGCCTGTCTGCGAGGCGAAGTTGTTGTGGATGATGTACGGCGCGAGCTTCGGCGTGAGCACCGCGTCGCAAAGGGCGTGGCGCACCACGCGGTCGCGCATCCTGCCGCCGTGGACGTGCCGCGTTTTCCCGCGCTCGTTCAAGAGGAAGTCCGAACCCTGCGAGGTCTGATAGGTCTTCTCCGCCAGCTCGTGCCGCAGCCGGTTGATTTCCGAGAGGAAATCCGTCTCGAACCGCTGCGGCTCCTCCTTCCACGGGCTGCTCCGCATCGACGCGCGGAAGGCGTCGTACAGCACGTTCATGTCGCAAATCGTTGACATTTCCTTAACACTCCGCCTCCTGTGGAATATTGCCGTGCTCCCCTCGCGGGGTTAAGACTCGTGCAGGGAGACAGACGCATCCGTTCCCATAAGCCAAACCGGCACGGCGCGGCTCCGCCGTCAGGCGCTTGCATTTACCCCGCGCGGAAAGCGCGGAAGAAGGACATGGCTTCCTTTCGCATCGGGCGTCTTGCCTATCTCACGAGGTCTTATCTGACGCCATCGAAATCCGGACGCACGCCATTAGCGTTGGAAGCGCCGTTGTAGTTCGCATTGCCGTTGCTGTTGACATTAGCGAAATTCGCCGCAGAAACAACGTCGCGCAACCACCAGTTCGAGCGGTCATTCAAGCCATGCCCTATGAAGCGGCTTATTTCAGCCGTTTTCACCGTTTTTCTGTGTGTTCTTCCTGCCCTTCGGCTTCAAAAGCCGGTTGTCCGCCGTCCGCACGCCCTTGTAGAGCGCCACCTGCGCGTCGATCATATCCGCGAATCTCGCATATCGGTTCAGGTCGACGGGCAGCGTGCGGATAATGTAGTGGATCTCCTGCTTGAGCACATAGCATTGCGCGATTGCGGCGTCGATGTGCTTCCGCCGCTCGCGGAACTCGTCCTCCTTGGCGGGCGTCTCGGACGGATAGATCGAATTGCCAAACGTAAACTCGGATTCGATATTGCGAAGAATGGCGAGCACCGCGTCCTTCTCCTTGTCGATGAACCATCGGGTCATCGCGCGGCTTTTCTGCTCCCAGCGCTCGGTCAGCTCATCCACGTTGTCGTTCGCCGCGTGCATGGAGCGATACCGCTCGATCTTCTTCGCGTACTTCTCCTCGGAAAACCCGAAGTTGTAGAACATCAGCTCCGTCACGCTGTCGCGCAGCTTGTAAAAGTGGTGCTGCGCCTCAAATCTGGATTCCTTCCTCCGGCTCAATGGCACGTTTGACACAGCCTCGCCTCCCTTCTGCGGCAATCCCCGCCCATCTGGTGTTGTGCGCTGCGGCAGTCCCAGCTATTCGGATGCTGGGACTCAGCCATGTTTCGCGGTTGCCCCGTCAGGGGCGAGCGAAACGGCGATAAAAACAAGTAATCGACCCCGCCCACAAGGGGCGGGGATTGGAGATTACTTGATAGCGAAAGCCGGACGCACGCCAAGAGCGCTGGAAGCGCCGTGGCAGTTCGCATTGCCGCCGCCGGTGACATTAGCGAAAGACGCCGCAGAAACAACGTCGCGCAACCACCAGGCCGAGCGGTTGCAGATGCGCGTCGGGTCGAGCCGGAACAGCGCAAACTGCGTCGTGTCGATAGTGTAGATGTACGGAATGGTCGTGCCATTGTTGGCGGGCGTAAAGATATACGAGCCGTAGACGTTGATCTCGTTCATCAGGTCAACGGTCGAATCCACCCACGCGCCTGCGGTCGGGATGCCGTTCGAGACCGTATTCGTGAACAGCTCGCGCTTCGAGAGGATATGCGCCGAACCAAACGCGCTGTTGATGGTGGTCTTGGCGTTTGCGAGGTTTGCCGTATACATCTGCGAGCCGATGTAACCGCCCGTCGTGACGTTGGAGTCGTTCATCTTCGCGGTGTAGAGGTTCGTGTCGGGGACGATGACGACGTGGTGCGTCGAGCAGGCGGTATCGCCCTTGCCGTACCAGTAGTCGAAATCCACAATGCGCCAGTTTACGCCGCCGATCGTCCAGTAGTCGCCGATGTAGAGGTCGTCAAACGTACCCGCACTGATAGCCGCGTACTGCTCCGCCGTAACGGACGAGCCGAGGTACTTACCGCGATAGATGTTCGCGTGCATACGCGCCGCGCCGAGAACAGCCGTGCTCGGCAGAGCTTGGATCGCGTTGTACACCGCGTTCGAGGTGGCCGGCCGCATATTGCCGTCTGTTATGGAATCAACAGGGGTCAAATCGTGCCATTCGCCCCACACACGCGGAGAAACGGTCGCCAATGACCTCATAATAAGGTTTCCGCCAGACCCTTTGAGAATGTATTGCTGTTCATTATTGCCGCCTGCCGCGCCGCGAACATGGAACATGATGCAGTAACCGATGTTATCGGGTACGTTTGCGGGTAAAGAATTGCTCGCCCACGCATAAACGCCGACCGTATTAAGCGCGTCAATATCGTCTGCGGATGTCAGAATAGTTGCCATACCGCTCAATTTCACGGTATCAAGCGCACTCAAAGCACCCTCAACCGTGGACGCACCCGCAATAGCCGTTGCAAGGGCTTTCGTCTGATAGTCGTGCAGGTCAAAGGCGTTTCCCATCAGATTGAACAGATAGGTGTTTGCTCCCGCCTTGATGATACCCACGTTGTCGCCGATGTTGATGGTCTGTCCGGCACCCTGCAAAAACAGCGCGGTTGTCGTGCCGCTGTCGGTCATCTGATACACGTTGCCGACATTCGCTTCGATAAGCAAGGCGGAAGTCAGGCTGGCGCATGCAAGGTCGCCACGCGGCGTGTAGATGCTCGACAGGGCGTTGTTGATGGCAGAATAGACCGCGATACTCTCCACAAGGTCATGGCTGTTCGGTTGAACATGGTCGGTGGAGTTTTTAGCCGCCGCTGTGCCGAGCGTCGGCTTGTTCTGGATGTAGGAATCCGCCGCATCGTCGTCCTCCTCCCAATCCGCCTGCACGTTCTTCTGCGCCTCCGCCTCGATGTCGCCGAGCTTGTTTTTCTCAGCCGTTGTGAAATCCTCGGTGGAAAGCCCCTTGCCGCTGACCTTATCGACCTTGCCGTTGTCCAGCTCATTGATTGCCTCGACCGCGCTGGATTTGTTGGTCGTCGTCAACTGAGAGACGTCGCCAAGGTCGGCGGCACTCGCCCAGCTCCCGCCGCCACCAGCGGCGCTTCCTTGCGGGAAGATGATAACGGCGATTGGAATATCGACGCTCGGCACGTCGCCCATCGCGGTGATGGTAACACTGTCCGTACCCTGAGCGGAAACGCGCAAAGCCGCGTCGCACGCCGCCTCGTATGCCGCCGTCGTAATGTCCTGCGTAAGTCCCGCCGTACCGTTGGTAGCGGAGTCGACGCCGCTAACCGTCACGGTCTGCTCGTTGCCAGTCCAACCGGATGAAAGCAGCGTCGCGAGCACAACGGAGGAATCGCCCACAAGAAGCGTCTGCCAGTCATCGTTCGCGTCAAGATACGAGAGAACGCCGGTCGCAGCGTTGTACTTCAAACCGTGGACGCCGTTCGTGGAAAGAATCGTCTGCTCGATGTGCTCGCTTGCGCTCTCACCATCCGCCCAGAAGTGCCACTCGCCGCCGATATAGCGCCAGAGCTTCGTATCCTCGCGGACAAAATAGAACTTGTCGAGCGGCGAGACGATGGCCTCACGCGCCTCTTCGGTTTCGATTTCCTCGATGTCGCCAAGGAAAAGCCGCGTACCGCCGAAGTCGTAGCAAAGCTGCTTCGTATCGGTCAGAATGAGGAACAAACCGTTGTCGATCGGGACAGTAGTGTAGTTTTTTGCCTTGCTTTTGGTCGCCGTAGCGAAATGCGCAAAAGTATTCGGCATAGTCTTCTACCCCCTTTTCTTTGAATGGTTAAAAAATAGGGGAGCTATGAGATTTCACAGCTCCCCTTTGGATTACGCTCGCGGCGGCTTAGAAGCTGCCGACGAGGATAGCGTCGTAGGCGATGTCAAGGTGCTCCTTGTCCACGCCGCTCATCGCGCCGTTCTTCGCGGCGACCGCCTCGGCGACATAGTAGCCGGTAGCGGGGTCGCCGACGTTGGGCTGCGGGTCGGCAACCGTGCCAACATCGTCGGAGTAGTAGGTCACGCCGGACTGCACATCGCCCGTCGCTGCGACATACTGCGTGGTCGCAGCCGCCGCCATGCCGAGCTTGAGTCCGTCCGTATCAACGGCAAGACCGTTGGCGTGCGCAGAGTCGATCTTGATGGAGATTTCGTCGTTGTCCGTGCCGACGATCTCAATGCCGACGCCGGCCTTGAGCGCGATGCCGAGATCCTTGACGTTCAGATAGATGTGGCTCTCGGTGCTGCCGTCCACGACGTAGTACGCGGAAACGTCGGTCACGCCCTCCTCAAAGCCGGTGGTGTCGACGAGCAGCGTACCGGCCTCGTCCTGATAGTAGATCGTGCCGGCGACGTAGGTGCCGGTCGCCTTGATAAGCGTGCGAGTGTTGACGGTGAAGTCGATGTACTGGTCGCCCTCGGCGAAGCGATCGTCATTCTCGAACTTACCGCCCGCCGCCTTGTCAGCAGCCGTCACGACGTCGAGCTTGGCGTCCTTGAGCAGGAAGTCCTTCGGAATGTCGATGACGCAGTTCTTGGTCGGGTCGGTCGTCGGAACCTGAACGCCGCCCTGGAAGAGCGCGTAGGTCGCGAACGCGCCGCTCGTCGGCGTGGAGAGCTTGCGGATCTGATAGGTCATGCTCTCAGTGGAGGCGATGACGCAAACCCAGTCGCCGGGATCGCCGAGCGTCACGTCGAAGTTGCGCACCCAGCCGGAGTTGTCGGCAAGGTCGAAGTAGACGACGCCCTTCGCGGTCAGCGCGTCACTCGCGGGCAGGTCGCGCGCGGTGCCGAGGTCTGCGGAGGTAAACAGCCGCACAGCCTCCGTATAGAGGTTCATGCCGAAGTACAGCTCGCGGGTATCGGTGCAGAGATAGAAAGAGTCGGCGTTGCGGGAGACGGGCAGATTCGCCTTCAAACCTTTGTAAACAAGTTTAGCCATGATAGATACTTCCTTTCATACAATTTATTTTTTTCGCGTCTGCGGACGCGAAATGAACCAGATCGAAAAATCCGACGACATGCGCGTCGGATTTTTCTCTTTGCGCGAAGTGGAAACAGCCGAAGCGCCGCCTGTGGCGGAGCAAGCGAGGCTGTTTCGAGGCAGCGCCCGTTTGCCGCGACCGAAGGGAAGCGGGAAACGGCTGGCGCAACGGTGACAGGTGCGCCGCAGGCGTGCGGGAAACGCAGCGAGATCCCCTCGTTTGAAAGCCCAGCAAAGCGGGTTTCAAACGAAATGCTCTTAATCGCCGAAATTGCCGACGAGCGCATCGGTAATATCCTCGGTGGATGCAAGCTCGCCCTCCTCGATGTCCGCTGCGGTTCCGCCCGCAACGACGGAGAACGTGTAGATCTTGCCGGCTGTAACCCAAGTGAGGTGGCTGCCGGATGCGTCGTTCTTCACATAGAATAGGTCGTCCTTCTGCGTCTCGCGCGGCGTGTCGTCCGCCGTCATCTTCCATGTGCCGTCGATGTTGTAGACGCCGGTGGAAAGTCCGGAAATGGTAATGCCGCTGCCGGCGAGGTTGGTCACGGGACGGTTGATGAGGTCGTTGTAGTTGGTCGTGCCGCCGCCACCACCGCCGCCGGAGCCGTTGTTGGGGAAAAAGCTCTGATCTGCCATCGCTTTTCACCTCCTAAAACATATAGTAGATATTGACGTCCACAGCGCTCTCGAATACGAGAGATACAATGTCGATCTGGTTCATACCCAGCTCGAAGACGCCGGTAAAAATCGGGATTTTCTTCCCGTTTATAGAAACCACAGTGCCGGCGGGGCAGGAGATGCCGAACTTCTTGAGCACGAGGTCGCCGTAGTTGAGGATGCTGTTGGGATTGTCGGCGATTTCGTTTGCCTTGAAGATGTCAAGCATATTGACGTTCGGCGTTACCGTCCCGTTGAAACTGCCAAGATGTGCCTGCGACATGGGTTTACTTCCTCCTTTCTCAGGTAAGCGTCACATAGTAAAGCTCGTCGAGCGTCATATCGTCGATGTCGTCGAGCGTGATGTCGTCCACGTCGTTCAGCAGCCGATAGCGGCGCAAAACGGTGCTTGCCGCCGCGCCAAGCACAACGCCGCTCTCAGGCTCGATATACCGAAGTAGCGTCTCCGTCGCCTCCGCGATAATGGAAAGCGCGCTCGCTGCGGCGACAAATTTCTGCGCACTCAGCCCCGTTACGCGAGAGCCGATGTTCACAGTGGAAGCGCCGTATCCGAGCGGATAATGCAGCTCCGTGCCGAGCACGATCTGCGAAATGCCGATGGCGCTCGCCGCGACATCATAGACGCGGCGGCACAGATCGAGGATGTTCGCGTCAAGCACGACGCCACTCTCCGCCGCAAAAGCAGATTTCTTCTCCGTCTCGACGTCCAAAGCGTCGAGCACAATGCCGCTTTCCGTGCGAATGAAATTCTGCTGCGAAACGATGGCGGCTGCGGACATGACGATACCGGAATTTGCCTCTCCGAACGAACGACTGACAGACACCAGAAGCGGGGATGCTGCGATCAGCACGGCGTCCCTCGCGTCCGTAAAATTCTTGGCAAGGAGAGACACGTCCTGCACGGAAAGCTCGACGACGTTCGCCTCCGGTCTATTCGGATACCGAAGCGTCGCCGCAGCCTCCGCGCCAAGCTCCACGCCAACGCTCAAAAGCTCGTAGCACCGCTTGATCATATCGTCGATATGCGCGGTCAATACCGAGCCGGTTTGCACGGCGATGAACTTTTGCAAAAGATAGCTTTGCAACACGCTCTCGATGATCAGGCGGTCGTAGACGCTCAGGGTGTCACGATACTGCAGGCTGTTGATGAAAAGGTCGCACTCCGTTACGCGACGGTTGAGATAGACGTCAAATACCTTCGCCATGCGGCCGCCTCCTTGTTACGTCGGGTTCTGCGCGCTCAGGTTCAGATAGCCTTCCTTGATGGTCATAATCGTCGCCGCCTCAACGCTTCTCGGCGTAGAAAGCGCGCCGTACATCAAAAGGTTGCCACCGCCGACCGTATCCGTGTCGAAGATAACGAAATGCGTGATCGTACCCCACGACGCGGTGGATTCGTTGAAGTTGATCGCCTGCTCGTTCGTCACGACGCCGCCGCTCGGCTGGCTCAGGCTCGTCAGCTCAACGCGCGCATAGCCAGCGCCCGCGTTCGGCTCGGTCACGTTCGTGCCGTTGATGGTCGGAGCCGTCGTGGAAAGCCCGATGTAATACTTCGTCGGGATCGCCGGATTGGTCTTCGTGCCAAACACGTTACCGGCAACGATGTCCAAAAAACGTGTAGTGTTCATGCCATTTTGCCTCCTTATGCTTACTTTTTGGCGCGAAAAAGCCCCGTCTTACGACGAGGCGATCGCACTCTTATTGATGTTGTTGCTGATAAACAAAACCCCCTGTTTGGGGATCTCCGTCTCTCCGCTCATGTCGCGGAGCGTGATCTGATAGATGTACTTACCACTCAAATTGACGGACTCGCTCGGCGCGATTGTTACCCGCAGCACGTTAAGCACTGTCCCGTGTTCGTCGTAACCAGCCGTCATCGGCTTGGACAGAATCGGCGCGCCCGTCTTGTTGAGGCTGCTCACAATCGCGAAATTTGCGGTCGCGCCCGCCATGCCGAACGGCTTGTCCTTCGAGTGGAAGTATACGTTGAACACAAGCTCCTGCGTCTCTCCACCAACAAACTCGATTGTCGGCAGCGAGTGTGGATTGCAGCCGCAGCTTGTCATAGCCGCTCACCGTCCTTTCTGAATGTTACGCCTCCGCATCGCCGTCGTTTTTCTTTTCCGGCTCAGAAAACTCGGCGTTTTGGAGCATCGCGCCGATCTGGTGCAGTACTCGCAGGCTGCCCGCGAGATTGGCAAGATTCTCCTCCCCACACACTGATACATTGTTCAGCGCGCCGATTACGGCGTCAATGTTCTGCAAAATCTGTTCTTTCATAGTTATCCCTTTCTTATAAACTGTTGATCCAGTTGTTGATTTGTGTTGTGATTTGCGTGAAATAGTAGCCGTATACCTTGTCTCCTCTTGAGACGGGACTCCATTGGTCATAGGTGTTGTGCCTCAAGCTGTTAAATCTCGTCGCGGTCAGTATCTTGTCGCTTCCGCTCATACACGTGTTGTTGTAACTCGCATATGTGGTATTCCACGGGAATCCGGCCGCCTCACGGACAGATTTGACTTTGGCGCAAAGATCGTTCCACACAAGATAGGAGAAATCAGACACCTTACCTTTCCCGGTCACGGCGCTGTAGGCGTTGCTCGTCTGCATTGCCGTCGCTCTGCCGTTCGATGACGACCAGCTCCACTTTTCCAGCGACGACATATTGACGCTTGTTGTGTACTCATCGGAATACCCATTTCCGTTTGTAATAACCAGCTTGACGGAGTAATAGCCGAAGTAATCAAACGTGATCGTACAGCTCCCGCTGCCGCGCGCGCTCCCGCTCGCCTTTGTCCACCATTCGCCGCTCGTGTCCGGCGACTTGATTTCATAGGTTGCGCCGCTGTCAAGCCCCGATACGCTCCACGAGCAATACGCCGTCTTTTTGCCGATGCCGGTCTGCGATACGATGAAAGAGGAAATGGACGGGATGGACGGCGCGGTATAGTTGCCTCGATCCGTTACGGCGGTCGTCCATTCCGTCGCGTCCGCGTTCTTGTATTGCAGCTCGAATGTGTATCCGTATACGTTGCCGGAGGATACGGAGATCGTCACGTCGATTGAGCCGGATGTTCCATAGATTGCTTGGCTGCCATAGCTGCTGCCAACGGAATAAAGGATGCGCCGCGAGCCGGTGTACCCCTCCTGCAAACCGGAATAATGGCAGGTAAAGGTGGCGCGTCCGCCGCTGTACGAAATCTCTGTATACAAACTTGCCATCTACGCCGCCTCCTTAGCCAAACCTTGCCGTAACATCAATACCTTCCGTACCTCCATAGAATACAACCTTATCTTGGAACCTTACTTGCCCTCGTACATAAGTATCATTAAAGTTCCATGTGGCATCTCCGACAGAAGTATAATTATCACCACCAGAAATCTCTACCATTGGCTGTCCATAATCTGGCACAATATAGTATTCAACTTTGAATCTTGTTTGTAACTGACGAAATGTATCGTATCCTTTTATTACAAACCCACCCATTGTGTTATCTGAATATCTTGGCGTAACTGTAAACACATTCGCGTAAATATTCGGCGAATAAATTGACGTCCCACTGATGAACGTTCCGCCATCATACGTTCCGTTCGCGATCTGCTTTGCGATCTTCTCCGCGTTCGTACCCGCGCTTTTCGCACTCGCGATGTCGTCGTCAAGCGCTTGGTGATCCGTAACGTTGTCCCACGAAATATATGCGTTCGGCCCCATCGTGACGTTGCTGCCGACGACCAGATTCTTAATGGTGACTTTTTTCGCGTCGATCGTCCCTGCCGTGATCTTGTTCGCGGTTAGGCTGTCGATGTAGTCGTCCTTCCACTTACCGTTTTGCATCATCAGGTTGCCATCTGCATCACGGAACGTAGCGCCATGTACCGTGCCTTTGAACGTACCACTGTTCGCAGTCAGATTGCCGCTGGAATCCACATTGAAGTTATACGTCCCGTCGCTCCGCTTGCCGATGTGCAGCTCGCCACCGTAGAGCTTCAAGCCGCTCACCGTACCAGCCGCGATCGCCTCGGCGACGATGCCGTTGTGGTTGATGGCGGTCGTCCATGTCCATGCGCTCGAAGTACCCGGATCGGATGTCTTGCTTCCCGTTCCGAACAAAATGCCGTTTTCGTTCATCCATACGGCTCTGGTGGTAGTCTCCTTGGTCGAACCGTCCATCAGCCAGATGCCGTCGCTGTCAAAGAGCACATTACCGCTCGAAGACTTCATCTGCGCCATCTGCGCGGAAATAACGCCCTTGAGCTTCGTGGAGTCCAGATACCCGCTGTTGTAGAACTCGCGGATCGTGTCCTCCGTCTCCTCGATCGTATCCCTGACGCTTCCGATCTGATCGTCCGTGTAATCCTTGATGTCGTCAAACTCACTGTCGAGCGACTTGTTGGAATCGTTCGTGATGTAAAACTTCATCGAATTGATATACACGCCGTTGTTGTCCACCTTGAAATGCCCCTTGCTCGTGGTGATGTTAAGTTCCGTACCGACAACGAGATTGCCGGCGATCACCTCAGCATTCACGCCAAAGTAGTTTGTCCCACTCGCGTTCTGGAAGTAGCCGATGGCGAGCTTCGCGCTCTGCCAGCCGTCGTCCGTGATAGCGAGCATATCATTGACAATGCGCATCTGGCGTGGATTGGACGCCTCGCCGATCTGGATGCCGGCCTGGTCGATCACAACGCTCTGGTTTGCAGCCGACTTGATGCGGTTCGCCGCAAAGTCCAAAGACTCGCGAATAAACTTCGCCGCGTCCGTCGCCTCGCTCGCCGCCGTGTTGTAGGTATGCTTGCTCAGATCGAGGCTGCGGCTCGTGGAGTACGACTGCTCGATCATGTCGCGAAGCGTCTGCACCATGTCCCTGCGCTTGAAGCGGTTGGAGAACAGAATCGAAAACTCGTCCGCCCTCTCGAAGTTCAGGTCGATCTCGACCAAATACGATGTGATGACCTTCTCATGCGGCAGACTCAAGTAGATGCCCTTGCCAAGCTCCAAGTCGTTCCGAAACGGTGCGAACTCCCGCGCGAACAGAAAATTACCGCTTTGCACCGTAAACTGATACGTCGGCACGGCAAAATCATCCAACAGCTCCACGGCATAACGATAAAGCTCCTCCTCCACCGCCCAGCGCTGAAACTCGCCCGCGCTCGCGCTGAGATACAGGCTCGTGCTTCTCGTGCGGAAGCTGAGGCGCGTCCCACCATAGGTGGTCACGCCATTGACGTTTCGTGTGGAAATATTGCTCGAAACACCGCCGTTCATCGCACCTGCAACAGTGATGATACCGGACTCGGACGAGGCGTTTCCAACCGTGATTTTGCCTGTGTATAGTGTGAGCGTGAACGTATTGTCGTTGTCGACTTCCAACGTTCCGCGAATGATGTCAGCCACCACGTTCGACACCGCGACCGTACCGCCCGTAATAGAATACATCGTACAAGGGTATCCGGTCGTCAGCGTCACGCGCGAGATAGCAGCGTCCGTAATCGAAACAGTCGCACCGGAAAGTGCGTGTACCTCTGGCGTCATGTCCGTCGCGATGTCCGACACGACGAAGGTATCGTCGGTCACGTCCTGCTGAATGATGTAGGGCAAAAGCCTTTTGTACTCGTCATCCGTAAACGCCGCACGCAGGGAAAGTCCAAGCGTAGAGCCGCTTCCGTTCACCATCGCGTCGATTGCCGTCTGGATACGTGCCTTGTTCGCGAGCACCGCGTCAATGACGCCCTGCTGCGTCTGCATCTGCGCGCGCTTGGCACTGACCTGATTGGCGAGCGAAGGCAGCGCGCTCGCGTGTTGACCCTGAATCGCCGCGTTCTGCTGCGTGAGCAGCCCGTCCAGCTCCAGTTGTAAAGCATTGTACTTCGCCGTCTCGACATAGTACCGCGACCACATCGAAGCACGCGCCGCCGTCAACGCGCTGTAATACGCCTTGTTGTTCAAAAGTCGCTTCTGCCACGCGGTAAACTTCTCAGCAAGCGCACCGCTCAAATCGCCGCGCGCGATAAATCCTGACAAGTCATACACCCAATCGTCGCCGGTCGGATTGACGTCGTGGATGGAAAGCTCATCCGCTCCATACGGACGAATCGCCGTACGAAGCTCGTCGGAAAGCTCCTCGACGTCCGCCTCCTTCAAGAGATTGTCAAATCCCAGATAGATCGGAAGCGACGGACGTTCCTCGTCCGCGTCATACACGCTGATGGTCTTCCCCGGCTTTTCAGGCGTCCCATAGGGATCAAACACAAACACACAGCGATATTTCTGCATGGCGTTGTTCATCATAAAATCGTACAATTCACCGTCGAACTGCTCAAATGCGCCGTACTTGGATGTGATCGCACTCGACACATAACCGATGTTCCACGTCGGGTCGATTTCCAGAACGCGCCCGATGATGGTGCTCGTATCCCGCACATTCGTGATATTGCAGAACTTATAAACGCCCTCTTCCAAAAAGAACTTCTTGGTGCCAAGCAGCACCTCCAGCGACTTCGCCGTAACGTGCTTGACGTCCTTCACACCATCACTCGTCACCTTCGGCTTTTCGGTCACATAGATACCGTAAGACTTGGTGTAGATCATCTTGTAGGCCGTGACAGACTCATAAAGCGGATTCACTGTGCCGTCGTCCAGCGCGGATGGAATGTCAAACTCCATCTCGCTCTGTTCCACAAACTTGATTTTGAACGTCAGGTTGTGAACGCCAGGAATCGTGCCGAGCGCATCTCCGCCGAGCGTCTGCAAAAGAAGCTCCGGCTGTTCATATCCGCCGCCGTTCATCGGCAGCTTGGAAAAATCAAGAATCATACCGTCGCCTCCTTACCCTGCCACGTTGTAGAGGAAGCGTCCGGAAATCTCCAGCGTCCCGCTTCCCGTCACGGCGAGCAGATTGTCGCCCTGCACCGCGCGAAAGAAATTCATGTTGAAGCCCGCGTAGTAGTTGTGCGCCTCCGCGCCGCGAATAATGCCGTTCTGATTGTCGATTGTCACGTCGCTCACGCTGTTCGGAAGGCCGCTCAGACGGAACTCCCGCCCGTCATCACTCTCATTGACGATGGAAAGCGCCCCACCACCAGACGACGGTGTAAACACGAGCTTTGGGCGCAGATACTCGCGGCACGAACCTTCGTTGCGGAAGTTGATGCGCGTTTCCCCGTTCACGCGGTAGGTATAGGAAAATGGATAGCCGTAGGCATACGGGCAGTCACACCGCACCGTCGCCTCAAACGCCACCGGCGACCACGCCACATGGATCGGCGTGAGCTTGGTAACGATACACCGAAACATGCAGTGCTCCAAGTCGGGCTGTACGATGGTCAGCCACTTGTAATCGCGGTGTCCCGTCAGCCACAGCGACACCTCCTGCATCTCATAGCGGTCGAGCATTTTGGTGTCGTATGTGCCGAACACCAGCGTAAACTCCAGCGGAGAAGCGTTGTAGTTCACGCCATAATGGATCGGCGTTACCCGCGTGTTGCTCCGCGTTTCGATGATGCTCGCCTTGTTGCCGAAGCTCACGGGACTTTGCTTCTTATCTCCGAGATCGAACATGTGCAGCCCGTACATCTCGCTGGAAATCCCGTCAAATGTAAATTCATAACTTTTGAACACGTTCCCGCTCCTCCTCTCTCAAAGAATATAGAGAGGGGAGGCTTTTCGCCTCCCCTTAAAATAGGTTCTGCTTATGCAGGTCGAGGTGCTTCAAGACCTCGTTCGCCTGCTCGCGGCTGATCTCCTGATGCTGCCGCACCGTCTCGGCGTTCCCGCCGTTGATGATCGTATCGCCGAACGTCACGGTCACGCTGCGGTTATTGTTCACGCTCGAAAGCGCTCCGCCGCCTGTACCGCCAAAGATCTGCTCTCGTACCGCGCTCGGAAGGGACGCCGCCGTGCCCCGCAGCTTACCCATGCGCTCCAAAAGCCCCGTCAGCTTCTCCGCCATATCCTCGGTCAGTACCCACTCGTGATTCTTGAGAAGCGCGAACTGCTCGTTCTCACGGATGCCTCCGCCGCCGACGATGCCGCCCTGATGGTACACGTCGTAAAGCAGCTTGCCGACGTTGGACGGATTCAGCTCATCGCGCGTGATCCGCCAGTAACCGTCCTTATTGTATTCCGCGTGGACGCCGTACTGGTCGAGCTGCGCCGCAAGCTGCGCCGCCTTCGTATGAAGCGCCTCGTTGGTCGCATCGCTGTTGTCGCGGCTCCACTGAGCCGAAAGCCCTTTCATCTGCGCAACGATATTGCGCACGGCATTTGCGCTTCCGCGATTGTTCGTATAGCCGGTGTCACTCGGAAACTCCGCCTGTCCTACCGTATCATTGTGCGTCGTACCGCCCGCCGCCGAAATATCGGCGTCGATGCTCGAAAGGGCGGAAACATAGTCGCCGTAGCGCTGCGCCGCCGCAAGACAGTTTTCCCACGCGCTCGTGATCTCACTGTTGAGCACCGATCCATATTCGGTGTTGTACGAAATCAACTCGTCGTAAAGAGTCTCCCAATGGCTTTGGATATACTCGATCGCCATGTCGTAGAGCTTCTGATAGGACGAAATCGTATCCTCAAGGATCTTGATTTCCCTGTCCTTCTCTTCCTCATACGCCTTCTGCTGCTCGTCCAGCGCGTCCTCCGTCGCCTCGATCTGGTGCTCGCGCTGCTGATCCCCGATCTCATCCTGCAGCTCAGCAAGCTCCTCTTCGAGCTTGAGGCGCTTCGCCGTCGCGTCGCGACTCGTGTCGAGCCGAAGCGCGTCGATCTGTGCCTGCAGCTTCGCCGCCTCTTTGAGCTTGGAGTTGAGCGACTTATGATAGTCGTCCTGCTTCTTGGTCTGGCGCAGCATCTCCTTCTGCTCACTGATGATGTCGGCATACGCCTTCTTCATGTCTTCGAGCTGCTGGATCTGTTCCTGGATGCGATGCTTGAGCATTTCCATGACGTATTTTAGAATATCGTCAAGCCCGCTCTTCATCTTCTCCAGCTCCTCACGGCTCTCGCCGGCGACCTTGCCGATGCTCTGCACCGCCGTGAAAGCCAGCGACCGGAGCGCGTTGATGTTGTGCAGCGCCGCACGGTACTGCTCCTCGTCCAAATCCAAAAGCGCGAGGTTGGCATACACCAGATCCCACGTCGATTTCGCCGCCTCGCTCGTCGCGAAAAGCAGATTGTTCAGCGTGGCCTCGTCCTTCTCCTGCAAGGCGATGCGCAGCTTTTCGATGTAGGCAAGCGCCTGCTCGATTGCAAGCTCCTCGGTCTTCGCCGCCATGATCTTCTCGATCTTCTCATCCGTAATGGTGAGAAGCCCGTTCTGGTCGCGAAGGAACTGCATATACTGCGCGCCGAGCTGGATAATGCTCTGGAACGTGTCGATGGAGATAAAGCCGCCGTTTTCGGCAAACTCATTCGCCGCCTGATGGAACTTGTCGTATACATCCTGAATTTTGTCCACGCCGTCATGCGCCGCCTGCACGATCTTATCCCACGCCTCGGCGGTGATGGAAAGCCGCTTTTTCTCATAGTCCCACCAAAGATCGCTGAGCTTGCTCACCTCGTCGCTCTCGTCGCTGTAGCCCTTGGAGCGATAGTACGCCGCCTCCGCCGCGATATTCTCCTGCATCTTGCTGTAGTAGTCCGCAATATTGTCGGTATACTCGCGCACCTTGGCGTAGTCCATGTCGCCGACCGCGTTGTCCAGCCAGTTTTCCGTCAACGTGATCTTGTTCTCGTAGAGCTTGGTAAGGCTCTCGAACTTGTCGATCACGTTCTGGATTTTGTCCGCCTCGCGATCCCACCAGTCGCCGGACGTCCCCTCGTTGGATTCGTTCCATTTCTCGGTGGTCTCGATCAGCTTTTCGGTCGCCTTGATCAGCTCGTTCGTCGATGCCTTGTCCTTGGCGTTCAGCTCGTTGATGTGATCCAGATTTTCGATCCAGAGCTTGTTATGCACATCGTCGTAAGAGACGTCAAAGCCCATACCGGCCAGCTTCTCGATGTTTTCATGGATTGCCGCGGCGCGCTCCTCATTGAGCGCGTGCATCGCAGCCTGCTCGTCCTCAAGCGCCTTCGTCAGCTTCTCACGAAGCGCGATTTCATCGCCGATGGAATGCGTGCGCGCAAGCTGCGCCTCGATCTGCTCGCGCTCCTTCTGTGCCTCGTCGAGCCTGTGCAGCGCCTCGCGGAAACGGTCAATCTCCACGGTATAGGCTTCAATATCCTTTGCCGAGCTTCCATTACTGCCGCTTCCGCCCGCCTTCGGCACGCTAACCGTCACCTCCGGCAGCTCAACGGTAACATCGTCCGTGAAGCCCTCCAGAAGCATATCCTGATAGCGCTTCATCGCCATACCGTACTGCGTGGTCGCCTTCATGCCGGGGCTTGCGCTCGCTTCGAGCTTCTGCATCTGCGCGAGAATTTGCATCCGCTTTCCGGCAATGCCTGCCGCGTTCGCCATCTGAATGAGTGTCGCAATCGTTCCGGCATTCGCGGTCGCAAAATCGGTCGTCGCGATCTTCGCCTCAAGCTGCTTCTTGCGCAGCGCTTCGATTGCGGTGATGTCCGCGTTGGTCGCGCCGATCTCACGCAGCTTTTGCTCGACAACGCTCCACTCGGCGTCCGCCAAGCCAAGCGCCGCAACCTTCGCCTCCAGCCGCACGAGCCGTAGGCGGGATTCGACCACCTCGTCCGCGTTCGTCACGCCGATCTTTTCGAGCATGGTCTTCACCAGCTCCGCGTTGCCCTCGCGCAGCATATCGAGCACCGTCGTCGAGTTCATAAACTCGCTTGCGAGGTCGTTCGCCGCCTGTTGCGCCTGTTCCATCGAAGAGGCGGAGTCCATCATCACCTTGGCGAAATTCTCAAACGTATCGAGGTCGCCGAAAGTTTGACCGATCTCGGCGAGTGTGTCGTTGGAGATCGTGCCGTCCTCGTTGAACTCTTTAAGCGCCTTACTGAGCTGATTGACTTTGCTCTCGGCGTCGGCGAATTTCTCCGCCATCGTCGCGATGCTCGGATTGTACTCAGTCAACGCCTGTAGCTCCGCAACAAGCTCAGAAAGCTCCTGTGCGTTGCCGACTTCCAAAATCGCCTCATGGATTTCGTGCAGGCGCGTGGCAAACTCCTCCGCCTGCTCGTTGTTCTTCTCAAATGTCGTCTTGTCACCGAAGACGCCGAGGAACAGTCCCTTTTGGTCGTACGCTTGGTAGTTGGTGCTCTTGTCCTTCTTCGCCGCCTTGACGACGTTTGCGACGTACTTGCTCAGCTCCGCATCGGAAAGGATCTCTCCGTTCGGTAGGATAGGCGTCACAACAATCGCGCTCTCGCCCTCTTGAATAGTTTTCGAGAGCACCGTCATCCGGTCGCCCACCTGCGCGTTCGCATCGTGCGACATCACCTTGCTGAGATTGCTGTTGGTGACTTCCACCACACGGCGGTCAAGCAGATCGACGTTGCCGCCGTGGGCGTACAGCTCCTTTTCCTCGACGCCGAACTTCTTGAGAACATCGGTCAGGTTCTGCACCCTGTCTGCGCTCTCATCCGCCGCGTCGCCGGTTTTACCAAGCATTTCGGAAAGTTCGTCCTTCGGGATGTCCTCGACGATCAAACCGAGATCGCGTAAATACTCGTTGACCTCTGCGACTTTCTCCGCAGTAAGCTCCGCGTCGTCATCGAAGAGGCGAGAAATAATGGATTTCGTCGCCGCGTCCGGATCTTGCATTGCCCGGATGCGGTCAAGCGCCATGTCAAGCTCGCGGATAAGACCGGCAGACTCCGGATCGTCCGGATTGAGTGCCGCGCGCAGCTTGATCGCTTCGTCCTGCAGCTCCGTCATGCGCGAAAGAGCCGTGGTCATCAGCTTTTCTTGTTTCTCAGCCTCTTTCGCAAACTTCTGCTGCTCCTTTTCGGTCTCAGCCGCCGCACCGTCATCGACGGCTTTCTCCCACGCTTCCTTTGCCGCCTTGTAGTCGGCGATCGCAGCCGTAAGTCCGCCCCGTCCCGTGTACTCCTGCACGGGATCGGAGAAACCAGCCGAGGTATCGCGCCAGCCTGCGTCACTGATCCACTGCCGCGCGTCCTGCTCCGCCTTGCGATAGACTTCTCCCTGCTTGGCGGCAATCAAATCCTTTTGGAGCTGGATCTGCGACTCAAGCAGCTCGTTTTCACGCTCCAAGCGTTTCAGCTCTTCGCTTTCGACAATGGAGATCGTGCCGCCCTCGCGCAGTGCGCGAAGCTCGGCGAGCCGCTTGTTGTTGTCGTCCAGCTTGCCGTCAAGCTCCGAAAGCTCATCCTGCAAACCGGAAAGATCGGTCTGCAACTGCTCCAGCGTCGGATGCGCCGCCTCGTACAGCTCCTTGAATTTCTTACCCGCCGTAATCAGCAGCGGAATGAGCATGAGAAGAAGCGACACCCAGCCCATCGGCGTCGAGAGCATCAGTGCCGCCGTCTCCTTGAGTGCAAGATTATAGCCCTGCTGCGCGCCGGTCGCCGCGATCGTCGATGCTGTTTTGGCGTCCTCCGCCACCTTACTCGCAAGATATTGCAAAACGGACTCCGCAAGCTCACCGCGAAGCGCGCCGGTCGCAATCGCGTTTGCGATCGTCGCCTCGGTCAACTGATCCTTTGCTTTCAGATTGAGCTTCGTTGCAAGCGTATTAGCCTCGATGTGCAATTCTTCCGCAAGCTGCTCCACCGTGTAATTCTGTCCGGCAGCAGTCAGTTTCGTAAAGTTGAGCACAGCTTCGCGCTGCTGCTGATTGAGCGCGAATTGGCTCAACGCCACCTTTTGTTGTGCGGCGTCAAGGCTTGCAAGCTGCGCGGCATACGTCGCCTGCGCCGCGCGCGTATCATCATAGACGATATTTGCGGCGCGAATAGCGTCCACAGTAGGTTTAATTGCCAATCCATTCAATAATCCGTGTGATCAGCACGAAAATTATCGTTGATTTCCTGTTGTGTTAGTGATATAATCCATAGTAAGAAGAGAGGAGCGTGTGTTCTATGGCATTGATTGTGTGTCCTGAGTGCAATCAGCAGGTGTCGTCCGCAGCGGAGGCTTGCCCGCATTGCGGCTTTCCCATCGCGAACCATCTAAAAGAACAGGAACAAAACTCCTACCATCAAAAACTGCTTTCACAGGTCGCGATGTTCCCACTCTCATCTCCGCAGCCGCGCGCAAGAGTCTGCGCAAAATGCGCTGAACCATACTTCTATAATACGAATTTCGCCAACAACGATACGCCGATGTGCGAATGTAATGCGCCGACAGTCGAGATAGACATTTCGCAAGAGGAAATGAGCGGTCGTGGAGGAGTCGCTTCCGCAGACGCGGATATTTTTGAACGTCTCATATTTCCACGCAATATCGGCGACAAGTCATCACAGGAATACAAAGCTCGTATTAACGACATATATAAGCGGTTGAACCTCAGCCTTTCCGAACGCGGTGAACCGCCGCACGAACCGCCCGCGCCGATCAAGGATCTGGTCGACCGATCACAGTGGAAACCGCAGAGCAGCATATCGCACACGCATGTCAGCGCACCATTACGTCCAACCTGTCCATATTGCCATTCCGCCAGCCTCACCAAAATCTCAAAATCCGGCACCTTCCTTAAAATCGCTGCGCTCGGCTTATTCGGTGCGAGCGATATTGGGAAGACTTGGAAGTGCAACAACTGTGGAAGTAAATTTTAGGAGGTTTTACCATGCTCTTTTTACTTGGCGTTGTCGTGCTAATTTTTATGCTCGCTCGTGAAAGCTCGCAGCGGAGGGACGCGGAAAACTTCTCCAAATGGATGAAAAATAACGCGCCGAATCGCTACGTCAGAAACGACGAAATGAAGCATTATATCAACCAGTACAATAACAGCAAACACCGCTAAAATAATTGCCTCAGCCGTTTTCGATCTGCGGCGGCCTGACCGCATATCATCTTTGACAGCCTGCCCGTTTGGGCGGGCTGTTGGATTTGGAGCACCCCATCGCGATCCGCAGACCGCGCCGACATTATGCTCTCTGAACCGTCTCACGCTGCCGTGAGCTTGGCTGCGGATTACCCTTGCGGGCTTCCCGGACGAGGATGATCTAAACTCGCCGCTCCTTGCGGAGCCATGTTCGTCGGTTTTTCCAACACCCCCTTGCAAGCAGTCATGCCGCTTGCTCGTTCCATGTCGCCATCGGGGTATAGGCGGGCGCAATTACGGAACCCGTCACTTTGGGTTCACCCGCCGCTTTATTCAGTTGTGTAAATGCGGAAATAACGCCGCCGACAAACATGGTTCCGAAGATACCCAGCTTGTCGGTCAGTGTGTCAACGACGTCGGAAAGCGCTTGGAAAATCGCAAGCACCGTCTTCATGTCGTCGGTCTGCAGCATGTTCTGCGCGACGCCCACCCAGGTTTCCTTCAGGGCGTTCGCGCGGTACTCCACGCTCTCCATGACCTTCGCCATCTCACGCTCGGCGCTGCCGGCGCTCGACTCCATCTTCTTCATGGCGTCCGCCGCCTGCTCAAAGTTGGAGAGGATAGCGGAACCGACCTGTGCCTGCCGCTTTCCGAAAAGCGCCTCAAGAAGCTCCGCGCGGTTCTTGTCCGTCAGCTCGTCCCAGATGTCCGCGATGTCCTGCAAGATCGCATAGGTCGAGCGATAGGTATTCGGATCGCCCACCTCGAAGAGGCTCACGCCTCTGCCGCCGTTGCTTGCAACCTTCGTAAGGTCGGCGATCTTGCCGGTGAGCGTCGCGACGTCGGCGCTGTACTCCTCGGTCTCTTCGTCATAGCCGCGAATACGCATGGATAGCGTCTTGAGCGCGTTGCCCGTGGTCGCGGCGTCGCGTGTGATCTCCACCGCAGCGGTCGCGAGCGCGATCGTCTCCTCAAACGAATTGTTCGCTGCCGACATAGCGCTCGATGCGCGCGTCATCACCTCAACGAGGTCTTTGTTGCTAACGGCGAACTTGTTCAATCTGTTACTTTCGGCTTTCACCTACTGACTGCGCCATAGCACAGCGGGCAGGACTTTCATCCTGCCTCCCGCGTTTCATGTATTTGGATTATTGCGCGGGTTCAGACTGTATCTTCATCTATCAGAAATTATTTGTCTATTGCTAACCAAAAAATCGGTTAGCAAAACAGAGATTTTTTCTGTAGAGAGCAGCGAAACCGCCCGTGTTACCACGAGCGGTATTACAGTCGTTACGGATAAATGGTATTTGTGATTTTTTCTCTGATTTCTCGCTCCTTGTTGGAGTCATTCAGCCGAAGCAAAGGAATGTTGTTCCTCTTGCAATACTCGGTTTTTATGGCGTCTCTTTCTTGCGTTTTTCTCAAGGATTCTGTTCCGCCATACATAGGTACAGGAATAAAATGCTGCTTGCCGTCGTACTCGATCAGACAGTTGATACTGTCATCATCATTGTAAACGACAAAGTCAAAAGGAAGCGTATGTTTGCTCTTGCAGTCTGGGAAGCGCTTTTGTTCGCAATACTTCACGCCCATTTCTTCAAGTATTTGCTTAATCATGCGCTCTCTGGACGACATGACCTTGCATCCGCATGAAGTTGTGTGATTTGCCAAGATTTTTGCCGGAAGCGCGACAAACACACTGCCGCACAACGGGCATTTACAGTTCCACATCCACACGCCACGCTTATTCTGATAGGCACGCGAAAGCAATTCAACGCCAGATGTAGATTTCATACCGGTGAAATCTTTTACCGTTGACTCCCACACCGTTTCTTTTATTCTGCATCCGCAAGACTTTGTATGGCCTGTCACTACGTCACTTTTATTGGTTGTTATAACATTGCCACACTTGCACCTGCATACAGCCATCGCAGGCTTCATGCGTTCGTTCCTTATGATTTTCAAAATCGTTAAGTCATTGAACGTCTGCCCCGTCTCATCATGCTGTTGCCACACAGAACGATGATAACCGGTCATACACCCACACGAAGCCGTCTTGCTGTGTCGCAGCGGATACGCCTCTTTGATTGTTTCGTTTCCGCATTCGCATACGCATCTGCAAAACATTTTCTTGTTTCCCTTGTACCTTGGCAACATTTCCTTGACAGTAAGATGACCGTACTTCTGTCCGGTCATGTCGATCACGTCTATGTTGACCACCAGCTTTTGTTGTTTATTTCACAAATACCAAGTCTTTCCTCGGTCTGATCTGTCCCCAGACTTTAACCGATATAGCTGCTTTCTGACGACGTATCACTACGCCGCTGGGCAATCTTGTTTACCCACCTCGTTGATCTTGGAAATAATACCGTCCAGCGTGTCGTTGACGTCCACGCCGTAAGCCTTAATGATGCTCACAAGCCCGTCCGTCGCCATCTGCTGCTCCATGCCGGGAGACACGGCGGCAAAGATAGCGGAGTTCTCCGCGAGCTTCGCGGCGTCCTGCAAGGCGAATCCTAATCGCGCCCACTCGGCGGTTTGTGAAATGACCGCCTCGGTCGTCACGTTGAGCCGCTTCGCCGTCTCGTTCGCGCTCTCATAGAACGAGCGATACTCTTCGCTCGTCGCCTTCGTGACCTTGCGCAGGTCGATCATCGCGGTGTCAAGGTCTACGACCGTCTGGATACCCTGCTTCAAATACCGAAACGCACGGAACAAAAGCGTCGTCGCGCTCACCCACTGAAGCACCTTGCCGAGGTTGTTCTGGAGCGTGTCACCGAGCGACTGCACGTTCTTGCCGGCAGCCTTGACGTCGCTCTTGAACTTGTTGAACTCGGCGCGCCACTTCGATAAGTCGCTGGCGTTGTTCACGCGGTCGAGATTGACAAGAAGCTGCTCAAACTGCGCATTGAGTCCCTTGTCGGTTTTCAGCGCGCTCCACGTCCGTCCGACCGTCAACAAATCAGCCTTTGCCTTTTCGATATTCGGGAACAGCTTTTCATCGCGAAGTCCCGTGTTTTGCGTCCGCGTCAGCGACGCCATTTCGGTGTTCACCAACGCAAGCGTTTGGCGGAGACGGTTGTATGCCTCGATCTTACGATTGGCGTCCTGCTCACTGTTCACCGCCGCGCTGAGCCGCCGAAGCTGCTCCATGTTCGCTTTCAGCGTTTCACTCGGTTGGATAAGACCGTTGAACCGCGCCGTCGCCGCCTCGATCTGAGAGGGCATGACAGCCATCTCGCGGTTGATGGTCGCGATCGTTGCCTCTAAGTCCTGTCCCGCCTTAAAAGAGACGACATCGCCCTTCAAGCGGTCGAACTGATCCGCAAAGCTCGTCAGGCTCTTGCTGTCAAACGCGCCAGCAAGCTCGACGCGCAGCGCCGCCACACGCTTTTCAAAGTCAGAAGTCAAAAGACCGGACGACTTGAGCTTCTTTTCATAGGCGTCCAGCTCGCTCGCGTAGTCCGCGTTGACCTGCCACACCGTCTTGGTGCGCAGCTCCGTAGCAACGTGCTCCGCCTTGGAATACTCCGTTGCAAGCCGTTCAAGTGCATTGATCTGTGCGTCAATATCCGAGCGCTGCGATGCGCTCAGCGCACCGCTTTCGCTTCGCATCCTCTCGATGCTCGCCGAGATTTCGCCATACCGCTTGTTAAGCTCCGCGAGGTGGTCGCTGCCGACCACGCCGTTTGCGCGCGTCAGCCCCTCATACTTCGCCCTAACGTTCTCAAGCTCCGCTTCGAGCTTCGTAAGAGAAGCGGCGCGCTTGTCACTCGCCGCTTGCTCTTTCTTCGCCGCAGCCTCACTCGCGGCGTTGAGTTTTTCGATGTTCAGCGTGACGTCCTTGACCGTCTCGCTGACCTTGCGCCCGTCCTGCGCATACTGCTGCACCAGCGAAATTTCCTTGCCGAGCGCGTCGCGCCCGGAGATGTCAAGCTGCAGCAGCCGTTCCTTTTCGCGCCCGACCTTTACCCACTGCGCATGGATCTTGCCGACCTGTACGTCCATACCCGTGAGGTTCTGCGTCATGGACTTCATCAACTCCGAGCTTGCCTCGATGCCCGTGCCGCTCATGGCTTCGCGCAGCATCTTCTTCGCGTCGCCCGTCACCTTGACGCCGATGCTCACCGGCTCCACATGGATATTCGAGAGCTGGCGCGTGATTTCGCCCTGCATCCGCGCCGTCGTGCGCTCGTCGAGCGACACACCGACCTTGATACTGCTCTTCTGATTGATTTTATCCGCGATGGACGGAAGCTGTGCCGAAATCCGCTGCGCGGACGCCTCTTCATCCGCCTCCAGTCGTGTTCTGACCACTACCATCAAATCGTCGTTTTCAGCCAAGCTCCTCACCGTCCTTTCTTAGAAATCACTTTCAAGCCCTGCCGCGCAAGACCTTCCGCGAGCGCTTGCGCGGCTTTCCCGCCGCGCAGCGCCGCGCGTGTTTTTTCGATAAACGGCCGTGCCTTTGCATCCGGCCAGTAGTCGTAACCGTAGCCGCTTGGGTTGTAGATGCCATACTCCACAAGCCTCGCGATACTTTCGTCCTGCGGCGTGGTGGAATACCCGCCAACGCCGTCGATGCGCCCGACGCCGACGCCGTTTTTATACGGATTGGGCGGCGTGTCGTTCTCAACATACAGCGCACCGAGCTTGAGCGATGCGTTGTTGATGACAAGGTTATGCTCCGTGTCAAGAAGTCCGCCGCGCTCGCCGCGCCGCTTGTAGTGCTTCGGCTTGTACTTGTCGTACACCTCGCTTTGGATCGCCGCGTGCTCGACTTCGGCAACCTCGTCCAGCACTTCGCCGGATAGCGCGTCGTTCACCATCGGACGCAGCTTCTGATTTGCGTATTTAAGCGCCTCCGAAATAGACATTGCCTTCATCGCGCACACTCCTTTCGATCGTTATTTCACGAGCGTCAAGCCAGCCTTGACCACCGCGTCGCGAAGCGCGTCCGGCTCCGTACCGTCCGCCGCTTTCGCGAGCTTCGAGGCGTACTCCATCATGGCCTCCGCGTCAATGGACTCGACCTTTTCGCCAAGCGAAGTCAAAAGCGCACGCGCCGCGTCAACCGCAGCGCGGATGCTCTCGCCGCTTCGGTTCAGCTCACGCGCCTTGCGCCACTCGACGGCGCTCTGCGTGAGGAACACAAGCTCGCTCATCATCTCGCGGTATCCGCCGCCGGAAAAACCGTCAAGATTCAGCGCGACATACAGCGCATCCATCGCGTCAAGATCGAGCTGGCTTTCGCCGCCATCCTTCGCGCGCACGGAAAGCGCAGGCAGATCCGTACACATCTGCAGGATAGTCGCGCGCAGCATCGGCGTAAAGTATTCCGGGCGATACTCGCCGCGCTCGTCAAAGCATCCGCTCAGCACACGCGCGATAAACGTGGATTTTTCAGCCGTCGACAAATGCGTGCGGATCGTCACGATGACGTCCTTGCCGTCCTCCAGACGCAGGTGCGCCTCCGCAGTGCCGTTAGGCTTGGTCTCCTTGAGATACGTCTTTACCGTATCCACAGAAATTTTCTTGCTCATTCCTTATCCCCCATGCTCTTTTGAGCGATTGCAAAATTGAGATCGTCCGCCCTCTGACTGATCCAGCCGCGATGATTGACTACGAGCTTACACACCGCCGTCCGCTCGTCACCGGCAAACCAGTTGAGGTAATGCACAAAACCGCTGTGCTCAGGGTTTTTATAAAGATCGTTCTGCCCGTCGTGTCCGATCACGATAACCTTGCAGCTATCGTGCATCCGCGTGAGCACCTTTTTCAGCTCGTCGAAATAGTAGTTTTGCGCCTCGTCGATGATGACGACCTGCTCCTCGAAGTTCGCGCCGCGCAAAAACGTGTGTGTCATACAGCGGATATACGCAGTGCCGTTCTTTTCATTCAGAATATCGCCGAACGCCGCCGTGTTCATGTTCACGCCAATTTTTTCCAGTGCCTCATAAAACGGCTCAAAGTACGGCTCCGACTTTTCCTCGATTGTGCCTTTCAAATACCCCTGCTTCTGCTCCTGCGTAGGCGAGGCAATGTAGGAAATACCCTTGTAGCGCCCATATCGACAGAGAAGATCGGCCGTCGCCGTCGCGATCAGTGTCTTGCCGGTTCCAGCCTTTGCGTTGCAAAAGACGATGTTTTTATCTCCGCTCCAGATCGCGTCGCGAAACGCGATCTGATACTCGTCGAGCTTGAGTCCGTAAAACGGATGGTCTGCAAGCGTCTGCGGCGCTTTTTCCTTTGGCGCGTCCTGCGCCATGTTGGGAGCACTCTTTCGTGCCATGCGCGATCACTCCTTAAAGAATAGTGTCGAGATCGGTCACGATCTCATCGGCAATGCCAAGCTCGATCATCTCGTCGCTGAACAGGAACCAGTCGCGGCGATAATTCTTGTCAAAGACCTCCTCGTCGATCTTCGTCACGCTGAGGATGTACTTCTTCACGCGCCGCTCAAGCTCCTTGGTAAATTCAAGGTTGTCCAGCATCTTGCCGATGCTTCCGATCGCACCGGAGGAACCGTCGTGAATAAGACAGCTCGTGTGCTCGAAGATATATCGCCGATGTCCGGCCATCAAAAGCAGTCCGCCGGCGCTGTAAACGCGGCCAAGACCGATGGTGTAAACCGGCGTCTTGGAAAGGCGGATCGTGTCGATAATGTTCATCACAACGTCGACGCTTCCGCCGTCCGAATTGATCAGGATGCGAATGGGCTTGCGTTTCTCCGGCTCGATGCCGCGATCCTCGCGGTTCCACTTGCGGATATAGTGAGCGATGTCCAGCGTGCCGTCCTCGATGTCGCCGTTCCACTCGATCTCGCGGTTTTTAAGCCCGCGATAATATTCAAGCATGGCCGGTTCGGGGAGATGTGTGTCCATCAGCTCGGAAACGTCGATGAAGTCCTCCTCCATCTCAAAGCCATTGTTCTTGTCGTTCATCATAATCGCGTCCTCCTATTGCTCTTTGATTTCGCACACTCCTTCGGAAGTGATGCTGATATTGTGCAGACAGTAATGCCCCAGCATAATGCTGTCCGCAAGGTTGTCATCCTCTGTCTCGATACCGTAAATGTTCTTTGCCGCTTGGATCGAGAGGATCTTGGACGTCTTTTTACCGCTTTCGATCTCGGTCACATTCGCCTTGATCTCCTTGCTTGTCCTGCCTCTTGCCTTGCAAAAGCTCTGCCACTGCGCCGGTGGAACCAAACCGTAAAGGTATTCGTTCTTTTCGCAAAGATTGACGAGTACGCCTTGGAGCTGAGCCAGTCTCTTAAAGGACTGCACATTCCTGCGCAGTTGAATGTCCTCCAGGAAAACCGCATCGACGCCCTGCTTGCGTATCACTCCATCCAGCAATGCTTCGATTTGCAAAACAGCCTGTTCAAACGTGCATTTTTCGCTCGGATACGACCACACACCGTAGTCGAGCAGTTTCTTCTTCTCATAATCGAACACCGACCATGCGCCGTTGCGCGCCTGATCGACCGCCAAAATCTTCATTCCTTCTCACCTCATGCCAAAAAAGAGAGGGCTTTCGCCCTCTCTTCATTTCTCTGCGTTCGCGGTATCCGCCGCATCCGGCGTTTCCTCCGCGATCGGTGCGAGCGCCACGGCGCTCTTACCCTTGTGCTCGCGGTAGATCTCTCCCAGAAGCGACCGCACGCTCTCCGTGTACCCTTCCGTGCGGAAGAAATCGACGCCGCGTTTGCGAAGCGCGCGATATGCGCGTTTCGCGTCGCGGTCTGTCTTGTAGTCCATCAGCACGGTAAGAATGTAGTAGTGGTCGAGCGTGTCCGTATGCACGCGCCAGCTCTTCGTCTTCTCACAGACGTAGCACGTCTCATACATGGCTCCGCACACGCTGCACGCGCGCTGCATTGCCGCCTCCTCTTACTCGTTGAAGAGGATGTAGCACAGCTCCGCGTCGTCGGAGCAGTAATCCTTGAGCGCGGTGAAGCCGAACGGGTGCGTACCCTCGGTCGTGAGCGTAATGGAGAAGTTGTTGTCGATCTTCGCCTTCGGGAAGACGATCACACCGGCGCGCTTGCTCGCGGGATTGCACACGTCCGCCGCGAGGATGTCGACGATGTACTCGGCGGCCTCGGCGAAGTTCTCGCTGCCGTCAATGACCTTGACGGCGCTGTCGGTCTCGTACTCGTACAGAACACCGATCATGGTGCCGGTGAAGCTGTCGGGCAGAGTAACGACCTTGCCGGAAATGCTGGCGTCGCCGGCCTCCGCGCCGATGGCAATGGTATCGGCAATGGTCTTGTCCTCGGCGAGAACGTAGATCTTCGCGGGTGCGGTCTTCGGCGTATGGGTAAGCGTCGCGGTCTTGGTCGCGGGATCGCCGGAGGTAACGACCTTCAGCGTCTCGAAGACCTTACCGGTCAGCTTGTTGCTGGCGTCCGCCACGTCGACCTCGGTGCCGAGCTGAGAGGCCATCAGGTCGAGGGACAGAAGCGAAGCCTCACCGGAGAAGTTGACGCCCTTGGCGGTGTCGAAACGGGCAAGCAGCGTGCCGTAAGCATCGGTCTTGTCCGTGCTCTCGCCGGTGAACTCGATCTGCGGGTTCGCAATGCTCGTCAGGGTGAAGTCGACGTCGCCGCTCGTCAGATTGACGCGGGTAACGCGGCGAACCTTGTCGATAATGAAGTTAGTTGCATTGAACATGGTTACATCTTCCTTTCATTGTGTGATAAAAAGAACCTCTCGGCTCTCAGTTTGTCATTTCAGATCTCCCATCCAGTCAAGCTGGCTCTTGGTGATCCGCTTGACGTCCACGTTGCCGGCATAAATACCGCTCATCGTGTAGCCGACGCTTTTGACTTTCTGCACGCGCGCAACGGCGTCCATAAACGCGCCGATCGGCATATTCCACGCTTCAAAAAAGCCGTACTTGAACTCCACGCAATTCGTCATCGCGGAGATCAATGGCATGAGAAGAGAACCATGCGGCTTTTTTGCCGCCGCCATCAGCTCGTCGCGGTCATCCTCGATCATAATGTCGCGCGTGGAGTCGTTGTATCCGGTATCCACGTTCTTTGTGAAACGGTGGACGGCGCGGAGATAACCGGTGAGACTTGCGTGGATCGCGCGGTCGATGACAATTCCGTCCGCATTGCGCAGCACGATCTCCTGCGTCTTGGTATTCACGACCGGACGGAAACTCGAAACATCCAGTCCGGGAAACACAATAGAGCAATCCTGTTTCTGCGCCGCACCGAAAAGCGAGACGAACAGTTCAAACTCGTCCATCTGCTCCCAGTAGATATGCAGCGCGTCCCAGATCGCTACCTTCTGGTCTGCGGGCGTCGCCGTCAACGTGCGCACCAGCGCGAAATAATCGCGTTCGCCGTATTCCTCGATCTCATCGAGCGTCGGTTGGCGCACCGTAATACCTCCACCGATTTCACACGGCTTGCCCCGTAGCAATCGCAAGGCGTCAAAGCTATTGTTCATCACAGATTTTCCGCCTTTCGATTGACTTCGTGAACCATATAGCGCATCTGCCAGCCGGAGTATCCATCGGCAAATCGCACTTCCTCAGCGCCTTGGATCTGGACGAATCCGTATCCGAAGAGCTGCCCATCCGTACGGTTGAGGATCTGGTCGATTTCATCCGCAAGAAGGTCTGCGCGCGATCCTTGCAAAAGGTCGATCTGGTCGTCGTTGCAGATAACCAGCACAACCATATCCGTCTCCTTCACGACGTTGTTGTCCGCCGCGCGGATCGAGGAGCGCATCGCGATGAAGTTCTTGTCGATCTGCTGCGTGCCGGGTACATAGAAGTGCGTCTTAATGAGATCCTTCGCGGGGCTTTTGCTGCCCGTTCGGATATTGTCAAACTCCAGCACGTTGTCCCCCGTGTTCATCAGAAGATTAACAACGCTCTGGTTTTGCAGCAGCGCTTTCTTCAAAGCCTGCTTTTGGTCAATGATGCTCTTATAGTGAGCCACAGTCCGCACCTCCTTACCACTCGACCACGCGGATCGTCAGCTCCGCCGTCGAGCCAAGCGTATCGCTCACGGCGCGCACGGTGATGACCGCGCCGACAAAGCGCTCGTCCGTCGCGGCGCGCAGCGTCACCACATCGCCGCCGCTGTGAACGACCTCCGCCGCGCCGTCCGCCAAATCGTACTCCATGCGGTAGTCAAATCCCGTTACCTCCGCGCCGTCCGCGTCCACGCAGCCGACCGCGATGCTCTTCTCCTCGCCGAGCGTCAAGCGGAAGTCTCCGTCGAGGTCTTTGAGCGTCAGCGTGTAACCGCTGCTGCCGGTCTCCTCATTCTCCTGTCCGTCCTTCGGCTGGTAGAAGTCCGCGATCATCTCCTCGCGGCTGTCCGTGACCTCGTTGAACTGCGACTGCAGCACCATCCACTGCAAAAGCCCGTCATCAAACTGTTCCACGCCCACGGCGTAAGAGGTGGAGTCCACCCTTGTCACGCTGTAGACGCTCGGATTGTCACGGTTCTTGTCCATGATGAAACGGAACCCGTTGTCAATCGGGATCGTTTCGCGGTTATACGGGATATAAACGAGGATCTTGTCATCCCCGATAGACATGTTGGTTTTGTTCGCCTCGCCGTCGCCGTACTGCGTCGCGTTCTCGCTGCGGATCGGGTATTCCACGATCTCGCCGGTCAGCGGAGACAAAAAGCGAAGCGTGTGGTTGCATTTCCAAAGCACGGCTTTTTCGTACACACGGTTGTTGTCCGGCACGCCGCTGACCAACCACAGCGATCCGTCGTAGCGGACATACTGCCCGCAATGCAGCGTTCCGATGCGGCAAAGGATCTGCCGCACGGTCGAGCTGGTGTAGGTGTCGCTCGTCTTCTGCTGCACGATCGCGCGCACGCGCTGCGGCGTGGCGGTGATCTTCTTGTCGTAGATCAGTACATCCGCACCGATTGCGGAGGCAAGCAGCTCATCAAAGCCGTCCTGCCCGTACGCCCAGAACTCGTCGTTTTCAAAGCCGCTGTTGAAAAGCGGTCTCGTCATCCGATACCACTTCTTCGATTCATCCGACATACTTCCCACCTCCTCAGTTGTAGGCGGGATCTTTCTGTCGGTGCAGCAGGCTCTCCACACGGGCGAGCTGGTCGTCAAGCTCCTGCTTCGTCACGCGCTTCGTCGCGTCCTGTCCGGTGAGCTGCACGTCCTTGCCGTAGATACCGTTGAGCGCCATCACGCGGGAAAGCTCGCGCTGGAGATATTGGACATACATCATCTGCGCAAGCGTGCGCTGCACGGTCATGTCAAGGTCGCCCGAAAACTCGCTCGTCTCTGCGCTGTATCCAAGCGGCGCGTCGATGTTCAGCTCATAGTCCGCGACGGCGACCGCCAGCCATGCTTTTTCCAAGCCCTCCGGAATATCGAACTTCGTCAAAGGCATGGAATGGAAGATGGTCTCGATGTCCGAAAACGTAGTCGCCATAACCACGCCTCCTTTCGATTATCAGAAATCGCGCTGATCCGCGAGCACACGCAGCGCGTCGACCTTCCAGGTCTCCGCGTCCTCAGCGCCGACCTTGAACGCGATATCCACGAGCATACGCTTCTCCGCGTCGGTGCTCACCAGCTCGCGAAGACGCTCGTTGAACTTCGCCTTGCTCTTGATCGCGAGCAGCGCCTTGACAGCCTCCTCATCCAGGACGATCGGCTCGCCAGTCTGCTGCTCGTCGAGGCCGAACACATCGCGGCGCGCGGCGTCATCCACGATACGAATACGCGCGTGATCGCCAAGCCCATCCTCGCCGGTGAACATCTTGTTGCCGAGCTGGATCTGCGCCTGCACCTCATCGCGGGAGAGCAGCGGATAACCCTTCGCGTTCGCGGGGATCATCACGTCGCCCTGTCCGGTCGCGCGGTGGAAGTACAAAGGCCATGAGCACAGATTGTCTACCAGAACATTGTTTGTCGCCATGATCGTAAATTCCTTTCATAACCCACTATGGGGCGTATTTGGGTATCGCAAAAACAAGGAGAGGCCGTAAAGCCTCTCCCTGTAATTATCCGCCCGCAGACGGCTCAGATTTCAAATGAAATTCTTAGCCGACGTTGGGACGCTCGTAGTTCGTGTCGGAGATGAGACCGATCTGGTCTTCCATGCCCTCCGCGATACCAGCGCCGAACTCCATGTCGAAGCGCGTCATGTGCTGGCGCGTCACGATGTCGTCGCCGGTCATGCTGGTCATGCCGCCGCGCAGGAAGCACTGCAGCGGAGAAACGCTGCCCTGCGGCAGGAAGAACAGGAGTCCCTGCGGCATGTAGAGGTCGTAGTCGGTGCCGGCAGCGTTGAGCTTCGTCCAGTTGATCGCGTTGGGAAGCTCGGTGACATACGCGCCGTTGTAGAAGCTGATGAGGCCGGTCTTGCGGATCTCATCCGCAACAACGTCAGCGCCGAACGGAATGGTATTCGCGCCAACGGTCAGGTAGCCGGCAAAGTCGTTGAACTGGCTCACGACGCTGTAGTCGCCGGCGATGTTGACCTTGCCGTAACGACGCATGGACTTGAGCATGTTGTCAACGCCGGTCTTGGTGATACCGGTGGACTCGGCAAAGTGCTTGACGCCGCTGGCGTTCTTGAGACCGTTGTAGAGAACGGTCATCACGAAGTAGACGGCCTTGTTCTGCATGTCGATCTTGACCTGATTGACGCCCTCGGCAAGGTTGCCGTCGAAGTTGCCGCTCTGCAGCTCACGGTAGTCGATGCTGATGCCGCCGCTGATCGTCTGAGTGGCGATCGGATACTCGCGCCAGTTGACGGCAGCGAACGGCACGTCGGAGCTGCCCGCCTGGAAGCGGCTGTCGACGCTCTCGTACTTGTAGGTCTTCATCATCGCCTGCTCGTTGTAGCCGATGCGCTTGAAGGAACCCATAAAGTTGAAGAGCTTGATCGCCTGCATCAGCTTCGGCTCGATGGAGAAACGGATGATCGCGTTGATCTCACTCTGGGCGACGGGATCGCCGTTCAGAGCCTTCTCAGCAAGCGAGCTGATCTCGGCGACGGACTTGTCCAGAACCTTGTCGCTGACGTTGGGGCGATTGCCCTGCACCAGCGCGGAGAAAACCTCCACGATGGGAGACTTTTCGGTGACGCGCGCCGGAGCGTTGTCAGGACGGGCGTTCGCCATATTGATTTCATAGATAGTGCTCATTGTATAGCCCTCCTTTTCTTTTCTTACTGCACGCGGATCACGGCAAGCACGCCGTTACCCATGTAGGCGGTCTTCTCGATGACCTCGAAATAGACCTTGTAGCCGTCAACGTCGGCGGTCTTCTCCAAAAGACCTCCGATGCCGAACACGAGCTTGTCGTTCACTGCGACGGAAGCGTACGCGGTGCTGATCTCGCTCGCGGCGAACTCGATTTCGAGATTGCCAACCGTGGTGAGGTCGTCCGCGCGGACATACTCACCGGTCTTGACCTCGACGGTCTGGGAGAAGTTGTGCATCTCCGGCTTGTCGTTGATGTTGGTCACGATGCGATAGGCGGCCTTCGCCTCATCCGCAGTGGTCGGCAGCTTTGCGGTCTTGTTCACCTGATTGAGAATGACGCCCATACCGACCTTCATGTCGACGGCAGCCTTGCAGTTGCCGACGTTCTGCACGTTCTTGAACGCGCCAATAGTCTTGTACTTCATGTTGGTATTCCTCCTTCAAAAATTAGTACACGCTGACGTCATCGTCAGGCTGGTCTTCGCTCTTGGGAGCGGTTTCTGCGATTGCGAACACGTCGATCTCGCTCGCGGCGTTCTGCTCGCTCGTCTTGGCAACCTGCGCCGCACGCACGATCTCCGTGCAGATCTTGCCGACGATCGCGTTGATCTCAACGCTGCCGGGATTCTCGTTAAAGGCGTTGATCTCCGCCTCCGCGACCTTGCGCTGCTCCTCGGTGTAGGGCGCGAGCGCCGCGTTCAGCTCAGCCTTGAGCTGTTCGTTCGCAAGCTCGGTGTTCTTGGCCTCCATCTCTGCGATTTTGGCGTTCAACTCCTCGACCTTGGCGTTCGCCTCGGTAAGACCGGCCTCCTTCGCGTCGAAGTCCGCGCGAAGCTGAGCCTTTTCCTCCTCGACGTGCGCGATCTGGGCTTCCTTATCCTTGATCTCCGCCTCAAGCTCCGCGATCTTCGCGTCCTTGGCGGAAAGCTGCGCCCAGTATTCGTCCCAGCGGTTGTTGGCTTCCACCATAGCGTTCGAGACGGCCGCCTTCGTCTTGTTCAACATTTCCTCAAAATCCATGCTGTCATCCTCCTTCGCATTTTTCTTATTATTTAACTCCATCACGATCGCCGTCTCATCTGCCGGCTTGATGCCGAGGATCGCGTAACCGCTGTAATCGTAGATCTGCGGCACGCGCCCCTGCTCCTTCCAACCGCCGGAGTAAATAATCTGACCTTCGTTTTCCGGCTTGCCGGCGATCTCCACGCTGCCCTTGACGGTTCCGTCCGCCATGTGCTGCGTCAGCCAGTCCACGAACTTCGGATAGCGCATCTCGTCCAGCCACCCTTCCGCGATCAGAACGCGATGGGTTTGCCCGTCGATCTGCACATCGTCCACATACGCCTTATCGAAAAACCCGACCATCGTGGCGTCCTCGAAAAGTGGCATATTGTTGCGCGCGCCGGTCATACCGTGACCGTACGGAACGTCGCGATCTCCCGTCAAAAACTCAACGGTAAGCGACATGCCCTTAACGGACTCGATGTTGTTGCGCACATACTCCTCATTCCACGAGATGCCGTTTTCCTGCCAGCTCTGATCGTTGGGAAAGATCTCGTGCAGCACGACCTTGATGTGCCGTCTGCCCGCGACCGTCGATTTGCTGGCAATCTCGAAAATGGGAAACTTCATTTTGGATCTCTCAAACATCCTGCCTCACCTCCCCTCAAGTGCCTGGGGACGGCAGAGCGTTCCCGTCGTTCTCCGTCGTGCTCTCCGTGCTGGGATTCTGCTCGGCTCCGGCGTGGCTCTTGTCCACATCGTCGTCGGGCGCATCCTTGCCCGTCATGGTGAACGATGTCTTATGCACGGGATAGACATTCTCAAAGTCCTCATCAAGCTCATAGTCCATCAGCGTCAGATAGTCGTCCGCGTTCACGCCGCTTGCGGCGATCCACGCGATCAGGCTGCCCTTGCCGCGCGCATAGAGGTCGGAGAGGATCTTCACGAGCTTTTCGCGGTTTGCGAACGTGATCGGCAGCACGCGGAACTCCACACGGTAATCCGCATCCTTCATTGCGCCGTAGCCAAGGCACTTGTTCAGCTCCTCAACGACCGCCTCGATCCATGTGAACACCTTGTTTGCGATGATCTCCAGATTGAGCGACGCCGTAGCGTAGTTGCCCGTTGAGCTGCCGCCGAGCGCGGCGGCGGAGAAGCCGATGCCGTCGTTGACCTTATCCTTGATGCCGTTGTCGTTCTCCTCGTCGAGAATGTCGACGTCGACCGGAAGCCGTTCCATCTTCGTGCCGGCCGCAAGGGAAAAGAAGCTCACGCCGTTTTCGCTGCGCGTGGTAAGCGCGCCCTTTACGGTGTCGTGCTGCTTCTTTTGCTGCTTGTCGGTCAGCGCGGATGTACCCTTGTCCTTGCCCTCCGGAAAGGTCTCGTAGTAGATTTGGTTGTTCACCGTATCGAGCACATGGCGCTTGGTCTTGGTGAAGTAGTTGGCATAGTCGATGTCATCGAGCGCGGCGACCGCAAACGGTACGCCGAAGGGATCGTTGACGCCGCTTTTGATCTTGACCACGATCGTCTTGCGCCAGTCGAGTCGCAGCCAGCACTCGCCGTTCTTGAAATCTCCCTTGTGATACTTTCCCCATCCGTCCTGGATCTGCTTAGGGAAGCTCGCGAGCTTTCGCTTCTGCTCATCCTCACTCATGCCGTCGAAATACCGCAGGTCAAACGCCGCCTCATAGCAGTTGTTGCGCCGCCCGATGATGCGCACATAATCCACCGGCAGCGTAAAAACCATCGTGTTTACACCGCTCTCGTTAATCTCCGAAATGCTCCGGATGTCTTCATCGGTCAGCGCCATGCGCCGATCCACGCTCACACGGCGCGTTTCCATATACCCGACGTACATGCCCTCGTTCGCCGCGTGATGAATGGCGTTGCGGATGACCTCCTTATACCGGATCGAGCGCAGCACGGCGTTCATCCGATCGCGCTGATCCCTGCTCGCGCCGCGCGCGACGTCCGCGCGCTTGGGTTTCGTCACCACGATGTAGTCCAGCGAGTGCAGCGTTTCCAGGCTGTCGATGGCGTTCGTTACCGTGCCGTTTGCGTAATACGCCCACTTCGCCCACCGGCGCAGCTCACGAATATACGTCATGGGATTGCGCGCCATGCGCTGCACAGCCTCCGGCGAATACGGCGCGCCGACACATTCCGAATGGTCGACGTTGATGTTTACCCACGCGCCAAACGAATTGACCTCGCCGCCCTGCACGCTCTCCGGCGCGCTTGCCGCGCTCTGCTCGGTCTGCGGCGCGGCGCTTCTGCTGCCGCCCCTCGGCTCAAAAAGCCGAAACCTCGATTTTTCTGCCATGCTGCTCTCACCTCCTTTTTTCAGTTAAATAATGGCGTGTACTCGTATTCGGTGCTGTCGGAGAAAAGGTCTTTTTCCAACAGTTCGATAAAGTAGTTGCCGTAAGAAACCGACGTGTAGCGGTCTTTCCGCTCCGTCGCCCTCTCTGCGATCTTGATAAGCTGCGTCTGATCCATCACCGTGTACTCCAGTGCGATCATCTCGTTTACCAGCGCCACGGTCTCCAAATACGGACGCTCATAGAAGATCTGCAAATCAACATCCGCCTCGGCATACTCCGGCACGCGGCGGGCAAGCTCCTCAACGCCCTCCTGATGGTTCACCATCAGGTCGATCATGCGGTCGGTCAGCGTCTTTTTCATACACACCGCGATCGCGCTGTTCATCTCAAGGCTCGCCTTGATCGAGAAAACAACTTCCTTTTGTCCTGCGATGACCACGCGGCCTTTGAGCTTTTCGTCGTTCATGCACGTCCACGGCTCGTACTCCACGTTGCGTTCCTCGTCATAGAGCACCTTGGCAAGGCTGTCGTAAATCGAAACACCCGCGTTTCGCGTATCGAGCACGCAATAATCCGCGTCAAAGTCAGCGAAAAGCTGCTTGATGCGGATTGCCTGCTTCGTCGTTTCAAATTCACTCTGCGCCTCGATGTAGACCACCTGACGCCGATAACCCTGCTTGACCTCGATGTGCTCGCCGCCCGTGTCGGTCGACTTGTATTCCTTGCTCTCCGGCAGCGCGCGGATGCACGAATAGATCGAGTTATCATTCCCGTTGCCGCCCTCAGAGGCAATATCGCACGCGATGATGCGGATTTCGCCCTTCTGCTTGGGAATGGCATACTTGTTCTTCGTGTGCGACAAGACATCCTCGTTGCGGCGCGGATAGAAAGCGCGCTTGATGACGCGGTTTTTGTTCAACAACTCGTAGGTGAAGTAAGCGTGCGCGTTCTCGGAAACCATCTGATTTTCGTACTCGATCGCCCACGCAACGCGGTCGAGCTTCTTGCGCTCCTTGATGAGGTAATTGCGCGTCTTGATCTTGTGCCGCAGCGCGATGGAATAATCCATCGCGATAAGCATGGAGGTCTTGTTCGTCAGCATGTCCTTGGTAAAGAGCTTGATGATGCTGTTCCACATCCAATGGCTCTTGTACCACGCGGAGCTGATGTAGACCTCCTTCGGCTCCTCGTTCAGATCCTCATACTCCTCTTTGTCCATAAACGGCGCGTGCCGCACCACAAGAAACGGCGAGAGTACCGTATCCACGATCTTTTTGAGGATCATGCGGAACTCTTCGTAGATGATAAAAGTCGCGCGGTGTCCGCGCGCCGTTTCGATCGCCGGCACGACCACGATGGAGCTGCCGTTTTTGAAGATGACCTCCGTTTGGTTCTGGCTATCGCGGAACGTCTCGATCTCCTCGGAAAGCAGCGGCGCGCGCGGCAAGATGATCGTTTTGATCTTCTCGCTCACGATGAGCTTTGCCTGCCCCTTGGTCGCTGACGCGATCACGATTTGCGATCCGGGATACAAAATCGACATCACGCACGCGCCGACCGCGATGATAAAGCTCTTTGCGTCGCTTCGCGCCGCGACGACGCAAAGGCTCGGAAACCAGAACATGAACAAAAGAATAATGTGCTGGTACAAATGGAGCTTCATGTTGAAATACTGCTCGGCAAACCGCCCAGGGTTGCGCCGCCAGAACGTCATCCAATCCAACAGCCGCTTGACGTGCTCCGGATCGCTGAGGTAGTCCTTCGCCGAAAATTTCTCGTGTAAATAAAGCTGATTGTCGTCCATCAGCTCTTCGTAATTCATTTCCATGCCGATCACTCCTCCGCGCCGGACAGGTTGAACTCCTTGTCCATCTCCTTAGAGCCGGTCAGCAGATTGCGCAGCGGGCGCGCCATAAAGCGCTCAATGTACTCGCCGAGCTGGTCGTAATCGGAGTAGAGCTTCTTGTCCTTGAAGAACTCGGCCGGCGTAAACTGCTCGATGTCGCGGTACAATAGTCCGATCGGCTTTAGCTCAACCGCTTCCGCAGCGGCTTTCTTACGGTCTTCGATCTCCGTCGTCGCCGCTTCAATGAAGCTCTTGTACGAATTGGCAACCGTTCCGATATTGCCGCTGCCATTCTGCGTGCTCTTTTGCAGGTTGAGCCGCAGATAGCACATCGTCACATAAAGCTCCTCCTGCCGCTTGTCGATGGGCTTTCCCTCTTTCTCCACCCAACTGTCGTACTCGGCCTGCATCGCGTCATAGTCGCTGTCGGAAAAGCCAAGTCCGAAGCGACGCGCCGTGTCAATGTCGACGCCGTTCTTCTCCGCCTGCTCAAGGCTTTCCGCGTTCTGCGCTTCGCTTTCCCATCGCTTGACCAGCGTATCCGCGTATGTCGAGCCGACCGCGCTCTGGTTGAGGTTGAGCTTGGCGACATAGGCGCTCATGCGGTTGCGATCCGCGCTGATCTTTCGGCTTGCCGCCCATGCCGTCTCGTCGACGTACATGTCCGTGATTTGACAGATGCGCTCCATCGCCGCGTCTTCGTCCTTATCGAAGAAGTCGATGTACTGGTCAAAGAGCTGCCCGATGCAGCGCTTGCAAATGGTCATATAACCGTTATTCCCTTTGTAGATCGGGGATTTGGAAACATTGAAATTCCCTTCCTGCTTGGCGTACTTGTGTCCGCAGCAGGAGCAACGGTACGACTCATCCGACACGACGCGAGGCTCAATGTCGCTCGGCTTCGCGTTCTTATTGACCTTGGGAACCGTCTTTTTAAGCTGCTTCTTTGCCATAGCGACACCTCCTTTCGCAGCCTGAAAAACATAAAAAGAAAGAGCAGAGGGGAGTCGTCTCTGCTCTTCGTATATCGCCGCCGCGTCCGCTGACCGCGACGGTTCCGCCGTTTCTACTCATGGCAGATCGGCAAATGGTTGCGGGTGCTGGATTTGAACCAGCGTCTTCGCCGTATGGGGGCGACAAGGCATCCGCTCCTCCAACCCGCAGTATTAAGACTTGTCAGCGTCCGCCACAGGATACAATTCCTGTGGCGTCATCGCGCTCGTCAGCTTGATATACCCGTTCGGGACGATGCGCCAGAGCGTAAAACGCCCTTTTTCAACGCAATGGCTCACGCAATACTCCCTGCCGGACTTTGTGATGTAGTGGACGCCATGCCCGTTTTCACTCGTCGGCAGCTTACGCGCCGCCTTTTCCTCGGTTGTTGCCTTTCTGCTTGCCATAGAAAATTGTCCTCCAGTTCGGGTATAGAATAATCAGTGCCTTTCTCATGCGTCCAAAAACGTCGAGCTTTCACCGCCAGTCCGCAGACCTCGGAGGGCTTGAGATTTTTACTTTTCCTGTTTGGCGAGCTTCCCCAAGTCGCCGCTCTTCACGGCCTCCTTCAGATTCTCGCCCGGTCTGAATGACACAACCGGATAATCGGGCAGCACGCGGTTTTCACCCGTCGCCACATTATGCGCCAAGCGCCCCTTGTGCGTCTTGACCTCAAACGTGCCGAAGCCGTACACCCGCACGCTCTCCCCGCGTACCAGCGCCTCAGAGATGATACGAAACAGATCCGTGATCACCTCGCCGGCCTGCCCCTTGCAGTATCCGAGGTCGGAGAGCGCCGACGTCATATCCTCTTTGAGCAAATGGTATCATTCCTTTCGTTTGGCTTTCACAGCCGAATTTGGTATGTGGCGTCCGCACCAACGCCGCTTCTGAAGAACATCAAAAGCTGCCCCGGCGTCGAATAGAGCCGCTTGTCATTGGCATAGTCATCCACGCCGCAAAGTGCGCGCACGATCATCGCCTCAACGCCAAGCTCCTCAAACTCCTCCTTGTGGTGCTTGTCGGCCAGCAGCACATAGTCAATGCCGGTGCCGTACTTCTTCTGGAACAACGTATTGAGCGTCCGTCCGGCACTTCTCACGTTGTCAAGGTCGCCGTGCGTCGCGCAGACATGGTATCCGCAGACGTCGAAATACAAGAACTCGTAGTATTCCGCCTCCGGGAATGTGACGTCGCTGCGCTCGCCAAGGCGCTGCTCCAGCCACCACGGGATCAGCCGCTCCATGTTGTCGGCGTGGATGCTGTCTTTCTTGTTCTGTACCGTACGCAGGTGGTTCCCGTACGTCGCGTGGACGACGGTTTCCTCCACCTCGTCGGCAAGCACGGCGATCGCGCGGGCGATGATCTCGCTCACCTGCATCACCTGTTCGCACACAAGCTCCTCGCTCGCCACGCGCACGCTCGTATGGATCGCGCCATGCGCCATGTCGCCCAGCAATACGACGTGCAGCCTCTTCGGGCGGTGCAGCCGCAGCCTGTCGATCACGGCGTCGACGAGCGTTTCCACGCGCTCGCGGCAAACGTCGGTGTCGTAGTGCTGCCAGATGTTGTTCGTCACCATGCCGTAGTGCCAGTCGGCGAGCACCAAAACAGCTTCGTCGTCGCACGGCAGATACTCCCTGTCCTTATCCACCGCGAGCGGCACGGACTCGTTCAGCTCGCGCGCAGCAGCGACCAGGCGGTCTTCCAGGTTCTCCTCGCGCCCCAGCTTGTCAACGAGCTTGTTAAACTCGCGGCGCTGGTCGTAGAAGCGTTTGGCTTCCTTGCGCATCTTCATGGTCTTGGCCTCGATCTCGTCGAGGTAGGCGCTTTTCGCCGTGTCGGAGGACGCGCCCAGCTTCTTCTTGAAGTGCTGCATCACCGCGTAACCGGAGTACGGCGTCACCGCCGCAGCCTTGCGCAGGCTGTCCCTGTGGCAATCGAGGCCAAGCGCCTCCACGATGTCCTGCCAGTCCAGATCCTCCGGCTGCTCCTCCACCTTTGTCGCAATCAGCCGAAGCCCGTACTCATACGCATCCTCGCCCTCGCGCCTCTCATACTTGGGATTCACGTCTTCCGTCACCTCTCTCCTGTCGGCGGCATCTCGCGCCGCCGTTCAATCGTGATCGTCACGTCCGGCACGCCGTCCCAGCGCTTGAGGATTTCGCCGATGGCATAGCTGCACACCGCGTCATCCCGATACTCCGTCACCGTCTGGTCGGCGCAGTCGATCGTGGCGTGCTCATATCGTTCGATCCTGTCCTGAAACGCCATCAGCGATCACGACTCCAATCATGCCGCCTGCGACGTTCGCGCATCGCCCTGCGCCTGTCGAACTCGCGCACCAGCTCCGCCGCCGCCTCGTTCGTGTCGGCGATCGCGCGCATCAGCTCCTCGGACTCCGTGCAGAAGTAATGGTGGCGCTTCGTGCGCTGCTTCATCGTGCGCGGATACTTGTACTGGGGGTACAGCTTCTCCAGAAGCATCTTTTCGTCCTTGGTAATAGAGATCACAAAACTTCATCCTTTACATTTAGATTTGAACAAGATCGTCAACACAACTATCTTTCGTGCATACGCGCGAAAAAAGTGCTATCCTTCTCTTATCCAAAATGCCCTAATTCTGGAATCTCCGAAATCACCAATTAAAACTGTCCGCTGCACGCAATTTGTTCAGAATTATTCGAGGGAAAAACGTTCGATATTGTTTGTTATTGTTTATTTTCAACAAATATCATCCTCTATCTTGTGTGGAATTGACGGAACCTTACGAAAGCGAAAGCCGTAGATCGTCACGCTGCCGGCTGCCGAATCGTCCTCCTCCAGTACCATGATCGGCTCGCGGCTCTCCTCGATGAGGTCAAGAAAGCTCTGGTTGGGAAGCGTAAAGAGCATATAGAATAGACTGCGGGAGATGTCCTTGTTCTGCGGTTCCTCGATGGCGAGCAGCAGCCGATACGCCGTATGACGATTGAGCTGGATCGACTTGATGTAGTCATAGCACTCCTCGCGGATCTCGCCGACGAGCGACGCCTTTTCCGCGTTATCCATGCCGCTTTCCTTATCGTCCCACACCGCCTTGATCTGCGCGCGCATATTGCGCACCAGCTCCAAAATGCGATTCACTTGCTCATACCAAACATTACGGTTTGATATTTCATTGCAAACAATGAGCATTTCAGAAAACGGCACAAAACCGCTTTTCTTTCGATTGGCACGAAAACTGTTGAGGCTGTGCTGCAAGTAATCCATCGTCGTGTCGTGAAAGCGATAGTTTTTCCGCGCGCTGTCATAGTAGCCCTTCATGCGCGCGATCTTGCCGAAGAAATTCGGCTTGACCTGCCGCCCGTCCTCGTCGCGGATCTCGTACTTCTGCTTGAGCCGCCGCAGCTCGCCCACGCTGTCCACCGCAAATTCCTTTTTCGCCTTGTCGATCTCAAGCCCGCTGAGCACGTCGAGCTTGGCGATGTCGCAGTAAAGCTCCTCGACGTCCGCGAACGTCCTGCCGCCATTGAGCGTGTGCCAGAGTCGCGTGTTCAGCTCCTGCGAGAGGTTGACGATCTCGCCGATCTTGTTGACACTCGTTTTGATGTCGAGGTCTGCCTGCTCCGCCCATGTGTAGTGGCGCACGACCTTCTTGGCCTCCACCATGCTCGTCGGTACCAGAAAGCGGTCGTAATTGCGCTCCGCCGCGCGGATGAGGATGGGGTTGTCGGTGAGCAGCATCGTGTCGCTGTCAAAGTCTGCGCCGGAAAGCCGCATCAAGATGTTCTCGCCGATGCTGTTGATGCAAACGATTTCCCTTGTGGGGTTGAAATATCGCTCGATTTCGTCGTTTTTGCGGTTTTTTGTCAGCAAAATGTTCCCCATCGTCACATGGGGACTGCGGCTGCCGAGCACCGTTTGGTTAAACCGAAAACGCTTGGAGTAGATGTTGCCGACGCCGATCTGACTCGTTCCGTCAAATTTTCCAACGGCTGACAAAAGCATCTCCACCGGATTGCCGAGGAGCGTCGAGTAATTGCCGTCCACCATCAAATGCCCGCGCCGAAGCGTCTTCATAAAGGACTTCATCAAATCGTGCTTAAAATCGTAGTAAAGCCGCGTCTGCGAAAACTTGTCACTCACGCCGAGCATCTGGTAAACCACATCGTTCGTCGTCGCTGCGGCGCTGATCTCCTCATCCTCGCCGCCGTATCGGATGTGGTAGCGCAGCACGGCGGGATCTTGGTGGATCATCTGCAAATAGTCAAGCGACGGCTTGACCAGCGCGGCGACATCCTCCTGCGACATCTGCAAGGTATTGAGGAGCTGGTAGTGCGTCATCACCAGCCGCCCGTCAAAGAAATGCGTCGGTTTCTCGTGCTTCACCACACCGAAGCTCCCGTCCTCATCCAAAAGCCTCAGCCAGTTTTCAAGCGTTCCGAATTTCACATACTTAATGCTGCTCGGCGTCGTGATGATCTTGATGTCCTCCACACGCTCGGCGAGCGTAAAGCCATTGAGCTGCGAAACCTCCGTAATGCCGTAGTCGGCAAAAAACGTCTGAATGTTGGTGTTGAAGCACGCGGACTTAAAGAAACGGTTGCGAAGCAGGATCATGCCGCGCTCCTGGTACGCGCCCATCGCGCTCTTGTCGATCAGCGATTGCCCGTCCCAAATGCTGTTTTCGACGTCCACATCCTCCGGCTTCGACTCAAGCCATCCGTCCTCGCCGATGCGGGAAACCACGGCGCAGTCGCGGAAAACGCTCTTGTAGTCGTCGATAACGAGGAAATTTTCAGGCCGCAGCGTGATGGTGTCGATGATACTGCTGAGCGTCAGCGCGATATACGCCTCCAGAGCCGCAAGGTCGATTTCCTGCCCCTCGCGAACATGCAGCCCGCACATCTCCCACCGGTGCATCCGACTGTAAAGCTGCTCGTCGATAAAAAGGCACTTCCCAACACGGCTCGAACCGCTGGAGCGCTTGAAGCGGCGGAAATTGATACCATCGCAGCGAAAGCCGTCGCGATACAGCCTTTCGCGAAGCTGCGCCACCGTAAAGAGCACCTTCATCTGCTTGCCGAGGCGGTACATTCCGTCCTCAAAAACAAACAGCCCACCGAGCAAACCTGCGTCAACCGGCTGCTCCACCGGCTCATCCACACGCACCGCCAGAAGCTCACCGTCACGCACACATACACCGTCATGCAATTCCACGTCGCTCGGCAAATACCCGAATTTGATGTAGGTGTTGCCGGCAAAGCGGTTAAACTCCTTGACGCTGTACTTGAACGTCACATTGACGACGCGGCGGCAATACTCCTTGCCACGCTTGTTGAATGTAAAATCCATACGCCGGTAGACCTTTTCATAGACCTCGCGCAGCTTGATAAGGTCGAGGCTGTAGTCCAGCGTATTGATAAAGCGCTTCGTATTGTATTCGCCGGCGCTCTCCCCGGAGGCGTACCGAACCGTATAGCCGGTACAGCGCTCCGAGGAGTAGTTGGCGAGAAACAGATCCTTTGCATCCGCCGATACGATATAAACGCCATTCGCCATTTACTCACCGTCCCGATTTTTCTTGGCGTCCGCAAGGCGCTTTTGCCTTGCATTTTCCAGTCTCGCCCGCGCCGCGTCCTTCTGCTCCTGCGTCATGTTCGTCTGCTTCTTCGGTCGCAGCCTAAACCACGACGCGGAGAGTCGCGCCACCAGCGAGCCGTCCTCATTGACGACGCGAATATCCACATCGTCTGGATATTTCTTCTTGAGGTCTTCGACCACCTTGATCCACTTCTTCTCTGACGTCGAGAACGTGGCGAATTTCTCACCCGCTACATGATCCCACGCGGTCTCCTTAAAATCATCCACACGCACGCACCTCCTCCGTGTCTCCAGCCAGCTCCGCGAGCCAGTCCATCAAAAGCGTCCGCATACGCCGCGACGGAATGTAGATCCAGATTTCCTTTCCGTCGCGAATGGCGCTGCGCCAGATCCATTGGATCATCTCGCCAAGCGCCCAACGATCCTCCTGCACATCGACGCCGTGTGCCTTGTAAAAGTTGCTGAGCACGGGATTAAAATAGTTGTTCACGCAAAAGGCGAGGTGGTCACGCTCGCGGTAGGCGTTGGTCGCCCGCGTGTTCCACGAAAGAAAGCCGCTCGTATATCCCTTTCCCTTGAGCGCGTCCTGATAGTCCTTGAACGTCGTCCACAGGTTTTTGGACGTCGGCGTCTCATACTTATGCTTGAACACATTCACGAGGTTATTTTTGAGCTGTTTGATATTCTCCTTGCCGCGACTTTTCGCGGCGCGGTCATACCACGACACGGAAAGCGCCGTGTCCGCGTCGCCGATGGCGTTGAGCTTGCGGTCGTCAAGCACATGGATTTTATCGCGCAGCGTCTTCACATACTCCGGCATCACCGGCACATCGCAAAATCGGTATTCTCCACGCTCGTATGTCGTCCCGATCTTTCGCACACGCACGCCGCCTATGTCAAAGTAGTATTTCTGCGGCTGAGCGTCAAAAAGATACGTCAGGATCGTCACGTCGCAAAACGCCTCAAATACCTCGATTGGGAACGTCCAGAGCATCATGCAGTCCTGATAAAGCGTCACATGGCCGGTATTCACCGTATCACGCAGCTCGTTGAATTTCCCGTCGTAGGTGTCGTCAGTCCACCGAACGCGGCCGTCGAGCGCATCAACCTCGATCACGCCGTTGCGCCGCAGCAGCCGAATATCCTGCGGAGATACTTCAAGATTTTCGTAAACCTTAGTCACCTCGTCGAGAATGAGCTTGTATCCACCCTCTCGCAGCAGTCGGATCGTTGTGTCGTTGTAGGTGTGAAAAAGTGCGTGCGTGCTTGCGATATTGCACCCGTGCGCGAGCTTTTCGTGCAGATCGTCCAGCTTGCGACAGCCAAAGTTCTTCGGATCATAAAACGCGCGCTCCGCGCAGCTTTGCTTGATGCGCTCCACCTCGGCGAGGTATGGCGTGATGAAAACATAGCGGCTGCCGGCATCCTCCTTCATCCGCGTGATGGCGGATTCTGTCTTCCCCGCGCCCATGATCATGTCGCACACGTTCACTACCATCGCGCCGCCCCCGTTCTGATTCTGAAATTATCTGCGATGCGGTCAAGCAGCACCGCGCGCGTCACAGCGCCGACGCCGCCCTTGCGCGCGGTGATCGTAATGTGACCGTTATATCGCAAAAGGGCATCGTTTTTTTCGTTGAATGAATTGCTGATGTCAACGATCAGCTTTTCGCACTTTGCGTTCGCCGGATAAAACTTAGCGTCACGCGCCGCGCAAAATACAACGTCCGCACGACAGATCGCTTCGTACATGACATAATCTCTCGTTCTGCTGTGGCAAAGCGTCACCGTTGCATCGCGATCAATAAGCTCACGCGCGATCTCGCGTCCGATCCCGCGCCCAATAACGGTCGCGCTCTTTCCGGCAAGCACCATACGGCTCTCGGCAACTCGCAGCGCCGCTTCCGTTACCGCGCGGATTTGTCTCCCGCCTCTAAAGTTGTCAACGTCCCACTCCATCGGCGGTCGATACTCCATCTCGCCGAGCGTCAGCACACCATCAAGGCCGGACAGCGCGCCGTCGCGCCTGTCCGTCACAACGTCGATGCCAAGCTCCTCCGCGTCGCGACGGATACCGCGCAGGTACATCTCATCATCGGCTGCGTCGCCGGCGCGCATCACCAAAAGTACCGGACGACCGCCAACGAGCTTGGCGCTGATACCGGCTTTGATCTCATCCGCAATCGGCGTGCAGTCCATGTACTCGATCATAATTCACCTCTTGCTTTGAGGTACTTCCGCACCGCGACGAGCGCCGCCCATACGAGATCGCAGTACGGCATCTCGCCATTGCCGTCGTAGGCGCAGATCGCAGCCGTAACATCTTCCTTGGTAAGACCGGACGGCAGCTCGGAAAAGAGCGCGCGATACTCCTCCATCTTCTCCGACATGCGGATGTTGTCGGCGCAGGTCTTGATCTGGCTGCGCGCCAGGGCGAGCATCGTCATCGCGTCGATCCCGTACAGCTCCGATGCGTCCGAGTAAACCTTGCACTCCGCCTCAAGCGCCTCGATGTACTCCTGCTGCTGCGGATCGTAGGCAGCGAGCGCCAGAAGCGCCGCCTTCTTCGTGCTTGCGCGCAGCGGCGCGTGTCCGTCGTACTGCTCCAGATCGCAGATCGCTTCCAGTGTTTCCTTCAGTTTCATTGCATCACATCCTTTTTTACTCTTTTTCCAAACAGGAATTGCCATTTGGTAATCCCGTGCTTTTCGTAGTAATCCCGCCACGCCTCATACTGCCTCAGCGCCCGCACCGGATAGAAGAGAAAGTAGAGAATCGGGTAAAGCAACCCGCACGCCCAGCGCAGCGCATAGTCCTCGTCAAACTGCGCCAAAACGATCGAAACCGCCCAAAAAATCACAACCGTCAATAAAACGATTTCATACCACGCCATATCGTTTCCTCCGTCATCAAATTATTGTCGCGCTATTGAGCGCCAAGGCGTTTTTTCAAGCACTCGGAAATTTTCTCCCTCAGAGCGGCGCGCGCTTCCTCATCCACGCCATCCTCAGCCCCGTAGATCCTGCGCCCATTCTTCCATTTTTGCTTGATTCTCACAAGCTGCTGCGAAACCCAAGCGCGCGTTTTTCCGTATGCCTCGGAAATTTCGCCGTCATTCTGGCCTTGCAAGCGCCGATAGATAATGTCGAGCTTGTAAAGTGGCGCACGCTCGATGATCCAATCGAAATACGCAATCTCATTCTCCGCCTCAATGCGGTCAAGGTGATCCGGAACAAAGAAGCTAAATTCGTCGCCGGACTCATCCTGGATCATCGCGTCGAGCGAACCGGCTTTGACGAGCTTGTTTTCCGTCCGAAAGCGTATCAGCATCATGTTCTTCATCGCGCGGTACGCCAGCACGGAGAGTTTAATGCCCCTGCTTGCATCGTAAGCACGCGCAGCTTGGCAAAGTCCAACAGCCAACTCGCCGTACCAGTCGTCGGAAAGGTGGTACTTGTTCATAAAGCTGTAGATGAGCTTGTGATTGCCCTCTACCAGCTTTTGATATGCTCTCTCGTCCTTCACTCGCTGCTCCCCTCTACCAACTGCTGATGTCGGTAATATCCTCTTCCTCGCCGCAGACCGGACACTTCACCTTGATGCAGGCACCGATGCCCGTGCCGGTGAGCGTGTAGATATAGGTGTTGCCGCTTGCCCTGGTATGCGGCGTGTGCATCTCAAAATGTCGGCTCCGGAACGAGCGATCCGCCTCCTGTTCCTTGTCGGAGAAGATATGCAGCGCATGACGGCGAATATAGTCCCTCTCTGCGTTGGCCGCCGCGATCTCCTCATCCTTGCGAAATTCGCGCACAGTCTCCTGTGACTCCTTGACGCGCTCCTCCATCCGATGATATTCCTCACGCAGCGCATCGAGCGTCTTGTCGAAGTTATCCAAAAACATCGCGATCCTCCTTGTTCGTTATTCAATGATGCCGTAAAAGAGCATCCGCGCATAGGCGTCACCGTACGGGATCTTTGTTCTCCGCGCGGTACGCTTCGCGTCTTTCTTTGATGCGCCGCGCGACATAAGCGCCCTGATAAACCGCTTGCGGCTCATCCGCGCCAGACGAAAATATCCCGTACCACAGAAATCGCGCGGCAGTCCGAACGCCTTGGCGTCAACGTCATCGTCCGGCATCATGGCGACCGTCATGCTCTGCAATCCGTCGAAACGGATGGGATTGCCGTCCGCGCCGACCATATAAAGCCCGTTCGTAAAAGATATGTGATTGTGTTGTTCCCGGTCACGGCATTGGCGACGTCGAGCCAAATCTGAATGACGAATGGTTTATCGGTTGGCCGGTAGTCGACGAAATGCTTGAAGTATTCGGGATATCTTTTCTCAAAGTCGTCAAGCACCTGCTGCCATGTTACCGTCTTATTTCCTCTTTCACACGGCAACCACACCAAAAGTCCCGCTTCCTCTGCGTCCTCATAGGCGCGCAATTTGTTGTATATCTCCGCGTCGTTGCACATTACATTGACTTCATGCTTAAAGAACCCGCAATCCTTGCTACACGCGCAGTAATCCGCGCAAATATCAAAGTTTTTCTGTGTCAGTCGTCGTTCCATGTGGTTTTCGGGAAGCGCATCCTTAACGCTCACCCACGCTCTCTCGCGTTCACCGTCCGCCTCTTCACCGCGCGGCGCTGCTGCAGGTACTTCATTGATCGCAGACAGAGCACACATTTTCATTCTCATCATGCCACGGCACTCATCCGTACTCACACACACGGACATGGTATCCGCAAGACCAGCAACGCTTTCGAGCGCATCACGGCGGCGGATCAGGTCATCTCTTATTGCCATTTTGATTCTCTCCCTCTACATGGTTTCTCCAACACACCAATGCGCTTTGATAGTTTATTGTCGCGCAAACCTCACGTCTTTTCTTCCTCATTCATTGATCACATCGGCGTTCGCCGCAGCATTTGCTCGGCATCGAACTTTCGTTCCGGCGTGGTGATGCAGGAAAACGCAAACCGCACAAATGCCGGATCGTCCCTGCCCCAAAGCCAGTCGTCCAGATGGAGCGTACAATAGACAAGGTTGTACGCGGCAGTACGGCGATAGTAGTCGAGATCGTCGTCTTCGCAGATAGAATAATCGACGTGCCTACTTCCCAAGTTGAGAACTCGGTTCACTTCGGGCAATGCCGCCGTACGCAGCTTATTGATCTCCTCATCCAGATCGTCGTCCAGGCCACGAAACACCTCAAATGGATAATCCTGATCGCAACTGTTCTGGAAAAAGATATGCCTCGCGTTCGTTTTGCTCTTGTCCGGCCAGCCATCGCCAACAATGGCAACCAAACTGTTTCCGGGGAAGTAAACGAATCGGTCTTTTCCCAGAAGTTCCAGCCAGTTTCGGTCAGCTTCCGAGATGTAGCCGGGGCGCTCGTCACTCTGCGGCGAGCAAAAGCGACGGGACGGAATGTAGTACCGGTTCTTGAAGATCCAGTGCTCGAAACTCTCCCAACGCGCTTCGGACGCCCGCCATGCCGTATCAAAAGCGTCACCTCTGGAATCGGCACGGAGGAAAGTCAAGTCAAAAGCATAGCTCACAGGTATACCTCCAAAATGTTTCTTTGCAACCGCATCATCGCAAAATAGTTGCAAAATTGCAAGTTCACTTTTATTTTGTCACCTCGGAGGTTCCCAAATCCGATTTTGACCTCCATTAACGCCGTATAAACAGGCGTTTCTCAAATTCAGCCCCTTAGAATATAATCGCTTTTTCTATTTTGCCAAAAAAGTTGCAAAAATAACTTTTTCACGTTTCGTAACTGCTCGCTCGCTTCGCTCGCTTAATCCATAAGATAGCGCCAAACCCAAAAGCAAGCGCAAACCCATCCGCTCGACAGGGGCGTCGAGCTATCTTTGTATGCCAGGATACCCGATCACATCGCTTGCAACCGCCAAAACCATAGCATGATAAAGGGCTTTATCCTCTTCATCCATCACGCCGATGTAACGCAGCGTCGTCATCGGGCTTTCGTGTCCGTACAGACGTTGGAGCTGAGCGACATCGCCGTACTGCTTACCGGTGTTGGTGGTGTATTGCCACCATCCCCACGTCTTGCGCATGGTGTGCGTTCCGATGTTCTGGCGGATGCCTACGGCTTCGCACGCTTCCTTGAGAACCTTGCGAAACGTATCGACTTCGATCGTCCCACCCTCTCTGGATGAGAAGATATATTTATTATTTTTGATCCCTGTCGGACTTTCGCCGAAGTACCACCGTAATGCCGCAACGCAGGCTTCGTTGAGATACACGGTGCGGATCTTGCCGTGCGTCTTGCTCTGCGAGATACAGATGCGGTCATTCGTGTTTTGCGTGTCCTCGATGTAGCGGATGGTGCCATCGGGAAGAAAGATGTCAAGCATCCTGAGCTTCAAAAGCTCGTTTGCACGAAGTCCGAGGTTGATCCCAAGGATGAAACCGAGGAGATATTTGTGGTCTTTGTTCTCATATAGCCATAAGGCCACGCGCTCCAGCTCCTCCATCTTTTTGATGGGATACACCGTCTGCGTACCACCCTTACGGTAGTTGGCATGATACCCGTTGCTCTTCATCTTCCGCAGAGCATCCAACGCATCCGCCGTATCGACGCCGGGGAAGAGCACCACGTTGCGGGGAAGCTCGGCGCTCATGTTTGCCGTGGTGGTTTTCTGTTCATCGGCATCATAGCGCATCGGTACTTCGTATCGCAGAGCAGAGCCATCCTCCCTTACGGAAGAGCTGTTTACATACGAAGCAAAGAGATCCATCTGGTTATCCATGCTGACTTCTCCTTTACGGAATGTCCGGTACAACCTGCGGCAGTAGTATCTTGTTGTCGTCTTACAGTTGTAATTTTTTGGCGTGCTTATGCAAAAGCAAAAACTCGCTTGTTTCATTGGCTATATTATACAATATTGCATCCTCCATGTCAATACGTTTTATAAATTTTTATCGCACTTTTCGGAAGAAATTTCAAACTCCCTTTGGAGGTTTCCTGTAGATGCCGGTTCCATCTCTTGCGATAGCGTTGCGACTGCGGATGCCATCAGGTCAAGAAGAGTTGAGACTGCCTGAAACAATGCTTTGCGGTTATATGGCGGAGGTAGTGAAATGTCTGTTTGCGAAGCTCCTGTGGCGAGAAGCGTCATTTGATCTGCTTGTCTACGGAAAGCGGCAATAACAGTCGGCGGCAGTTGGAAAGAAAATCCGAAGTTGGTGCAATTTTGGAAAAGTCGCAATAATAAATGTGTGTCGTTACCGGTTTTCGTGTATGGCACGGTCTGGGAGAAGTGGCGGAATAGAGGATTTGAAATATTTGAAAATGGTGCGTGGTGTGAGGTACTGTGTGCCTCCGGAACACCTGCCGAGTCGCCGAAAATGTCAAGGCTCCCCCTACTCCAGACAAGTGCCGCGCCTGGGCTGGTGCTGCTCGCCGTCGATCTGCTCCGCGCCGAAAAACCGCTTGATTCTGGGCTTTTTCGCTGGCGGTTCTGCATACTCGCAAAAAGCAGAATTGCGGAGCGGCTGCGGATGGGCTGCGCCTGGTCGATTTGAACGGCTCCGGCCTGCGGTGCTCCGCTTCCCTGGTCGATCTGCTCCGCCGGCGCTGCTCTTCCACTCCTGGGTTGCGGCTCCGCCGCGAGCGTGCCGCGCGTTCGATCTCTTCGCCATATTGCCGCCGCGCGTGCTCCGTCTCCGTTCCTCTCTCCCTTCCTTTCCTTCCCGCTTTTCGCTCGCTCTTCGTCGCTGCTGCTTCCGTGGTCTTGTGCTGCTCCTGGGCTTTGCTCGCGTTGCTCGCGCTCGCTGTCGCTCGTAGGTGCTCCGCATTGGCTGCGGTCGCTGCGCTTCCTTCGCCTTGCTTCGCCAATTCGATCGGCTCCAGCGCATCTTTTCGGCTTCGTCATTTTGCACAAAATAGCACGCCAAAAATCTACACTATTTTGTGGTTAGCACGCCAATAATTTCTTGCCTTTTATGGGGCAAGGTGCTATAATTATAAGTGTCAAGGGAAAGGGCGCGCGGCGCTCCGGTGCTTCTGCTCCAGCTCCGCTTCTCCTCTTCCCGTAGCACGACAAATATTTATCGAAAAGGAGATCACCACCATGAAAACCACCACCAACACCACCACCCGCAACGCTTCCGTTATGCTCCGCGCGTGGGACATCCGCCGCGCTGCTGCCTCTGAAATCGGCTGCAAGGTTTCCGAAGTCCTCTGGAGCGCCTGCCTGCGTATGGCGTGGGCTGAGGCTGAAGGCGCGAACGCTGAGCGCAACGCGGCGCGCGTCGTTTCCGCTTGGGCTGCCCTGTCTGAGGGCGAGCAGATCGCTTTTATGAAGAAGTGCATCCACAAAGCCGCGAAAGACCGCATCAAGTACAGCACCGAAGACCACTACCTGCAGTTTTCTGAGGTTCCCGCCTTCGGTCTGTACGGCCTGCACGATCTTGACGAGTTCGTTTCTGAAACGTGGCTGCGCCTGTCGGTCAAGCTCGCCGACGCTGACAAGCTGACGAAGCGCAACGAGCGCCGCGCGGCACAGGGCAAGCGCCCGCTGACGCTGGTCAAGCTGGTATACGAAGCTGCCGACGCGAGCATTGCAGCGATCTTCTACCAGGACACGAAGCACAGCGCCGCGAGCGTGCGCGAGCTTGAAACGGAAGACGGCGAGACGGTGAGCGCGGTCGAGTCGATCTGTGCGGCTGCTGACGACACGGAACGCGCCGCGATTCTGAAGGCGGATGTTGCGAGCTTCCGGAACGGCTGCGACGAAATCAACGACCGCATTCTGGAGCTGGTCGGGCGCGGTTATACGGAGCGCGAGATTGCCGCCGACATCGGCACGATCTCCAATGTTGCAGTGCATAAGCGTATTGTCAAGATGCGCGAGCAGTTGACCGCGCTGCACATGTAAGAAAATTTTCCGGAACGGTTAGCAAGCCAAAAATCTAATCTCATGTATAGGCGCGCCGTGGTTACGGCTGCGGCGCGCTACTTCAAAACGAAAAGGAGAACACCACCATGACGATCAACAATGCAAAGCTGCAGCACTGCTTCAAGCTGTCCAGCAAGATTACCGTTTACGTTCCCGCGACTGCGGACGTAGACAAGGCCGCCGACAATACGGAACAGGTCAAGGCGACGGCGGCGCTGCTCTCTCAGCTTTTCGGCGGGGCGACGTCGACGCCTGCGCTTGGCTATTGGCTCAGCCCTGCGGCCGGTCTGGTTGCGGAGAACACCACCGTTGTTTTTGCCTACGCCGCCGACGCTGACCTGCAGGAGCATATCGGCGAGGTCGTGGAGCACTGCGAAAAGCTCAAGGCGGAAATGGGGCAAGAGGCCGTAGCCTTGGAGCTGAACGGCGAAATGTATTTTATCTGACGGGATGCGGCGCGGCGGGCTGCTGGAACGGCTCGCCGTCGCCAATGGAACGACACAAACGGAACGGAAGGAGCGGAACGGATGGAATACACGGCTTTATATTACGTCGTGGTCGTCGCTGGCGCGCTGACGCTCGCAAGCTGGTTTATGCGCCTGGTGGAATGGCTGGAGCACGGCGGACGGCGCACAAGGCGGAACGGCGGACGGAACCGAAACGGAAAACGGAACAAGCGCGGCGGGCTGGATAAGCTCGCCGCTTTTCGTTTCCGGAACGGCGGCGGATTTTGGAGCGACAAAATTTATTTTTCCGCCGGTTAGCAAACGCGGGAAAGTTTCTGTTATATGGATGGGAACCGCGCGACGGACTGCGGCAAGAGCTGCGGAGAACACCGGACGACGCGAGTTAGACGAACGGAGGAACGGAACACATGAAAACGGCACGCGATACTTTCCCACGCACGCGCTACTATCAGAACATCGAAACGGGTGAGCTTCTGACCTATCGCGAGATGGTGGAACAGGCGGCGGAACGGTACGACCTTGGCGACTGGACGAACGCGCTGGAGCTGCTGGAATACTACGAGCTGACCGACATTGAAATTTAAGGAGGACGGAAAAAATGAGTTATGCGGAGCTTGTGAACATGCTACTGGAGGATGGCCTGACGGAAACCGCCGCGATGGAGATCGCGACGGCGGAGCTTGGAACGGAGGGCTGAGAGAATGACACTGTTGGAGCTGTGGAACATCGCGCCGCGCTGTCATATCTTCATCCGCAAGAACGACGGAACGGTGGAACGATACGACGGAACCAGGGCGACGGGCGGGCGGATCATCACGGACGTCTACGCGACAAAATACCCGATGTATGACGCCGTTCTGGAGGTCAAGCTGGAGCCGTAACGGAACACGGGCGGAGCTTTACGGCTCCGCCTTTTCTTTTTTTTCGGAAGGGCAAAAATATTTTTTTCGGAACGGTTAGCAAACGGCGGAATCCGTCTGTTATATAAGTGGAAATCCCAAAAATTTACAGAACACGGAGGATAGAACGATGGCAAGGCTCACAAGGGAACAGGCGCAGAAATGGAACGCGCAGCTTCACGGCGGATTCAGATTTGACGCGCGGCACTTTGTGATGTGGGGCGAGAAGATCGCGCGCCGCAACATCGAACTGGACGGCGGAAGAATCCTGCAGGCGACGCTGGAATATCACGACGTCCGCGACGGCTACCGGCTGACGGGCGAGCAGCAGCCGCACATTCACCTGCAGATCTGGAACCCCGGACACACGGAGGGCATGATGGTGTCGACCGGCATGGGCGCGAGCGTGGAGATCGGAACGAAACAGAACAAGCGGAGCTGGAGCGAGCTGTGCAAGCTGTCGGCGGATTTTGACGACGACAAGATCATGGCGCTCGCGGCGGAGCATATCGCGGCGCTGAAAAAGGCGGAGATCGCATAACGGAACGGAACGACGGAACGGGCGGCGGATGGATTTCCGCCGCCTTTTTTCGTTGTAAATCCCGAAAACTTTTTGCAACGCCTGGTTAGCAAGCGCGGATTTTCTTCTGATATATGGATAGAACAGGCGAAAGCCGGACAACACTGAGGACAAAATCATGGAGATCAACGTCAACATCAATCGCTTTGCGGAGCAGTTCAAAAAGGAATATGCCGCACTGTACGACGCGGCGGGACGCAACGCGGAGATCGCCGGCGCGCGGGAAGCGGTCGCGGAGTTTGACAGGCTCCTGCGCGAAAACGCGAGCTTTCAGAAATTCGTCGGCGAGTTTGCAAAGTTCCGGCTGGATTTCATCAGCTCCGATCGTGAGGCGGCGGCGTTCATGTTCGCGCTGGACGCGCTCGCGGCCTGATGGAACGGAACAACGGAATAGAATGGAACGGCGGGCGCAAGCCCGCCTTTTCTGTTTTGCGTCAAAAAAAATATCATTTTGCCGGTTAGCAAGGCATGAAATCGTTCTGTTATATCATCAGAGAATCCCAAATCAAGATTTTTGGAGGACACAAAAATGAAGTGGTTTGATAATCCGAAAACGCTGGAAGAGCTGAAGAAACAGTACAAGCGCCTTGCAATGAAGCATCACCCGGACATGGGCGGCAGCACCGTGGATATGCAGCAGATCAACGCGGAGTATGAAAAGCTCTTTGCGCGCCTCAAGGACGTCCACCAGAACAAAGACGGAGAATTTTACACCAGCCGCACGGCGACGACGGAAACTGCGGAAGAGTTCATGGACGTGATCGAGCGCCTTATCCACATGGAGGGCGTACAGATCGAGGTCTGCGGCTCCTGGCTGTGGGTGACGGGCGACACGAAGCCGCACAAGGAGGAGCTGAAGGCGCTGTCCTTCCGGTGGAGCAGTAACAAAAGCGCGTGGTATTTCCACCGCGACGGCTACCGCAAGTGCTCCAGCCGCAGTCTTTCGATGGACGACATTCGCGGCTATTACGGCAGCGAGGTCGTCGACACGGATGGCAGGGTCAAGATCGGCGCGTGACGGAACGCACGGAGGCGGGCAAAGATGCCCGCCTCTTTTTTTTGGAAAATTTCATTCGTTTGGTTAGCAGGACAAAAATCCATTCTCAAGTATATACAGAACAAGGCCGCAAGGCCGGAGAGGAGCACGACATGGAGAACACAAAGACCTGGACAATCGCTGACATTGAGGCGCTGGACGAGGACGCCGCGTTTGAGTTGGCGGAGGACACGACGGTCATCAAAGACCACGACGTCTGCTTTGTGGATTTCGGCGGCTATTTTGGATTCAGCGCGCTGGTTTTCTGCAACGGTCATCACATCAAGTATGCCAACGACTACGAGCTGCACCACCGTCCGACGCAGTGGGACGAGGATCAGCACAAGAAAACGCACGAGGAGCTGCGCGCGCTGTACGAGGAAAAGCTGCGCCGGACGCTTTTCACGGATGATGAGCTGACCGCGCCGCTGGCGGAGTACGACGAATTTCAGCGCCGCGAGCGTTTTCTGCGCGACCTCTACCCGCTGCGCGTCGATCATCTGTCCATTTTTGGAATCGACTACAGCGGAGCGACGGTCACGCACATCAAGGAGCAGAGCGTCTTTGACCGGCTGAAGGGGAATTATCCCTATTACAGCGACATTTCCTTCTGCTACTACGCCGACAAGGATTTTCGTGACCGTCAAGATCAGCTCTATGCGGCGCTGGAAGCGGCGAAAGATGGAACGCTGGAAAATTTCGACTACTGGGTGGATGCGTTCAAATACGAGATGGCCAATCACGAGTATCATATCAACTGGCAGGCGGATTTTGACACGATCGGAGCTTTTGCCGCAATTCCCTGGCGCGGCGACGACGCGGACGTCAACAAGTATTTCGATGATGCGTGTTTCAACGACGTCCAGCGCCGCGCGTATCTGGAAGCGTACAGGCAGTATTTCGCGGAGCTGGATGGTTAGCAACAAGTGAAAAACTTCTGAAATATAGGTAGAAATCCCAAAATCAGAAACGGAGGACACGAGCATGAAGAATCTGAGCTTCAAGTTGGCATACAGCAAATACACGAAGACCGGCAAGCGCGAGATCACGACGGGGAAGGAGATCCAAATCGACCGCGACACCACATTCGGCGACGTTGCGGAGTGGCTGGACGCGCTCAAGAAAGCGGTCGCAGAGGCCGTGCGCGTTCGCAAGAGCGGCAATACCTACATTTTCGAGCTTGTTCGCTCCACTTACACCGGATGGGGACACAGCGAGGACGCTCCGCTTGTTCAGCGCAGCTATGACCGCTGGACGGCGTGCGGCGAGGAGCAGGACGAGGAGGGCGTGCATTTTTGCCCTGATACGCAGTACACGAAGGAGTATTTTGATCTCTACCTGACGCCGAAGACGCTGATGGAGGACATCAAACATCTGTGACGGAACGAGGCGGGCGAAAGCCCGCCTTTTTTCTTTTTCTCAGTGGTTAGCAAATTATGGAGCCGCTCTCTTATATGGGTGGAGGCGATGAGCATGAAATACTACGCGAGCTTTGAAAACGGAAAATCTCACATCAAGGAATACGATGAGGCAAACGGCGTCAGACAGTTGAACCGAACGACCGTAGCAATCTATCACAGCTCCGTCCTGGTGAGCGAGCTTTTCGACACGCTGGACGAGTGCATCCGCGACTTTGGAGGCTACAGCAAGCCGGTTGTGCTGCCGGATGGAACGGAGATCATTCCGAGCGCGGTCAACTTCCCGAACGACGTCAACGCGCAATGCGAGGCGATCGGTCTTTACCGCTGGCATCCCGGTATCACGGAGATCTGGCCGGGTGAGGAAGGATATGAGGAAGATTTTTCGGAACGGTTAGCAAAACCGGTTTTCTTTCCGTAATAACACTGGGAGGTGGTTTGAATGAAGACTATCAAAGAAATCATCATCGAGCTGTTAGAGGCGCGAGGGGACTACAACATCAACATCATCGAGATTCGGCCGGAGACGGAGCGCCTAACGATTGCGCGCGTCTCCTACGACTGGAAGCTCAACTGTTGGGAAAAGCACGTTGAGCAGGATGTGTACGTCGTGCTCAAGGACAGCGGAGAATACGAGCTTGCCATATAGGAGGTATGTCAAATGACAACGAAACCGGATTTTCAGGAGATCAGGGAGCTTTACGACAAATATACGCCCGCGCAGCGCGGCATCGTCAACGCGGAGGAAGCAAAGACGATCAGGCGGATTTTGGAGCTGGAAAGCCGCACGCCGATCGAGCTTTGCAACATTCGCGACATGGTGGTCATGCTCTATGGCGACTGGGGCGACACGGCGCGCGAAGGAGGCAACATGGAGCGTTTCGATATGCTCCGCGACGCGATGAGCGCGATCACCTGCGTCATCGACAACATCAAGTGGTCGCACGGAATGGAGGTGTAAAAAATCGACCGGCGCGGTTAGCAGATCGCGCCGGCTTTCTGTTATATGGATGGGAACCCAATTCAAGAAACGGAGGTTTTCACAATGAACAAGGTGAAACGTATCAAGATGGTCAAAGCGATGGAGTTCATCGCGCGACAGATCAACAACGAGTATATTTTTGAGGGCTGGCTGATGAATGGCGTCGCGGACGGAGACGTCGAACCAGGTGATCTTTCGGTCAAGGAGGACGACGAAGATACTCTTGATTACTACATCAGCGACGAGCACTTTGCGGAACTAATGGCCTGTTTTCTCCGCCGTATGGAAAACGCAAAGCGCAGCGGCGGTCTCTACTGCGACGGAAAGTGCAGCGCGGAGTAGGAGGAGCCATGCAATACTACCAGGCGACCGCGACCGGTCAATACTTCACCGCCGGAAAGCTCTATCCCGTTCTGGATTTCATCGAGGACGGCATTTTGACGGCGGATGACGAGAACAAAGAACACTATCTCAGCGGAAGCTATCTCATTGACCACTTCCGCGCGGCAAGCAGCGAGCTTGTCAGGCTATTATCAAAACAGTAATCTCCTTTCTGGGAGGCCGTCGTGGTGGTCGGTCTCCCATTTTTATTTTTTTGGAATGGTTAGCAAATTTAAAGAACAATCTGTAATAAAGGTGGAAACATCAGAATTACAAGGAGGATTTCATCATGTGCAAAAAGAAAATCTGTACCGAGTGCGGCTGGAACGTCAATGTGGATGAGCTGCGCGAGATCGACACCGGACTTCCTACGGCGCGTCTGGTCTGTGATACCTGCGCCGGAGAGATGGAGGACAACGGCAAGCTCATTCGCTGCGAAGCCTGCGGCGAGATGTTTCTTGCTTCTTCCCTGCACGACGAAAAAATCTACGGTCAGAGCTTCACGGCCTGCCCGCACTGCGGCCGCGATGTGGTGGACGGCCTCAGCCGCGAGAAGTTCAAGGAGGAATACGCGCCCGACAAATTCGTCGCGATCGTCAACTACGTCAACGGCGAGGCGCGCGGGATGACCGTGGAGGCAAACAGTCTGGCGGAAGCGTACAGCCGTATCGTCGACTGTCACGTCAAGCGGAGCAACGCCGGAGGCATCCGGTCTATCGCCTGTTCGCAAATCCTGTGGGGCAAGGACGAGATCAAGGCAAGCGGAGAGGATGACGAGCCGCTGGAGTGCGGAACGATCGGCTGCGTCTACAACAACGGCGGCGAGTGTCGTTTCAAGGCGGTTTTCGACCGCGCGCCGAAGATCACGGAAGAGGACGGCTGCACGGAAGGCGTCTTCCCCGCCCTGTTTTGAACGAAAAGGAGGAACAGCATGAACATCACAAAGGAACAGTTCAAAAATATCGTCAAGAAATACAGTACGCTCCTGGTGCTGGAGGATGACGTCGAAGCGGCTTTCGATTTCGTCCGCGACGTGCTGGAGGCGGAGGCGGACGCGATCAAGGCGGCGGAGCCGTATGCGACAAACACGATCGACCGCTATGAGCGCGCTGCCTACGAAGTCGGCGAGGTCTGCCGCGAGGTCACGAACGAAGAATTTTCCGAGGCCGGTTAGCAAACCGGCCTTTTCTTCTGTTATATAGACAGAATAGAAAGGAGGACAACATGGCACGCAAAGCAAGCGACTTCAGCCTTGGATACGGATTCAAGGGCAACGGTCTGACGGTCTGGAACCGCCGCAAGATGGAGGGCGGCGACTACGAAACGGTCGCGCACATCGCGCATGACAGAACGGTGGATTTCTACAAGGACGATCTGCCGGAGGAGATCAAGGAGAAAATCAGGCACGTCGCTGCGACGTCTACCGTAACGATCTCCGCCACGCAGAACGAGCTGGTTTTCTCTGTCCCGCCGCAAGTCAAGCTCACATGGGATGACGTCAAAAAGAAGTATCCCGCGCTGTACGCGGAGGGCAGCATCGAAACACGCTCCACGCTGACGACGGAGCAGGAGCGCCAGTTTGTCGCTGACTGCTTCGATGCCTATGAAAATGGCGGATTTGATACGGTGTTCCGCTCTCCGTACAAATCCGAAGTGCATCTGAACGGCAAGCAGTTCGAGGTCATCGGCAGGGTGTCGGAGGGCGAGGCCGATCTGGAATGTCTGCCGATGTGGAAGATCAGATTTGCGGACGGTCTGGAAAAGAGCGCCTATCCGGAGGAGATTTGTCTGGACGAGAGAAAATAATTTTTGAGGACGGTTAGCAAAACCGTCCTCTTTTTCTGTAATATCAGCAGAAAGGAGGCGCTGTCATGTATTCTTTTGAGAACGTCACAACAGCCTATCAATACCAGCTTGGAAAGCGGAGCAACTACGTTTCTTTTGAGGACGTGCCGAATACCGCACAGGGATATGAGAGCTGCTGCAAATACGTCAACGCCAACGGTTTTCGCTACTTCCTCTCCGCGAACAACGAAAAGGACTACTTCCTTATGTGCGACGAGCGCGGAACCAGGTGGGCGGTCTGGTTCACGGTGGATGGCGACACGATCACGGTCATCAAGTCGACGTACAACGGCAGGAGTGAGAAAAACGCGAAGTATCACAAGAAATATACAACAATTCTTGCGCTGATTCATTCCTGTATCAAATACGACGGCGTTGTGAAATATGTGGCGTATCGTGGAGCAGGAACGGAGGCGAAGAGATGAAGCAGCACGCTTTTGAATGTTGGTCGAAACCGGAAGAGTATCCATACGAGGTTTGGTATACCACGCCGAAGCAGCGCAGCAAGAAGTTCCGTTACTTCCGCACTTTGGATGAGCTGAAGGCGTGGTGCAAGCGGAACAAGGGCAAAGTCACGCTGCATTTTGCAAGCTGGCAGGCGTTTGAACTTATGAAACAATGAGGAGGATAGAATATGGAACAGATCAACAAAGTGCGATACGATGACGACGGGCATGGTCGTAAATACGAGGTGTCCGTTCAGATCAGCGATCCGACGCAGCGCGACCAGGAGGAATTTAACGCGCTGGGCTTCCACATCGACCTGTCCGACCGCGTTCGTATTTACGTCCAGAACAACGACCGCTACAAAAGCGGCTGCGCAAAGACCTTTATGGAACGCGAGACCTTTGAGCGTCTTGGCGTTGACTACATCGCCGCGCACGCGAAGCTGGATAACTCCAGATACCTTGGTTTCATGGTCGTCATTTCGCAAAACGACTATTTCAACGATCTGAGCCGCAATCCGGAGCGCGTCATTCCCGTCCGCTTCGTCAAGACGGAGAACGGAACAGGCCGTGAGATTTACAGAGGATTGGAAAACGACCGCTACTACGCCCGCGAGGTCTACTTCCCGCGCGAGAGCTGCGCGAAGTGGTTTTGCTACGGCGGAAATGCGAACGCCGGCGACGGAAATCTCCCGCGCCCCAACATCATCTTCGAGTGCGACGGGCAGCGCGAGAAGGTCACATACGACGACTGGAACGACGTTATGGCCTACTCCGGCACGTTCAACGAGAATTTCAACAAGTGAAAATGACAGCATTTTGACAAATCCCGCCGTTTGGCGGGATTTTTTATCAACCGGTTAGCATATTTCAGATTTTTTCAGTAGTAGAAACAGGAGGTGCTTTACATGAAGGTTTGGCTGGTTTTCAAAAATTACACTACGCTGGATGCCGTCAACGACGACCTGGACATTGCAAACGTCGATGTCAGCGAGGTCGTCGCCGTCTGCAAGACGGAGGCCAAAGCGAAGAAGATGTGCGCCGAGCTGCAGGCGCAGAATGATGCGAACACCAAGCTGTACGACGTCTATCCGGTCGAGTACGTCTGCGGCGCGTGGGAAGTGGAATAAAGGAGGACGCGAATGATTCAATTCGAGGACTATAAGCGTGATCTGGCGGCGGAGCAGACTGCGGCGGAGCTTGCCTTCGAGGAGGAGCTTCGGCAAAAGCCGATCTCCTCGCTGACGCCACAGGAAATCGGAATCCTCTACGATCTCAATGAGAGCTTCTGCGGCGAGGATGCCGATGTGGAAAAGCTGCGGCAGTACGCAATGCTCAAGGATGCGGTCGTCCGTTTCGTTTCGGATTGCGCTGAGGCGCACCAACTCACGGAGCACGAGCCAACGCAGGAGGAGCGCAACGCCGTCATCCGCATGGACGTCAAGGCCATCACAACAATGAGCAAGGAGGAGTCCGCGCTTCTGGCGGACGCGCTGCGCGCGGCTGATTTCGTCGTCGTCAGCCTGGTCGATGACTACATCCGCTATTCTTTCTCCGTGGAAAACATCTGGAAATCTCATACGAAAGGGGCGATGTAAATGTTCGGTTGGTGCTACGATTTTACCGACTGGCGGAAATTTCTGAGGATGTGTCTTCCGCTGCGCAAGGCAAACCTTGCCACCGGCGAGGGACACGGACACGCGCGCTCTTCCAATCGTGAGAGACCGCCGAAGGACAGAGTGAAGAAAGCCCGCAAGCGGACGAAGATGAAAAAGGCGAGCAGACGCAGAAATCGCGGTTAGCAAATCACAGAAAACGTCTGTAAATAAGGTAGGAGGTGACGCCGAATGGCAAATAACGTGAAATGTATCACCGATTTGAACGTGTCCTTTGAGCTTGACGGGAAGGCCTATTATTTCAACGTCGCGGACATGAACCGCAACACGACGGACGGAGGCGGCAATCCGATCTTCTCGGAGGTAGCCTACGAAAAAGATACCGGTCGACGCTGCGTGGTCAATCTCGGCTCAGACTGGACGGTGCGCAATCTGTTCATGGATACCGGTTTCAATCTCCGCAGCAAAATCGCGGATGGGAAAGAGTGGCACCTGAAGAAGTACGGCGAGCTGAATTGGCACTGGTACAACGAGGGACTTCCGAACGCTATTCTGGACTACCACAGCAGCATTGGCAGCACGGAAGACTTCACGGCCGCCGACTGGCGCGTTTGCAAAGAAAACGGCTGGACGCGTGCAGAGGTCGAGGAGTTGTGTAAAGATGACTGAACGATGTGGTTAGCAAACGCCGTTTTCTTTCCGTAATAGTACCGTAAGCACCACAAACGACAAATCAAAACTATAAGGAGGATTTGAAAAATGCCCGCAAATGTTGAAACCATGATGTACGTCCGCGAGAAGCCGTGGCACGGTCTCGGCACGATGGTCGCGGAGGCTCCCACGAGCGCGGATGCGCTGCGCCTTGCCGGTCTGGACTGGCGCGTCGATCAGAAGACCATGCAGGTCTGCGGCGGCAGGAAAATCGAAAACTACAAGGCCAACGTCCGCTCCTCGGACGGCGCTGTGCTCGGCGTTGTCTCCAACCGATATGCTGTCTGCCAGAATACGGATGCGTTCGCGTTTACGGACAACCTCATCGGCGGCGACGTCCACTACGAGACGGCGGGAAGCCTGAGCGGAGGCAAAAAGATCTGGCTGCTGGCGAAGCTGCCCGACACGGAGATCGTCGGAGACAAGACGGAGCCGTACCTGTGCTTCACCAACTCCCACGACGGGAGCGGTGCGATTCGCGTCTGCATGACGCCGATTCGTGTGGTCTGCAACAACACGCTCAACCTCGCGCTTTCCAGCGCGAAGCGCACCTGGGCGGCTCGTCACACCGGCGATCTTCAGATGAAGCTCGCGGAGGCGCATCGCTGCCTTGATATGGCCGGCAAGTATATGGAACAGCTCGGCGTCTATGCCGACCAGCTCGCCAACACGACCGTCACGGATGCCGAAATCCAGAAGTTTCTCAACGAGCTGTTCCCGCTCAAGGAAGACGCGAGCGACCGCGAGAAGAACAACATCAAGACGATCAAGGATGAGTATATGGTCTGTTGGTTTGCGCCCGACCTCTTGAAGTTCCGTAACACCGGCTGGGGCGCGATCAACGCCATGAGCGACATGATCTCCCACAACGCGCCGCGCCGCCAAACGCAGAACTACCGCGAGAACAACTGGGGACGCATCATGGACGGCCACGTCCTCATGGACAAGCTCACCGCGATGGTCGCGGCCAAGGTGTAAGGGAAATTTGAACGGGCGGTTAGCAAGCCGCCCGTTCTTTCCGTAGTATAGCTGTCCAACAACACAAAAAAAGGAGGAACAACTACATGAAGTTGGAATTTGACAAGAGCAAGATCACCGTCGACGGCAACAAGGTCATCATCGAGGTTCCGGACGCCGCCGCACTGGAGCCGCTGCGCAATGCTGGCAAGGTTCTGCTCTCTTCCCTCTCTCCTGGCGATACCTTCCCAATCGGCGATGAGACGTTCATCGTTCTGGAGCACACGAGCGACGGCACGCGCGTCATCTCCGAGGGCTTCGCCTACAACGACGAGGAGTTCGGCGACAGCTCGCATTGGATGGAATCGCCCATCCGCGAGAAGCTGCACGGCGAATACCTCAAAAAAATCGCGGCGATCATCGGCGGCGAGCACATCCTTGCGATGGAGCGCGACCTGACCTCGCTCGATGGCCTCGATGATTACGGCGAGTGCAAGGATTACATCAGCCTGCTGACCGCCGCCGAGTACGCGAAGTACCACAAAATTCTCGGCTTGCAGCCCGAGTACGAAAACTGGTGGTGGACGATCACGCCAGCTTCCACGCCGAGCAACGGTTATTCTCGCCTCGTCTGCTGCGTCGGCTCCAGTGGTGTCCTGCGCTGGTACGACTGTGGCTGCGGCTACGGCGTTCGCCCGTTTTTGACTCTTGACTCTTCGATCTTGGTTCTCGCGGAGTAACCGGAAAGGAGGCGTGACATGGCGGTTGAGCACCAGTTTACCAGCGTGAACGATCTGCGCGACTGGCTTGAGGAGCGCAGATGGGAGGCCGGAAGCCCCGAAGCATACGATGAGTGGCTGCGAAGCTACTTTGATGATGGCAACACCATCTACGTCAACGAGACCGAGTACGATTACTGGGCGTGCTGGGAGCTGCTGTAACGGAATACGCGCAAGACGCCGGATTGCTCCGGCGTCTTTTTTTTATGCTTTGGTTAGCAGATTTCCGAATCATTCGGTAATAGAAGTGCGAGCTGACAAAATTTTGTACCGAGGAGGATTTTTCAATGTTCCTATATAAAGAGGAGATAACCAGTGGGCGCAGATGGGAAAAGCCCGTTACTGAAAAGACGGTCGTTATCTCAAAAGGCGATCAGCCGATTGGATGTCTCACCTGCATGACCTACGACGAGGACGGTCGCTTTGCCGTCGACCACTGGCACAAAGATACGCCGATTGAGGTGGCCTATTATACGGAGGTCGACGGACGCTATCGCAGGTCTAACAATATCGGATATGCCCGCAACATTGCGGAGGGCAAGAAAATATTTGCGGATTGGTACAAGGAGCATAGCGGCGAGGCACTTCATTCGGATGTACGCGCGCTGCCCGCTTCGCCGGACGCCGAGTTCTTTCCGACGCCGACGCAGCTCGCCGGTAAGATGGCGAACATGATTGACTGGCGCAAGGTCGAGACGTTTTTGGAGCCGTCCGCAGGTAAAGGCGACCTCATTGAGTGCGCAGTCAAGTGCTTCTACAAGAAAGGCGGATACCACTACCGCGACGATTGGTTTACGGAGCGATTTGACTGCATTGAGCGCGACGCGAATTTGCAGCTCATCCTCAAAGGCAAGGGCTACCGCGTGGTATCCGATGACTTTCTCACCTACTTCACGATGAAGCACTACGACGCGATTATTATGAACCCGCCGTTTTCCAATGGCGATGAGCACTTGCTCAAAGCGATTTCCATGCAGCGTGACAGCGGTGGACAGATCGTGTGTCTGCTCAATGCCGAGACCATCCGCAATCCGTACACCGACCGCCGCAAGGTGTTGCAGCAGCAGCTCCAGAAATACGACGCAAAGATCGAGTTTGTTTCCGGCGCGTTCTCCCGCGCGGAACGCCGCAGTGACGTCGAGGTTGCGATCGTCTATCTGAACATCCCGGAGCCGAGGCACGAGTCTCACATTCTGGAACAACTCAAGAAAGCGGAACGCGCGGAGGATGGGGAGCACAACAACGAGGTCGAAGACCTGGTTGCCGGCGACTGGATCGACCAGATGGTTTCAGGTTACGAGATAGAGGCCAAGCTGGGCGTCGCGCTCATGCGCGAATACAACGCGCTCGCGCCGTACATTATGAGCGGAACGGGCGAATACGACAAGCCGCTTATCAAGATTTCCGTGAACGACCGCGACTGTGACCACGCAACGAGCGACACGATCAATGCCTATCTCCGCAAGCTCCGTTACAAATACTGGGAGACGCTGCTTTCTCGCAGGGAGCTTACGGAAAAGATGACGTCGCAGCTCCAGAGCGAGTATCACGACAAAATTCGCGAGATGCAGGATTACGATTTCAGTTGCTACAACATCAAGAGAGTCATCATGGAGATTTCCGCGCAGCTCTCGCGCGGCGTGGAGGATTCGATCTACAAGCTCTTCGACGAGCTTTCCGCTGAGCACGCATGGTATCCGGAGTGCGTGAACAACGTCCACTACTATAACGGCTGGGCGACGAACAAGGCGCACAAGGTTGGCATGAAGGTCATTCTCCCGATCAACGCTTTCTACACGAAGTACGACGGTAAGAAGAAGCTGGAGGCGCGTGAGTTCGCGCAGACGATTGCCGACATCGAGCGTTCTCTCAACTACCTTGACCGTGGCGAGACCTCTTCGTCGGTCGATCCGTACCGCGTCGCGCAGGCGGCGGAGGATTGTTGCCGGACGTCGATGGATTTCAAGTATTTCTCCGCGACGTTCTACAAGAAAGGGACGTGTCACATCAAGTTCGATCCGTCCGCCAAGCGCCTGATCGACCGTCTCAACATCTTCGCCGCGCGCGGCCGCCAGTGGCTCCCGCCCGACTATGGAAAGAAGGGCTATGACGACATGGACGCGGAATCCCGCGCCGTCATTGATGAGTTCCAGGGTCGCGAAGCGTATGAGGAGGTCATGCGCGCGCCGCAGAACTACATCATATCCCCCGCGTCGTCCATGCCTCTTCTCACCGCATAATGGAAAATTTTGAGCGTCGGTTAGCACCGGCGCTCTTTTTTCTGTAATAAGAGCAGAAGGAGGGCTTGCCTATGCTTGTGAATTATGAGTCATTGACCGAGAAGAACAGGTTGTACGCTTTCACCTGTTATGTGCGGGACTGGAAAAAGCAAAACCCGGAAACGATCAAAAGAGACGGCGACGTTTTTAGCTATCGGACGAAGCGAGGTGTGGAAAAGCGTTTTGCCGTAGCCAACGATAAGAATTACTCGCTGAAGGTTCAGGGGTTTTATTTCAAAGAGATAAAGGAGGACGCACCATGTTGAAATCTGGAACCTACAAATGGGAGAGCGACGAGGGCGGCATCTTCGGTGGCTACGTCCGCGTCAGAATGAAGGAGACGAGCGCGTCGTTCATCATTACGCTGGTGGAAAACGCCTGCAAATTCAACGCACCGCAGCTTGACGGTCTCTTTCAGAAATCCCCACGAGTCGTCATCCGCAAGGATGGTAGCAAGCACGCGCTGAACATTTCCGGCGACGACTGGTTTTGTCTTTATCCGTATCGCGTCGGCGTGCCGTTCGCGTTTCGTTATGAAGGAAAGGAGTGACGCCATGAGACTGATGAAGGATTTGGAGGTGCTCGCCGCGCTGGAAAACCTGCGGTTGATGCACGAGAACGGCAAGGAGAGCGCCGACCTCGTTCTTCGCTTTGCAACTGCCGTTGTTGCGGAGGCAATGGGCTTCGGTGGTCGCGCCGACTGGACGCGCGTGCTGAAAAACGAGTGCCTGGTCAATTACGACGGATTCGGCGAGGATAAGGTCGAGATCGCGCGCCGCCACTACGAGGAGCTGGTCATCCCCTGTCAGAAAACGCTTGCCGCGCTGAGAAAATACAATCTATGCGGCCACGACGATCGCTTCTACTATATGTTCCTCGACCGCCTCAAGTCGGATTGCCTCTACTACCTCGGCAACGGAGGCCGTTACGCGCCGCACCTGTGGACGCATGATGAGCGTGAGCAGATCGAGCTGATGCGCGCCGTCTACGCGCTTTTGCCGGAGAAACCGGAATGGTTGACGGCGGAACAGATCGAGAACTTCGCGAAGGAGATGGGCGTGGAATGAGAAAAGTCACCTTTATCATCGACGACCATGCCTATTTCCAAAGGCTTTACAAATTGCCGCCGGAGCAGGCGAAGGCGATGTTTTCCGGCACGCGGGGCTTCCGCGCGACCTACGCGATCTTCTCTCGCGCGGAGGGCGATACCATCCCAGACCGCTGCGAGCTGACGGATGGAACCGGAGAGAAAATCGACCTCGACTCCCTCAACGCTTTTCAGCGCGGCGTCATTCTCGGCGAGTGCATGAGATACTTCGAGGGCGAGCTGCGAGACCGGAAGCCGACCGGCGTTTTGGAGATCAAAGAGGAAAATTTTTGATCGCGGTTAGCAGCAGGTGGATTTTTTCTGTAATAAGAGAGGAAGGAGGCGAAAGCCATGACAAAGCTGGAGAAGAAACGAGCGACCGACCGCCGCGTGCTCTCGCACATGATGGAAGCGAGCAACCACCCGAACGCCTTCACACTCCGCCAGATGACCGCCATGATGCTTTCCGGTCACGCGCTGACGGATGAGTACCTGCGCGAGGTGTACTCCAAGATTTTCGGTTATCTCGCACTCGGCTATCCGACACTGGAAAACCTGCACCCGTGCATCCGTTCGCTCCGTTACTGTGAACGGTTCGACGGAAACGGAAACTTCGTGGAGGCGTGGCTGAGCCTCGAATCGGACGGCACAACCGACCGCGCGCCGAAGGGCGAACGCTACCGTCTGACGCGCGATGAGGTGGAAAATCTCTGGCGTCTGGTCTATCCGTACAACAAGGAAGGAGAAACAAAATGAAAACACTTCTGGAATTATCCCGGCAGCAGACCGTCAAGCGCCGCGCGATCGAGTACGGCACGAGCGGAAACAATATCGTCCGCCACTACCACGACGTATTCCCCATCACGGAAACGCTTTTTGCTTCGGATTGCGGAACCAATGGCTACGGCGAGCGTGAGTTTGATCTTTTCGTCTTCTTCGACGGCGTGCCGGACGGCATGAAGGTGGAAAATCACACGATTTTCCGCGACCACATGACCGATGAGTATTACGCGAAAGCGGTCGTGAACGTCGGCTTGCAGTCCCGCGAGGCGTTTGTCGCCTCTTCGGATCAGGCGATGGAACGCAAGCAGTTCATCGGCAACGCCATCATCGAGTTCGTTCGCCAGTGGAACGCCGAGCGCGCCGCCGTCTACGAAAAGTACCGCGCCGACTGGTACGAGCGCAAAGAAGAAGAGCGCCGCGCCCGCGAGGAACAGCGCCGCGCGGAGGAGGCGGAACGCGAGCGTCAGGCTGCGGAGGAGGACGCTCGCGAGCGCGCGAAGTACCTTGGCTTTGCGGACGATATGACGCCGATGCAGTTTGGCAGGCTCAGCAAGACGATGGAAAAGCTCGTCCGCACCGGTGAGTTTGGAATCCAGACCACGCGCGACTTCATTATCTCGCTCGTCAAGTCCGGTTATGTGCCGACGAAGAAGGACAACGTGACGACTTTTTACGGAAGCCGCTGGGACATCAAGGAGAGCAAACCGCGCACGGAATACCGCATGAACAAAAATAGTGAGTCTTACAAGGTTAGCAAAACCGAGTACGATTTTGCCATGTACCTGACGGAACACACCGACCGCTTCAATTAAGAAAGGAGAATGGAAGCTATGAACAGCATCATGGAAAATTTCGTCACGCAGGCGCTCGCGAACGACACGACCGGCTCGTTCATCATCGACAACAGCCCCATCGGAGAGGGTCGTCGCTGGTTCTTTACGCAGCTTACGCTTGGCGCGGCGCGCCTCATCTATGGCGACTACGCTCTCTGCGCGGAGGGCGAGGTGCCGCACTTCTACGACGGTCTGCGCCTCAAGGCTGTCGTCGCGGACGGAACGGTCTACCTTTTCGACAAGTATCTCTTCAACGTCCCCTACCTCGGCGGAGACCACGACATTCCCGACCATCTGGTCTTTGCGGATGATGCTCGTGCCGAGATGGAGCAGTCCGCGATCGACAAGCTCTTTCCCGCTTGGCTGGAAACTCTCGCGCCGGCGGACGTCAAGGAAACGGACGAGATCCGCTGCCACCGCGCCGCCCGCAGCTTCGTGTTGTTCGGAACGCCGTATGAGGAGCCGGAGATCGCCGAGGTCGTCCTGACGATGGATGATTTCGTTACCGTGCTCTGCGGCTTCACGACGGCGGAGGACGTGGTGGATGCCTACCTGCACAAGGAAGATACCGAGAAATACTTTGCCTACCTCAAGCGCCAGCGCCTTGCGACGGAGGCTCTGATCGACAAGCCGACGTTGGTGGAGGATTACGAGCGCGCATTGAGCACCGCGCTGATCACAACGGATGCGGTCAACCTTCTCGTCGAGTTCGCCCACGACGGCAAGCGCGCGGCGGAGAAGATGGAACGCGCGCACCTCATCCGCATCATCGTGGAAAGCGACAGGGTACACGCATCGGATTTCGTCACGGGCGTCGCCGGCGACCGCCTCTTCAAGGAGCTTTTCGGCGCGGACTTCAACTGCTTCTCCCGCCTGTCTACGGCGGAGATCACGAAGATCACCTACGGCAAGAAAACGATTTACGAGAACTGAAAGGAGTAACGATATGGATTTCAACATGGACAGCGAGCAGCTTCGCGAGGAGCTGGAACGCCGCGCGGAGGAGCTGAGCCAGGACGCGGAGATGGAATTTCTCCTCTTCTTCGCCCTCTCGCACCGCGACGAATGGAACGATGAGGACTTCAAGCAGCAGCTTCGCGCACTCTGGACGGCGCTGTGCCTGCACTTCGGCGTGGAGGTCGACACCATGATCTACGACAACCTTCTCACTCGCGTCAAGAACACCGGCATCGCGCCGGAGGACGGAAGCGGAATCTGCTTCGCGTCCGACTTTGAAAACTTCATGGCAGAGTTTATGTGCTGAAGGAGGATTTTGGAAATGCTTGTTTTGGCTGGATGTTTGTACCTCATCATTCAACTTTGCATCGAAAACTGCCAGCGGAGAGCTGCGGATGAATACGCGCGCCGCGTCGTCCGCAGATAAGGAGGCCATCATGGAAAAGCTCACGAAGAAACAGCTTGCCGCGATGGAACGCATCATGGAGGGCGAAACGAAGCAGCGCCCGCACGCAATCGTCGGCGCGCATCCGTCCGGCGAGCGTTACATCATCACGGACGGCTACTCGCTCATCGCCCTGCGGAGCAAGCCGGATGGATTGTCGGAAGCGCCGCGCGAAGACACCTTCGACGAGCTTCTGCGCAAGTCAGAAGACGATGGAAAATTCTACCTCGTGGAAAACATGCCAAACGTGTCCGAGCTGCGGAAAATGCCGGGACGGATCAAGCTGACGGCGAAGAAGAGTGACGGAAGCGGAGCAGTTTCCAGCGTCTTTGACGTCCGCCTTTTGGTCAACGTGCTGGAAGCCTGCGGAACGGGGTGTCTTGCCTACCTCGGATATGCCAAGCCGTTTTCGGAACAGTTCGCATCTCTTCTGGTCTATCCGAAGACGGGCTGCATTGATCCGTCCGTCGTCGCGTTGCTTCTTCCCTGCCGGTGGTAATAAGGAGGTATCGCATGAAATATGTCACAGAAAATGGCGACCGCGTAACAATCGTCGTGGAGTTCCACTACGACGAATATGGGAACAGGACGTGGTACAATGTCCGCGATGTTCTCATCACGCCGCGCGGTAAACGCAAGGCTCGCAGTCTTGCAAGCGAGATTAGGGATTCATATTCCTATCGGAGCACGCCGTATCCCGATCGTCCGAAGTACGTTCAGTCTAAATTTGTGGAATACTGCACGCAGGAACAGATCAACGAGGCGATCATGGAGAAGTATCGCAGCATAGTGGAACAAATCAATCCCAAGAACGTCAACATCGACTATCGCGTTTATTAGGAGGCGGAGCGAAATGAATGTAACCGTCATGTCGAGGCGCGACGCCGTACGATATTGCTATCAGCCGCATGATCGGAACGCAGTGATGATTTCCATTTCAGATCCGTGCATGGATTACGAGACTGCTCCGTTTGCCTCACCGCATAATCGCGTGCGGAGCATCCTACGCCTCAGCTTCCACGACGCGGATCGTCCGGGACTGGACGTTTACGGTCGGAGAGTGGACGAATCAGATCTGATGACGCAAGAGGACGCCGCTTCGATCCGCGATTTCCTCAAGGCAAATACTGATGTGGACGTTATCGTTCACTGCGACGCTGGTATTTCCCGTTCGTCCGGCGTAGCGGCCGCGATCCTCAAGTTCTTCAACGGAACGGACGAGCAGATTTTCAAAAGCGGACGCTACTGTCCGAACATGTGGTGCTATCGCCGCGTTTTGGAGGCACTGATGGACGGAGACAGAAAGAAGCCGTAAAAAATAGGCGGCTCCTATGTGGAGTCGCCTGAAACCTTGTCCGGCCATATCAAAATTCCTGAGTAGATTTTTCCGTTGTACCGGAACGGCGGGTGCCGCAACCTTCCGGAACGCTTGCGCAGTGCGTACAAGCCCTGCATATTGCTTTCCCATTGTAATTCTTTTTCGTGCCGTTTGGAAAACTCCCATCGCTTGTAATCTTCCCAGCGGATGTTGGAAGCCTCGACGGAAAGCCCAAACACGTTCATAATGTCCGCCGGAGAATGGATGCAGAGCTGACGGAACAGCGCCCACGGGCAGAGCAGCAATGAGGCAAACAGATCCGCTTCATCCTCTGCTTCGCGGTGGAACCGGTGGAAAAATCCATCGCTATTCCCTCGTTCCTTGGCCTCATCGCTCAGATGTCCGAGTAGAACATGACCAAGCTCATGCGCTTTCGTCCATCGCTGCCGGCCTGGTACATTATTATCGGACGGATCGTCGTTCCAGAGGATAAGGTATCGCCCGCGCAGAACGTCGAAGTGCGTGCTGCCATCCTTGCTGCCGCACAGCCGCATGGTCTCCTTAACGGAGCAGTCGTTGAGTATGGAAAACTCGCGGTATGTCATCATCTTGCAGTTCGGATGCCGCACAAGCGCCGCTTCCGGTTCGATTGGAAACGTCAGTTGAGCCATGTCGCGATAAATTTTCAAAACCTCGTTGTGGATTCTCGCGTAGCGGATCATGTTACTCCTTTTTCGATCTTGGTGTCTTGCGTTTCTTGTCCTTTTCGTCCTTCGACATCATCACGCCGGCGCTTGCGGCGGCGACTCCAGCAAGCGGAACGGTAAGCGGAGCCGTCACAGGATTCGTCGCGGCGACCATAGCGCCGCCTGCTGCCACTCCGGTTGCTACGGCTGCCAAACCGGTTGCGAGGATGTCTGCGTTTCTGCTGTGGATAAACCGCTCTATGCTTGTGGTCTTATCTTCAAACGCTTTGTCAAAAGCGACCTGCAGCATCGCCATCATGCGGTCGCGGTCAATGTCCGTCATGCGCTCGCGGGCGCGCTGGATGGAGACGAAATCGCTGTCCTGCACAAGGTCGTCTGCTTTGGTGCGGATGTCGGAAGCGCCGATTAGGTAGTCGACGGAAACACCGAAGTGCGCCGCGATGCGCACGGCGGTCTTGATAGTTGGATTGGAAGAGTTTTTGAGGTTCCCGATGGAATACTGTCCCAAACCAAGCTCGGATTCCAGCTTCGTGATGGAAATGCCGCGCTCGTCGCACAGCTCTTTTGTGCGGGTGTAGATGATGGAGTCCATAAAAAATCCTCCGTTCCACGATTTTTTTCGTGAAATGGTATTGACATAACGAAATTAGTCTGGTATATTATGCCTCGGATGGTACGATTTCTTTCGTGGTGTACCGCAATCATACCACTTGGATTCGTTACTGTCAAGGCATTTCCCATAAATAATAATAGGAGGCGGTCGTATTGATACTCCCCGGCGATCCCGCAACGGGATTAGGTGACTTCGAGCTGGATCTGTCCAGCGTAAAGCTCAGAAGCGAGCGGAACGACGCGCTGTATTTGCCTTACTGCGGCGCGCTGCCTCCGCAGTTTATGGAACCGGACGCGAAATACCTCTACATAAACGTCGGCGTCGGCATGGAATCCTACGTTATGCTCGTGCTGGATTACGGCGAAAAGGTGGAGCATTTCAGCCTGATTGCGCACAGTGACGAGATCGTTTCCCTGTTAGATCAGCTCTTTTATAAAGTCGGATGCAGCTCATTCGATCACGGCGCGCTCACGGATTACTATGCCGGCTATTGGCAGGGGCGTTATGACGCTTGGAGGAAGCTCACAGAGGAACCGAGACGCCTGCGCCATAACATCGAGGAAATGACGCAGGCGCGTCGCGATGTTCTCAAGTCAGTTGTCAATCGGTGGTAGCGGAAAAATCCAAATAAATTTCTGTTTTGCTATTGACTTTCCGGCACGATTGTGATACCATTCCTTCACCAGATGAAATAGGAGCGAATCGGAGGGTGCGAGATGAACGACCGGTTTTTCACGGATGAAGAAAACGGGCTGAGCGCGTGCGCTGCTTCGGTAAAAAGCGCCTTTTTGCAAAAGGAAAAGGCCATTCGCGCTTGGGACAAGGCAAACGGCGGAAAACTGGATGCAGACATGACGCGCGAGGACTATGTTTCCCTGCTCAGCGCATTGGAAATCCGCAAAAAGTCCAGCTTTACACAGTACAGAATGGCGCTGGCACGTTACGTCCGCTATCAGATCGCTTGCGGTAACTTTTCTGACGGGCAGGAAAGAATCCTGATGTCGGTCGGCATGGGCGATATGAACATCGCCGGCAGCACCATAGAGAAGGTCGTATATTTCCGCAATCTGGCGCATCTGCGTTCCTGCATGGAGGAAACGGTCAGGACGGATGAGCCGATCGACGACGCAAAGTTCGAGCTTCATGTCTGCGCTTCGTATCTTGCGTGGTTTGGCCTGACGATCGAGCAAATCTGCACCGTAAAGAAAGCGGATGTTCTGGAAGACGGCGTTATGGTGGATGGGAAGCTCGTTAAGATGCCGATTTTTGTTATGGATCAGCTCTTGGACTACAAGGAGTCTCGTGGATTCTCCCAGCAGGCGCGCGGCGTCATCTTTCACACTTACCAGGCGTCTGAATATCTCTTCCGCACGGAGCGGAGCAGTCAAATTACTGTCTCGCAAATGTACCAGCTTTTCAAGCGTTTCAACGCGGTGATGGATCGGCAGTATTCCCTCACCTACGATGTGATCCACATGTCCGGCGTATTTAACCGCGCGTATGCGGAAGAGGTCGAGAGCATCAAATTTGACATCGGCGATAAAGCGTTTGCGGAGCGCGTCTTTGAAACGGCTTTCAAAAACGACGAGGCGTACCGCAACATGATTTCGGATTATACGCATTACAAGAAGCTGTTTCAGTGAAACAGCACATTTGGAAGGCTGCGGCCTTTCAAATCTTCCATAAGCGCGACAATAATTTATATAGGAGGTTTTTATGGAACGCAAGAAGAAGGAAATCCCCGTGACGCACGCCGTTGGCGATGAGGTGTATGACTTCAAGATGAAGCGGCGCGGCGTCATCCGCAAGGTCGATCCGTCGAGCGTCTACATGCGCTATCTCGTCCGCTACAAGGATGGAACGCTCAAGTGGACGGACGGGCGCGAGTGGACGAAGAAAGCTCCGCCGCCGGATGAAACGTAAGGAGGCGATCGGATGCCGGTATTCTACATTCTGCTGATCCTTGGTCTGGTGCTGCTCTGGTTCATCCTTTCGTTCTGCTTCAAGCCGTTCGGCAAGTTCGCAAACAAGCTCTACGGCGACGCCAAGCGCGCCATGACCGAAGAAGAGAATCCCGCGTCCTGCGAGGGCGCAAAAAATAATGATGAAAAGAGGAACGAAGAAACATGAAGAAAAACGGTTACATCGGAGGCATCCTGCTGGGCGTCTGCATGGTCGTCGCGCTGATCCTGTGCTTGATGTGCGTCAAGAAGATCCCCGCCGGCTACGTCGGCGTGGTCTACAACATGGATGGCGGCGTGGACGGCGAGATCCTGTCGCAGGGCTGGCACATGGTCGCGCCGACCAAGAAGGTCACGACCTACTCGATCGGACTGGAGCAGTCCTACCTCGTCTCCGGCGAAAAGGGCGACTCCAAGAAGGACGAGAGCTTCAAATGCCCCACGTCGGACGGCAAGAGCGTCACGGTCGAGCTGGAATTTTCCTATCGGTTCGACGAGCCGCGCGTCGCGCAGACGTTCATCACCTTCAAGGGCAAGAACGGCGAGACGATCAAGGATACGTTCATCAAGCCCAAGGTCTCCGCGTGGACGCAGGAGATCACGGCGCTCTATCCCGTCACCGACATCTTCGGTGACAAGCGCACGGACATCAACGCGCATCTGGACGAGTACCTGCGCAAGAAATTCGACCAGTACGGTATTCTGATCGACACCGTGAACTTCACCAACATCGACGTCGATCCGGAGACCGCTGCGGCGATCCAGAAGAAGGTCAACGCGCAGCAGGAGCTTGAGCTTGCCAACATCGAGGCGCAGACCGCCAAGGTGCAGGCGAACAAGGACAAGGAGGTCGCGCAGGTCGCGGCGGAAACCGCAGTCATTCAGGCAAACGCCGAGGCGGAAGTCCTTCGCATCGCGGCGGAGGCGGAGGCGGACGCCAACCGTAAGATCGCGGCGTCGCTGACGTCGGAGCTGATCGAAAAGATCAAGTACGAGCAGTGGGACGGCGAGCTGCCGACCGTATCCGGCAGCGGAGCGATCGTCAGCATCGGCGGTCTGGAATAAGGAGGAAAACGGCATGAAGAAAACGCACGCTATGTCCAATCAGCAGTCCGACATTCTGCGCGCCAAGCAGAATCGCCTCGGCGAGCTTACGGCGCAGGCCGACCGCGCGGTCGAGATGGTCTCCCGCACCATTTCCAGTCTGGAACTCATCAACCAGGAGATCGACGACACCGTGACGGAGATTGAGACCTACACCGCGCAGCTTTTGGAGACACGCGACAAGCTCGCCCGCAACCAGAAGCACAACGCGGCGATCATCGCCAACTTCACCAAGCTCCTGTCCGTGGATGACGCGGACGAAGCGCCGGAAAAGGAGAACGCATAATGCAGATCAAGATCAAAAATGAGTTTCCCAACGTCAAGGTCGACGTCAAGGAGCACGACAACGGCGACATCACCGTTACCCTGTCCGAGCAGCCGCGCCGCACGCTCGGCGAGGTCAAGTGCGGTGAGATCGTGAAGCTCGGCGACCGCGAGTTCTATGTCCTGGAGCACAGCGCGACCACGACGGCCGTACTCGCCAAGGATTCCATCAAAACGATGGACTACGCCGGCGGCGGCGACTACGCAAAGAGCGACGTGCGCCGCTATCTCAACGATACCTTCTATAAGGAGCTTTCCAAGGCAGTCGGCGCAAGCAACATCGTGGAGCACACCGTCAAGCTCGTCGCCGACGACGGAACGGGCAAAAAGCTCTCCGTCCGCGACCATGTTTCCCTTCTCACGACCGATCTCTACCGCCGCTATCGCGAGTATCTTCCGGCGATGGGTTCGCCCTGGTGGACGGCTACCAGAGTGACGCACGATGAGAGCACCGGATACGCTCGCGGCGTCTGCTGCGTCGGCTCCGGTGGTGTCCTGGGCTGGGTCGGCTGTGGCTGCGGCTGCGGCGTTCGCCCGTTTTGCGTTTTGGACTCTTCGATCTTCGTATCTTGATACTCGGCGATGAGCGAAGAGGTCAAATTTGACATCGGCGACAAAGCGGAAGCTCTGTATTTCAGCGTCTTCGACCTGACGACGAGCCGGCAACACTATCCTGTCAAGTTTCGTCGTCTGGCCGATACGCTCCAGAAGTACGCGCTGAACATTCACAGCGATGTGATGGATGCAAATTCCTTCCGCAACGATTCGCCGTCTCAGCGGCAAAAGCGCTTCGACTACCAAACGAGCGCGATCACCCATTGCAATAAATTTCTAAGCCTTGTGAAATACAGCCTCCACGCTCATCTCATCAGCGCTGCGACGGGCGAAACGTGGACTTCCTTAGCCCACGACGTCAAATACATGACGCTCGCTTGGCGGAAGACCTGACCGGACGAATCCTTTAGGCTGTATGCTGATGCTCGCAACGTCTGCTACGTCAACTCCAATGGTATCCTGAACTGGAACGACTGTGACTACAGCAACGACGTTCGCCCGTTCTGGTGGATCAGCGAGGTCTATAAGCTGCTTCAGCGGCTAAAAGGAGTGCGCCATACTGTCAAAAGAGCATACGACCTCTCTCGCCTCTGGCGGGACAAACACAAATGACGCAAGCGATTTTGAAAGGCTGGTCGATTTTGGAAATCTGTTCCGGTCGTATCAGGTCGCTTGCAAAGGCAAGGGGAAGAAACGCAGCGCGCAGCGGTTCAATGTGCTGGCTCTCGAAAATCTGTGCGTTATGAAGCGCCAGTTGGAGGAGCGCACCTACCGCGTTGGCGCGTACACCGAGTTTATCGTCTCCGAGCCGAAACGAAGGATCGTCCGGTCAGGTACGTTCCGCGACAAGGTTCTCCAGCATTGCCTGTGCGACTGCGTGTTGCTGCCGAAGCTGCGTGAGTGTTTTCTCCTCGACAACTACGCCGGTCAAACAGGCAAGGGAACCTTGTTCGGATTGGATCGTCTTTCGGAAAGCCTGCTGAGCTTCTATGCGGAGCACGGGAGAAGCGGTTACATTCTCAAATGCGACGTCACCAAGTTTTTCTACAGCATCGACCACGACCTGATGAAAGCCTGCGTCCGCCGCTACTTTGACGACGCCGGCATCCAATGGGTGTGCGACTTGCTGATCGACAGCACAAGCGGCGTTGGATTGCCGCTTGGAAACCAGTGCAGTCAGGTTTTCGCTCTGATGTTTCTCGATGGGCTTGACCACTTCATCACGGAGGAGCTTGGCTGCCGATATTACGGGAGATATATGGACGATTTCTATTTGATCGCGGAAGACAAGGAATACCTGGAAAAATGTCTCGCTGAGATTAGGGCGTATCTTGCCGAGCTTCGCCTGACGCTCAACGGCAAGACAGAGATCGTACCAATACGGCAGGGCGTCCGCTTTCTCGGCTTTCACAGCTATCTCACGGAGGACGGCAAGGTCATCCGCAAGCTCACCGGCGACAACAAGCGCCAGATCAAGCGGCGTCTTCGCAAATATGCGAAGCTCGTGCGCGACGGTCGAATGACGCGCGAGAAATTCGACGAGAAGTACGCCTCGTGGAAAAACCACGCATTGCACGGCAACTGCCACAAGCTCGTGACGGACATGGATCGGTATGTAGAGTCATTGTTTTAAGGAGTGTTTTTTTGAAACTTGATACAAAACGCGATATTGGAAATGCTGGTTTGTCGGTTGCAATAGCATATTTTGGATCGAATGGCTATACGGTATCTGTCCCGTTAAACGATACACAACCGTACGATTTAATTGTTGATAAAGATGATGTTTTATCACGAGTCCAAGTAAAAGCAACAAACAATGTTATTTACAACGACGTATATGCTCTTTCGTTACGAACAATCAGCGGCACAACAAGAAAAGCGATGAGAACGGTTAAAGATACAAATGTCGATCTGCTTTTCTGCTTGTGCGGAGATGGAACAATGTATCTGATTCCAACTGATGAGATCAAGAATAAATCAGTTCTGGATCTTGGGAAGCGCAAGAGCAAATTTGCCGGAAAAAACGTGCCGGATTATTCAAAATACATCGTCCAGTTATAATGGAAGGGTACTCAAGTGGTAAGAGGATGACCTGCTACGTCATTAGGTCGCGAAAGCGGCGCGAGGGTTCGATCCCCTCCCCTTCCGCCAGCCGTTTGTGGTGGACGGCAACTGGTTCTCCTTTTGACGGCGGGAAAGACCGCTACAGCCGCGTAAGTGCGGCAGTATGCTGGGAACAGCCCGAAGGACGGGCAGCGAGCCATATTCGCGGTCTGCGGGTTCGAGTCCCGCTTCTCAGCACGAGCCGACATAGTGCGGTTCCTCCCTTTCTAAGGTATATATGACGACATCGCGGATAAGCGTCACGCCTGTGGGTGCAGAACGCAGGTGCTCCGGTGCAATTCCGGTGAGTCCGCAAAACAAAACAAGGAGTAGTTATCCATGAGATGTGAAGTCGCAAATTGCAGTAACTATGAAAATGGATACTGCGTATCGGATTCGTATGTCAGCATTGACTCTAACGGTCAGTGTGATCTCATGTCCACTATCGGCGGAGCGAGCAACGGCTTAAATCCTTGCCCGTTCTGTGGTAGCAAAAATATTAAGTTTTCGGTCAAGACCGCTCAATCCAATTTTGAGCGGATCTATCACGCATCGTTGTACTGCAATAGCTGCCACTGCTACGGATCGCGCGTCTTGCGCCATGTGAACGAGAACGAGTCGCGAAACAACATTGAAAATGACGCGCAGCTTTTCAAGCAGGCCGCAGACGCCTGGAACAGGAGGGCATAACGATGATCTATCTTGACCACGCGGCGACCACGCCGGTCGATCCGCGCGTTTTGGAGGCGATGCTGCCGTGGTACTGCGCGGAAAACATCGGCAATCCGTCCAGCATCCATTCGCAGGGCGTCGCGGCGAGCAAAGCGATCGAGCGCGCCCGTGAGCAGGTGGCGGCGATGATAAATGCGGACGCCTCGGAAATCTTCTTCACCTCCGGCGGCACGGAGTCCAACAACGCTTGGCTCGCCAACGTATGTGGCACGGTCGTCACAACCAAGGCGGAGCACCACTCTGTAACGGAGCCGCTGGAGCATTATGGACGCGGCGCGTTCGGCGTGCCATACATCGCTCTGGACATCGCGCAAAACGGCTGCGTTGATCCGAAATGGCTGGATTTTGAGATACTTCGCAACGATATGCCGCATCGTATCGGCGCGGCGTCCGTCATGTGGGTGAACAACGAGCTGGGAACCATCAATCCGATGGAGAAAATCGGAGCGGTTTGCAAAACGCATGGTATCCCGCTCCACTCGGATGCGGTGGCGGCTGCCGGTCATACGCCGATCGACGTCAAAAAGTGCCATGTGGATATGCTTTCGGCGTCAGGTCACAAGTTCGGCGCACCGCTCGGCTCAGGCTTCCTCTATATCGACAGCAAAATTCACAAGAATCCTCTGATTTTCGGCGGCGGACAGGAGCGCGGGATGCGCGGCGGAACACCGAATGTACCCGCAATCGTCGGGCTTGGAATAGCTGCGGAAATCGTCACGAAAAGTCTGTCCGTACAGATGGAAAAGTACGCAGCGCTGCGCGACATCTTCCTGCGCCGCCTTGCCAATCAGCTTCGCGGCTCTGCTCTGTTTCGCGTCAACTGCGATGATGCGCCGCACATCGACAACATCATCAGTCTCACACTCTTCGGCGTTCACAGCGAGGCGCTTCTGCTGCGGCTGGATATGGAGGGCGTCTGCGTTTCCGCAGGCTCGGCGTGCTCATCCGGCTCCGGTATCTCCCATGTGCTCAAGGCGATCGGGATGCCGGAGGAAGAAGCGGCCTGTACGGTACGCATTTCCCTCGGCGCTACCACAAACGCGGCGGACATGGTGGTCGCTGCGGAAAAAATCGCGGAGATTTCGCAAAAAATTCTGAAAATGTCTTGACAAAAGCAAGACAATAATTTATAATCGTAGGCAGAAAGTGTTTCTCGGCGCTTTCTGCCTTTTCGATAAGCAAGACAATAATTTATAAAGGAGTGGAATCATGTACTGCGGTTACATCACGAGAATCGAAAACCTGCGCAAGCACAGCAACGCGGATCGGCTCCAGTGTGGTGAGTGCTTCGGCAACACCGTCATCGTCGATCTGAAGACGCAGCCGGATGAGCTGGGCGTGTACTTCCCCGTTGACGGAAAGCTCGGCCTGGAATACGCGACCGAAAACGACCTGCTGCGCCGCAAGGACGAGAACGGAAAGCCCGCCGGCGGCTATCTCGATCCCGACAGGCGCAACATCAAGGCGCTCAAGCTGCGTGGCGAGAAGAGCGATGGGCTGTTCATGCCGCTGCGGAGTCTCGCGAAGTTCACGGACGTATCCAAGCTCAAGGAGGGCGACCAGATCACAATGCTCGGCGGCGTCACCATCTGCGAGAAGTACATCCCAGCCGTCAACCGTCGCGGCGGAAGCGCTGGCGGCGGAGGCAACCGCACCAGAAAGAAGCGCGCGCCGATCGCGCCGCTCTTCGCCGAGCACGCCGATACGGAGCAGCTTGCCTACAACCTCTCCGCGTTCTATCCGGGCGATCTGGTGGAGATCACGCTCAAGATGCACGGTACGTCTCAGCGCACCGGCTACCTTCCGACGTTCAAAGGCTACAGGCGCACGCTTCTCGACAAGCTCCTGCGCCGCGACGGAACGCCCGTCTACGACTGGGGTTACGTCTCCGGCACGCGCCGCACGGTTCTGGAAAACTACGAGGGCGGCTGGTACGGCAACAACACCTTCCGCGAGGAGCACAGCAAGGCTTTCGAGGGCAAGCTGCACAAGGGCGAGACGGTCTACTATGAGGTCGTCGGCTTCACGACGGACGGCAAGCCCATCATGGCGAGCGTTGACAACAAGAAAGTCGATCAGGCCAACGGCGACAAGGAGTTTTCCAGACAGTACGGAAAAACGACGACCTTCTCTTACGGCTGCGACGTTAAGGGGCGCGACGAGCTGGTTCCCGCCGAGGGCGGCGGCGTGATGACGCGCCACGTTCCGCAGTCTGACCTCTACGTCTACCGCATGACCATGACCAACGAGGACGGCGACGTGGTGGAGTATCCGCCCGATTTCGTCCGCTACCGCTGCAAGCAGATGGGCGTCAAGTGCGTACCGGTTCTTTGGAAGGGATATATTCCGGAAACGCCGAAGCGTTATTCGTCCAACGAAGATGGTCTTACCTTCCGCGAAGAAGAGTGCAGCGCCGGTGAATACATCAAAGAGATTGCAGAGCGATTCTACGACGGCGCTGATCCGGTCGGCAAGACACACGTTCGCGAGGGCGTTGTCGTCCGCATCGTGGATCGCCCGAAGTTCGCGGCGTACAAAATCAAGAATTTCTCCTTTAAGGTTCTGGAGGGGTTGGCGAAGGACGTCGCCGCCGCGCCGGACATGGAGGAGGCGCAGGAGCTTGTCACGGAAAGCGGTGAGGAATCGTGACGGAGCTTGAGCATGATGCCGTAATCATGGCGCGGCTGCGCGAACACCTCGATGCCGTAAAAGACAAGCATCCCGAATACGTCGGCATTTTCCTGCAAGGCTCGCAGAATTACAAGCTGGACTATGAGGGAAGCGATGTCGACTCCAAACTCATCGTCCTTCCGACATTCGAGGACTTCGTTCTCAACCGCAAGCCGCACAGCTATACGCACATCATGGAGAACGACGAGCACGTTGACGTCAAGGACATTCGCCTTATGTATGACTGCTTCCGCAAGCAGAATATCAACTTCGTCGAGATCCTGTTCACGAAGTACCGCATCCTAAATCCGAAGTACGAGGCGCTTTTCAAGCCGGTTCTGGATGCGCGCGAGCGCATCGGCCATTACAACGACTTCGCCGCGCTCAACTGCATGGTCGGCATGGCGCTCGAAAAGCAGAAAGCTCTCTGTCATCCGTATCCGGCGACGATGGATAAGATCAAGAAATTCGGCTACGATCCCAAGCAGCTCCATCATATCCTCCGTCTGGAGGAATTTATGGATCGCTGGATGGACGGCGTTCCATACGAGGACTGCCTGATCTCCAAACGTGCCGACTGGCTGCTCGACGTCAAGGTGAACGGAGCGAAGGACGAGAGCACGGCCGTTGTGCTTGCCAATGATGCGGTCGGCAGGATGACGCTCGTTAAGGACTCGTATATGGATTTCCACACGCCGAAAATCGACCGTGGCGTTGATGAAATCCTCAACGCAACTCTTGTCGACCTGTTCAAAAAGAACTTTCTCAGTGAAATTCAAAACGAAAAGGAGTAACGCCATGAACATCGTATTTGTCCAGCATTTCGGAAGCCCGAAGGAATACTGCTTTTCCGTCCCCGATCACCTGACCGGCGTTGTCAAGCGCGGGATGCGCGTGATGTGCAAGACCGCGCGCGGCGAGGAAATCGGCATCGTCAAGACCGGCGTGATCACCGGCGACGGCGCGGCGGACATCGCCAAGCTCCACGGAGCGCATTTCCCGCTCGCCGAGATCGACGCTGCGTATGCCAGCATCCCGATGGACGGAATCAAGATCCCCGCTCGGATGCAGGACACCATTCCCGCGACCGAGAAGATCACACAGCGCATCGAAGAGTACAAAAAGGATCATGCTTTCCATACGGGCGTCGCGCTCAACAGCGCCGGCGAGTTGGTCGACGGCTACTCCGCTTACCTCGTCGCCAGGATGCTCGGTCTAAAGTATATCCCCGTCTACACGCGCTACTACTTCGACAACGGCGGCGATGATGAGGGGAGCAAGAGCTGATGGCGCAGGTATTTTACATGATGGTCGGTTTGCCTGGAAGCGGCAAGACGACGATGGCGCGCTCAATCGACGACTCTCTCCCGTTTGCGCCGAAACTCTGTATCCATTCGAGCGACGCGATCCGTCTGGAGGTTTTGGGAGACGAGAACGACCAGACGCAGCAGGAGCTTGTTTTCGATACGCTTCACAAGCGCGTTTTTGAAGACCTCCGCGCCGGTAACGATGTCGTTTACGACGCGACGAACATCAGCTACAAGCATCGCCGCTCTTTTCTCCACCGCCTGCGCGGTCTGCATATCGCGGATTTGCGAACGGTCTGTGTTTTCATGGCAACGCCATATGAAACGTGTCTCGCATACAATCGGAGCCGCGAGCGCGTCGTGCCGGAGAGCGTGATCGCCGATATGTACCGCAGATTTGACGTCCCGATGATGGCGGAGGGATGGGACGAGATCGAGGTCTACGGTGTTCCCGGTTACGTCGATGGTTGCATCGACGAAAAACTATGCGCACTCTCCAACATTGCGCACGACAATCCGCACCACACGCTGACCATCGGGCAGCACTGCTTGGCGGCGTGGGGTTATATGGTCGAACAGTATCCGAAAGCGGACGTCGTTCTTCTCCGCGCGGCGCTGCTGCACGACATCGGCAAGGAACGCACCAAGGCGTTCATCGACAGCCACGGCGCGCCGTGCGAAACAGCGCACTACTACAATCACGAGCGAATCGGCGCATACGAGAGCTTCTGCTACACCGGCGATCTTTCGCCGGAGGACGCGCTGATGGTGGCGCTATTGATCCGCTGGCACATGGCTCCGTTCGTCGTCACGAAGTCCGACCATCCGCCGAAGACGGAGGCAAAGTTCAAGGGCTTGCTCGGCGAGGAAGTCTGGCAGCAGATCATGGTGCTGAACAACTGCGACCGTCACGCGCACTGAGCGCGTATCAAAAACCATAAGCACGACATAAATTTATAGGAGGTTTTCAACATGGTTCACTACATCAGGCTGAGGAACAAGCGTTTGCGCGCCGGCATGGAGTTCGGTCGTCACGCGAAGGGCTGGAAGAAGCCCAAGGACTATATCGGCAAGCGCAAGACGCGCCGCCGCATGGCGAAGAAGAGCCGCCAGCGCAATGCGGCGAAACTGAAAGGAAGGAGCTAATACCAATCGCGTTTGGTGTATGCCAAACAAATTTACCTTTTCGATCAAGCCCATCAAGGAGTTGCTTGATCGGCGCGTTGTGGGGGGGGGTAGTCGTTGATCCGTTTGCGAATGACAGCAAAATCGGAACCGTAACGAACGACATCAATCCCGCCTGCGACACCACATACCACATGGATGCGCTGGATTTTCTGAAAATGTTTGACAGCGAATCCGTTGACTGCGTGCTCTACGATCCGCCGTATTCGACGCGGCAGGTATCGGAGTCCTACAAGGGCTTCGGATATGAGGTCACGCAAGAGACCACGCAGGCTTCGTGGCGCGCGAAACACCTTGACGAGATCGCTCGCATCTTGAAAAAGGACGGCATCGCGATCTGTTTCGGGTGGAACAGCAACGGAGTCGGCAAAAAGCGCGGTTTCGAGATGGAGGAGGTGCTGCTTGTCCCGCACGGCGGCAGCAAAAACGACACCATCGTAACCGTGGAACGAAAAACAATCTGACGAAAGGATTACTTATGAAATACAAGACTGCCCTGTTTTGTGAGTTCGACAAGTGCGCCGCAACGAGCTACGCCGCGATTCACGGCGTTGATCCGGCGCTGAACATCGGCGACATCACCAAGGCCGATGAAAAGGCCGTACCGGATTTCAACACCATGTTCGGCGGCAGCCCTTGTCAGGACTTCTCTATCGCGGGCAAACAGGGGGGGGGCTGCGTGGACTTGTAAAACCTGCGGTCACACCTATAACCCGTTAGAAGCTCACTACACCAAGCGCGACAAATGCCCGAAGTGCGGCTCGACCGACATCGAGAAAACCCGCTCTTCTCTCTTGGTGGAATGGCTCCGGTTCCTGCGCGAGAAAAAGCCGCGCTTCGCGATCTATGAGAACGTCAAGAACATCACCGGCTCCCGCTTCCGCGACACGTTCAACATGTTCGTGCGCGAGCTGGAAGAGTACGGCTATAACGTCTACTGGCGCGTTCTCAACGCGAAGCACTACGGCATCCCGCAGAATCGCGAGCGCGTTTACTGCGTCATTGTCCGCAAGGATCTGGACAACGGCAAGTTCAAGTTTCCCGATCCTGTCCCGCTCAAAGCGACTTTGAGCGAAATGCTGGAGGACGACGTTGACGAAAAGTATTATCTCTCCGACGAAAAGGTCGCCGAGATGATCGAATCGTCCGATTTCGCCCCCCCGTCCCGTAACATCAGTCACGCCGTCCGCACAGGTGGACGCGGATCGACCGATCGCCACACATGGGATTTGCTCTCCGTCGAAGACGGGCGCAAAGCTCAGCAAGAAGGGCGAGCGGTTTGAAGGATACTCTGATGTATCCTTGGCTCTCCTCGCGAGAGATTATAAGGGATTCGGAAATCAGCAGATGACAGGAGTGATTGAAACAAATGGGAAAGAAAGCGATTGCGTGCATCGCACAGCCCATTGACCGTGCCTACAACCTGCATGGGGGGGGCGTCGCGAACACCTTGAGTTTTTCTCAGAACCGATTTCGTATGCGATCCGCGCGCAGGTAGCGCCGCTGGTCGCGGAATGGGAACAAGATAATGCCGAACAAAATGATCTATCCGGCGGCGATACGCGGTCGGTATGACAGTGGGGGGGGGTATCGTACAACACCTCGAACCACGACCAGACCTTTGCACGAACACCATAACGTGCGTGCAGAAAGACAATGTGCTGCTCGTCTATGACGAGCCGGAGGACGCGGATGGACAAATTCCAGATTGAACGGTTTACCCCCCCCTATCGTATTGCATCGACGCAAATTACTACAAGGGGACTACGGTGGAGCAGTTCATTCAAAAGAGACGGAGGCAGTTAGTAATGAATATGCAAAACTTTCGCGTGCGCAAGCTGACGCAGCGCGAGTGCTGGCGCTTGATGGGCTTCTGCGACGACCAGTTCGACAGAGCGAGGAAAGCGATGAACGAAAAAATCTACAACGGCAACGATAAGTGCGGCTCGCAGCTCTATAAGCAGGCCGGCAACAGTATTGTGGTCGACGTGCTCGAACACATCATGGAAAACCTCTACGACGCCATGCCGTATCTGTTTGACGATATGGTGGTCGGCTCGTTCTTCTCCGGCATCGGCGCTTTCGAGGCTGCGCTGACGCGCTTCGATCCGATGAACGGCGAAAAGCAGACCGGAGTGCCGGCGGAAGACGTTGAGCTGCGTCAGCTCGGTTACATCAACAACTACAATGGCGACGCGAATCGTATCTACGATGGCAGCACGATCTCCCGTGCGCTCAAGGCTGAGGCTGGTGGGGGGGGGGTGCGAAAACCGGATGGTACAGCGTGCCGAAGCGTGACGATACTGGACGTCAAACAGATGTCGCGCGAGGGCAAACCGCGCGTGTACGATAAAGGGTTTTCACCCGCTGTTACGGCGAGAGACTACAAAGATCCACTTCGAGTTTTGGAGGAGTGATGCGGAATAGATCAAAAATTCAACATTTTGTACGTTGATCCGCCTTGGACGTTCAAGACATACTCAAATAAAGGGAAAGAAAAATCTCCGGAGCATCATTATAAATGTATGACGCTTGATGACATTTACAATCTGCCGATTGCAGACATTGCCGCTGATGATTGTGTATTGTTTCTTTGGGTTACGTTCCCACTTTTGCGCGAAGGACTCGAAGCAATACGCAGATGGGGTTTTGAGTACAAGACTTGCGCTTTCAACTGGGTTAAGCGCAACAAAAAGTCTGATAGCTGGTTCTGGGGACTTGGATACTGGACGCGATCAAACAGTGAGCTTTGTCTTTTAGCAACCAAGGGAAGCCCCCCCCGTCAAAGCAAATCGGTACATCAGATTTGCGATGCGCGTGTTATGCGTCACAGTCAAAAGCCTGCGGAAATCCGCGATCGTATTGTTGCATTGTGCGGCGATTTGCCACGAGCCGAATTATTTGCACGCGAGCAAGCAGATGGGTGGGTTAGTTTCGGCGACGAGATTGACGGAAAAGACATTCGTGATGCAATAGGAGAATATGCGCATGAATAATGAAGCAGTAAGGATCAAGCAGGCCACCAAGCAAGGCTTTATCGAGTGTGCTGTGGGGGGGGGCTGTGGATCTGTCCTACCCGAACAGTAAGACGCGGCGCGGCAGAGTCCAGGAGGGCGGAACGATCTGCCCGACGATCACCGCGCAGCAAACAGGAATATGCGTAATTGAAAGGAGTGACACGACTTGAGCATTTCCCTCAAAAACCGGCGCGAAGCGTTCGACGCGATCAAGCCGGAGCGTGAAAACAGAAAGTCCAAGATCCTCTCCGTGATGAAATGCGGCAATCCGGACGGCATGACAGCCGAGGAGATCACCGATGTCCTCTGCAAGAACGGCACGATCCCGTCCACCGATCGCAACTACGTCAAGCCCCGCCTTACGGAGATGCGCGATGACGGCATCGTCAAGGAGGTCGGCAAGCGCCGCAGCCCGACGACCGAGCGCAATACGACCGTCTGGAAAGTGGTCAAAACATGATCCAGCCGTACATCTGTTTGGAGTGCGGCGAGCTGTTCGATGAGCCGCAAACCGTTGTGGAGCGCCACGGCTTCAAGTCGCCTCCGTACGAAACGACTACATGCTGCCCGCACTGCGGCGGCGCTTACACGCGAACGATCGTATGCGACGGCTGCGGCGAAGCTGTCACTGGCGACTACGTTCTCATTGAGAGTGAGAAAAAATGCTACTGCGACGCCTGCTTTGTGCTGCGGTCGCTTGACGATTAGAAAAGCGCGACACTAATTTATTTCAAGGAGGATTGTATGGCAACTGAGAAAAAGGAAATCGCCATCGAGGAAATGAGCATCTACCAGAAGCTCGCCGGCATCCGCAAGATGGTCGAGGTCATCCGCAAGAACAAGAGCGGATACAACTACAAATACGTCTCCGAGGACGAGATCCTTGCCAAGGTGACGGCCGGCATGGACAAGTACCACGTTCTGCTCTATCCCGGCATCGTCCCGCAGACGATGGACGTCACGCCGTATTCCTACACGAAGGTCAAGGGCGTCAAGGGCGGCGGCAGCGTCGAGGAACAGGTCAACGAGGTGCTTGTCAACGCGGACATGACCTTTACATGGGTGAACCTCGACAACCACACCGACACGCTCGAAGTGCCGTGGACGCTGGTTGGTCAGCAGAGCGACGCATCGCAGGCGGTCGGCTCCGGTCTGAGCTATCTTAACCGCTACTTCCTGCTCAAGTTCTTCCAGATCGCGACGCCCGATGACGATCCCGACAACTGGCGCTCGAAGAAGATGGAGGCGGCGCAACAGGAGGAAAAGAAGCTCGTTGAAGGCATGATCGAGGAGATCGGCGGCGTGGTTTCCGAATACTTCCAGACCATCACGGATGAAGAAAAGCTGAAAAGGGCGCGCGGCGACCTTGCCGACGTGATCCGAAAGTACGTCAAGGACGCCAAGGGCAAGCCCAGCGGCGACTACCGCAATCTGAAGGACATGAAGACGGCGACCGAAGTTTTCGAGGCCGTTAAGAAATTTATCGGAGGTAACGAAGAATGAACAAAATCGAAATTTCCGGACGTTTGACCCGCGATCCTGAGCTGCGCCATACGCAAAGCGGCAAGGCGGTGTGCAACATCAACGTCGCCGTCAAGCGCCCCTTCACCAAGGACGAGACGGACTTCATCGACGTTGTGCTCTGGGAGCAGCGCGCGGAGTTCGTGTCGAAGTATTTTTCCAAAGGCAGCTTCATCATCATCACCGGCTCACTCCAGAGCCGCGACTACGAGGACAAGGAAGGCAACAAGCGCCGCGCGTGGGAGATCAAGGCGGATGACGCCGAGTTCGGCGGCGGAAAGAACGACGGCGATGGCAGCGGAAGTAGCTATGATGATGCCGATGAGGAAGAGCAGAAGCCCAAGACTAAGAAGTCCGGCAAAACCTCCTCGAAGAAGAAAGAAGCGCCCGCCGAAAGCGACGGCGACGGCGAGGACGAAGATCTGCCGTTCTAAGGAGGCGCTATGCGTTACGACCTTTTGATCGCGCCGATGGAGTGGAGCTATTCACGCATCTCTCTGTTTGAGGATTGCCCCTACTGTTGGCTGCAAAAGTACATCTACAACGTCGAAACGCAATCCAAGTTCTTCGCACAGTACGGGAAGTACATGCACGACATCCTGCGCATGTACTTCACCGGCGATCTGAAAAAAGGCGATCTTGCGGCGTATTACCTCATGCACTTTTCTTCTGAGGTGTCGGCGGTTCCGCCGAGCCAAAAGATCTACGACTCGTACTTCGAGCAGGGACGGCAGTACCTCAAAACGCTGCCGCTCCCTCCCGCTCGGAAGATCCTCAAGGTTGAGGACGAGATGCACTTTCAGTTCGCCGGTCATCCGTTCGTCGGATTTCTCGATCTTCTCTCAGAGGACAGAACGGGAACGAAATACCTGACCGACCACAAATCCCGCGCGCTCAAGCCGCGCAGCAATCGCGCCAAGCAGACCGTATCGGATGTGGAGCTGGATCAATACCTGCGCCAGCTCTACATTTACGCGGAAGCCGTACACCAGATACACGGGTTTTACCCGGACTATTTGGAGTTCAACTGCTTCCGAAACGGCGTTTGGATTTGCGAACCGTTCAAAGAAAAGAGACTGCACGAAGTAGAGGAGTGGGCGGCGCAGCAGATCGAGACCATCACAAAAACGGACGATTGGCTTCCGATGTTGGATTTCTGGTACTGCAAGCACCTGTGCGACACGAGCGGAGCGTGCGAGTATGAAGAGCTTCTTTAGGGCTAAAAGGAGGTGGTCGCCTTGCAGATTGACAGAGAAGCGATCATGCAGGCGAAAGAAAAACTCGGCGACGAAAACGCCCGCGTGATCGTGGAGGAGCTTGACATCCAGGACTATGACGAGCGCGACATGAAATGCTGCTGCCCGTTTCACGCGGAGAATCATCCGTCGTTCATCTACAACAAAAAGGGCTACAACTTCCGCTGCTTCGGCGCGTGCCAGCGCAGCTATGACATTCTCGACGTGCTGATGTATAAGGGCGCGACCTACGCCGAGGCGTGCCGCAAGCTCTTTGACCTTGCCGGTATGCCGTATTCCTTCGGAGAGCTTGGTGTCAAGACGCGCCGACAATATCGCTATCCCAAGGAGGTCGTCTGCGAGGACAAATCCAAGGTTTATGAATACTTCAAAAAGCGCAAGATCAGCCCGAAAACCATCGACTACTGTGACGTCAGGCAGGATGACAAGGGTAACGTCGTGTGGAATTACTACGACACCAACGACGTTCTCACGATGGTCAAATACAGGCCGGCAAGAAAAGTCGAGCACGGCGAAAACAAGTGCTGGTGTCAAAAGGACGCCGACACAACGCCGCTGCTGTGGAACATGAACCGCATCAACACGACCGCGCCGCTCCTCATCTGCGAGGGCGAGCCGGATTGTCTCTCGGCGATCGAAGCCGGATTTACGAACGCCGTGTCCGTTCCGCTCGGCAGTGGAAACTTCCACTGGATCGAGGAAAACTGGGACTGGCTTGAGCAATTCGACTCCATCATCATCTGCTCCGACAACGATGAAGCGGGTTTGAAGATGCAGAAGGAGTGCATCTACAGACTCGGAAGCTGGCGCACGAAGGTCGTCGAGGTTCCGCAGTGGTACGTTAAGTCGAACGGAGAGAAAATCCCCGTCAACGACCTCAACGAGGTGCTTTTCCGCTTCGGCAAGGAAAAGGTGCTGGAAATCATCTTGGATGCGAAGGACTCCCCCGTTCCAGGCGTTGTGGACTTCGCGGACATCGAAGACCTCGACCTCGACGCGATGGATGGCATCAAAACGGGACTTCCGGAGCTTGACCGTTACCTCATGCGGTTTTTCTACGGCACGCTGAATATCGTGACCGGCATCAACGGCAGCGGCAAATCGTCTCTTCTCAATCAGGTGATTTGCCAATGTCTCGACCGTGGCGAAAACGCTTATCTGTTTTCCGGTGAGCTGCCGAATTTTCAGGCAAAGAACTGGATCAACTACATTTTTGCAGGTCAGCGCAACGTCGAGGAGAAAAATTACGACGGCTCGCCGTACTACAAGATCAAGCCGGAGGCGAAGCGAGCTATCAGCGAATACTATCGCGGCCGTCTTTTTATCCGTAAAGACGGTGAATCCAATAAGAAGACCGACATCTTGCAGTCGATGGAGGACTCCGTTCGGAAGTATGGCTGCAAGCTCCTGATCCTCGACAACCTGACCGCCATGAACCTTGAGTGCAATGACGACAACAAGTACGACAAGCAGGCGGAGTTTGTGATGGATCTTATCGCGTTCGCCGTGAAATTCAACGTCGCGCTGATCCTCGTCGTGCATCCGCACAAAATCGAGGCAATGCGACGCCTGAGCAAAATGGATGTGCAGGGCATTTCCGCGATCATCGACCTCGCGCACCGCATCATTTCGCTCTATCGCGTGCAGGAACGCGACCATCAGGGCGAGCCGAAGCTGAACGGAAGCGGCTGGCGCGTCAAGCCGATCAAGGGCGACGTCATCATCGACATCCTCAAAGACCGTCTGAACGGTTACGAGGGACGCAGCCTTGAAGTGTTCTACGACCGACCTTCCAAACGCTTCTTCACGACGGAAGAGGAGCTGGACTATCAGTACGGTTGGGATAAGACGAAGTACACGACGCCGCTGCCGTTCCCGCCGCAGCAGCTCATGGAGACGGACGATGAGGATGAGGTATTTGGCGAAGCCATGTAATGATTTTAATTTAGTTCCAAAAAAGAGCGCCGCGCAGCGCGCGGGCATGTCTCTTGAGGAATCGGGAAAGAGGTAATTATGAGCGAGAATTACGCAACTTTGCACTTGCACTCCGAGCTTTCCCTGCTCGACAGTGCAACGAAGTTTCAGGACTACATCAACCGCGCGGTTGAGCTTGGACAAAAGGCAATCGCCTTTACCGAGCACGGCAACTGCTACCAGTGGGTTGCCAAGAAGCTCGCCTGCGACGCCGCCGGCATCAAGTACATTCATGGCGTCGAGTGCTATTTGACCGAAAAGCTCTTATGGGAAGATCCGCGCACCGGCGAAACATCCCGCGTGCGCGACAACTTCCATACGATCCTCCTTGCGAAGAACATGGACGGTCTGCGTGAGATCAACGAGCTTGTCAGTCGGTCGAGCACGGAAGATCACTTCTACTACAAGCCGCGCATCACGTTTGACGAATTTCTCGGTATATCCAACAACGTAATCAAAATGAGCGCGTGCCTTGCTTCGCCTCTCAACAGGCTTCCCATCACGCACCCGCTTTATGAGCGGTTGGTAAAACACTACGACTATCTCGAAATCCAACCGCACAACCATCCCGACCAAATCGCGTTCAACCGCCACCTTGCGGAGATGTCGCAGAAATACGGCATCCCGCTGGTGGCAACCACCGATACACACAGCCTTGACAAGTACAAGGCGGAGTGCCGCACGATGATGCAGCTCGCCAAGCACATCGAGTTTGCGGATGAGGACACGTTTGACCTTACCTACAAGAGCTACGACGAGCTGTGCGAGATGTTCCGCGCGCAGGATGCCATACCGGAAAAGCTCTGGGCTGATGCGATTGAGAACACAAACGTCATCGCGGACTCCGTGGATGCGTTCGACCTCGACAAGAGCTTCAAGTACCCGATTTTGTACGGCGAACGCGATCGCGGCGTCTTGATGGAGCGCATCGAGCAAGGCTTGCAGGCGAAGCTCGCCTCCGGCGCTGTAACGCATGAGCAGGAAGCGCCTTTCTGCGCGGCGATTCAGGACGAAATGCACGTCTTCGACAAGATCGAGATGTCCGGTTTCATGCTCTTTATGAGCGAGCTTGCGACGTGGTGCAAGACGCACGACATTCCGCTCGGCTTCAATCGTGGTTCGTGCGGCGGTTCCCGCGTGGCGTTCCTGACCGATACGACCGACCTTAATCCCGAAACGTGGAAAACGGTCTTTAGCCGCTTCGCGAACGAAGACCGCAAGGAGATCGGCGACATCGACATCGACGTCTCTCCGTCCGACCGCGACAAGGTGTATGAGTACATCATCAACCGCTTCGGTCAGGAGAAGACGGCGTACATCCTCGCCATCGGCACGATCAAGTCCAAGGGCGCGATCGACGAGATTTGTCGCGGCCTCGGCGTTCGGTGGGATAAGGAGCACCTGCATGATCTTCGTAAGCTAAAGCAGCAAATTGCAGATTTGAAAACTGCAAACAGCGATGAAGCCAAGTCGCTGCAAAAGGAATACGAACACCTCAAAAAAGAGAATGATGCAATCTACGCGAAAAACCCGTGGATCGGTAAGATCTCCACGCAGATCAAGGATGAGTTCGAGGTCAGCGAAGAGAAAACGCGCGAAAAGTATCCTGAAGTCTTCTACTACTACGACGGGCTGTTGGACGTCGCGATCTCACAATCTATGCACCCAGCCGGCATCGTCGCAAGCCCAATCACGCTGCGAGACAACTACGGTACGTTCCTCTCGGACGGCAAGGAGATCCTGCAAATCGACATGGATTGCGTCCACGACGCGGGGCTTGTCAAATACGACATCCTCGGACTCAAAAACGTCGAGATTATCAAGGACGCCTACAAGCTCATCGGGACGCCGTACCCGAAATCGCATGAAATCAACTGGAACGATGAGGCTGTCTGGAAGGATATGCTCCGCTCCCCCGTTGGGATCTTCCAGTTTGAGGGAGACTTCGCGTTCTCCATGCTCAAGCAGTACGAGCCGCACTCGATCTTCGATATGAGCCTCATCACGGCGGCGCTGCGTCCGTCCGGCGCGTCGTACCGCGACGACCTGATGAAGCACAAGCCGCACAAGAATCCGTCAGCGATCATCGACGAGCTACTTGCCGACAACTATGGCTATCTTGTCTATCAGGAGGACGTCATCAAATTCCTACAGCAAATCTGTGGTTATTCCGGCAGCGCGGCGGACAATACGCGGCGCATGATAGCGAGGAAGAAACCGGAGGAGTTGGCAAAGGCGCTTCCTGATATTTTAGACGGTTACTGTAAAATGTCGCCGCAGCCGCGCGAGGTCGCGGAACAGGAGGCCAAGGAGTTTGTGCAGATCATCTCCGATGCGTCGAGCTACATGTTCGGCTACAATCATTCGATCGGCTACTGCATGATCGGTTATCTCTGTGCTTATCTCCGCTACTACCACCCTTACGAGTTCATCACGGCGTACCTCAATAACGCCAACGGCGAAGAGGACGTCAAAAGCGGCAACGAGCTTGCAGTCGCGTACGGCATCAAAATCGTCCCGCCGCGCTTCGGCAGGTCGAAAGACCGCTACCTGTTCGATAAGGATGAGCAATTCATCTCAAAAGGCATCGCGTCGGTCAAATACCTCAACGCCGAGGTCGCGAATCAGCTCTATGAGTTGTCACACGTCAAGAAGCCTGACTCGTTTATGGAGCTGCTGCGCGTTCTCGACACGGAAACGCGGTTGGATACGCGCCAGCGCGACATTCTCATCCGTCTGGACTACTTCTCTGAGTACGGCAACGCCCGTGAGCTTCTTCGCATGGTCGAACTGTTTGCCTACTTCAAAAACGGAACGGCAAAGAAAATCGCAAAGGAAAAGCTCAACGAAGAGCTTGAGGAGATCGTATCTCGGCACGCAACCGACGCCGCAAAAAACGGAACGGTCGCGAAAAGCTACACTATTACGGACATGGATGGCTTGCTTGTCGAGCTGGAAGAAACCGTGCGCGGCTTCCATCTGGAGGATTTTGACTTCAAAAGCAAAATGCAAGATCAGTTGGAAAACCTCGGATACGTTGACTTGACCAGCGGCGACGAAAAAGACCGCCGCAAGCTCATCATCATGGACGTCTACCCGCTCAAGAGCAAGAAGGACGGAGCTGTCTGGGGCTATGCGCTTCAAACGCGCTCCATTGGCAGCGGTAAGACCGCGCGCCTGACGCTGCGTGCGTCCAACTACAAAAAACAGCCGATTCGGAAATTCGACGTTATTTTTGCAAAGTCCATTTCAAAGAACCAGGCCGGCTTCTGGTATCTCAACGGCTACAACGTCGTCATTTAAGGAGGAACTATGAAAACCAAGCACATCACAAACATAACCGACTGCTTACTTTGGTTCATCATCATCGTGTCGCTCGTATTCGCCATCGTTTTCGCCGGCGTCAATTCTCGCCTGCGCCGCGAGGTGGATGAGCTGGAAGAGGCGATGCAGCAGCTCAACGCCAACGCCGAAGAGATGAAAAAAACGTGTGACGAGCTGCACGCGCTCAACGCCGACCTTACGCTCCAGCTCTACGAGCTGCAATCCGAGGCCGACATCGAAACCGTCGCGGAGGAAGCGTTCGCCGAAGAGGTCTATCCCGCTATCGACGAGTGGGGCTACGATTTCGATTACGTTGTCCGCGTCGTCGGCGCGGAGGCGCGCGGCGAGCCGTTCGAGGGCATTATGGCGGTTGCGCAGTGCATCCGAACAACGGCGGAACGCACCGGTCAGACGCCGGAGCAGGTCGTCAAGGTTCCTGGACAATACGCTTCGCCCGTATCCAAGAGCTGCACGGACAATATGGAGACCGTCAACGAAGCGTGCCTGCTCGTTTTCGGACAAGGGCAAAACGTGGTGGACGACACGATCGAGTTTTTCTGTTCGACATATACTAATTCTGCGTTCCACAACAGTCTGCGCTATGTCTGTACCATCGGCGGTCATAATTTTTATTCTTCTCATTAGTACGACAATAATTTGTAGGAGGTTTCTATATGGCAAGAATTGACAATGTTGAGGTTTTCGGTCTCGCAAGCAGTATCTTCCGCAGCGGATACCCGATGATGGATCACGCGCCGACGCGCGATGAGTTCAAGGCGGCGGTCGAAGAGATCGAGACCGCGATCATGACCGGCGATTTCAACAATCCGCACATCAAGCGTGCCGTCAAGCTCGCGCAGGCGAAAGGTGGCGGTCACGACCAGTTCCTCACCGGCATCGTCGTCAACTTCGACCTCACGCTTACCAACAAGGCGTGGGTGGAGGCGGAGCGCTACAAGTTCCTCAACTTCATCTCGTCCATGAGCACGATGCACCGCGCGTCCGTGCTCCCCATCAAGGATCAGTGTAACGCGCACGTTCTTCCCGCGATCTCCGACCTCGTGGAGGATTTGCAGACTGCCTACAACGCGATCGACGGCGAGAAGTATCCCGAACAGAAGCGACAGGCGTATCTCGACCTGCTCTACAACATCCCGTCCGGCTTCGAGCTGACGGCCGGCATGACGACAAACTATCGCTGCTGCAAGAATATGTACGCGCAGCGCAAGGATCATCGGCTTCCCGACTGGCGCGAGGGCGTTTGTCCGTGGATTGAAACGCTGCCGATGGCGACCTATCTCATCACGGGGGAGGACAAGGTATGAAAATCGTTTGCATTTCCGCCAAGGCGCAGCACGGCAAGGACACGACGGCGGGCTTTCTGAAGGAGATCCTGGAAGCGCAGGGCAAGCGCGTGCTCATCGCGCACTTTGGCGACGCGGTGAAGTTCGTCGCCGAGAAGTATTTCGGCTGGGATGGCAAAAAGGATGAGCGCGGCAGAACGCTCCTTCAGTATGTCGGGACGGACAAGGTGCGCGCGCAGTCGCCGGACTACTGGGTGGATTTCGTCGTCTCCATGCTCACGTTCTTCAACGGCGAGTGGGACTACGTTCTGATCCCCGACTGCCGTTTTCCGAACGAGTACGAAATTTTCCTGCACTGCGGCTTCGATGCCACGCTCATTCGCGTGGAGCGTCCCGGCTTTGATAACGGCTTGACGGAAGCTCAGAAAGCGCATCCGTCCGAGACGGCGCTCGATGGCTACCCGTACGATGCGGTCATCACGAACGGCGGCACGCTCGAACAGCTCAAGCACGCCATCGAGTACGCGGTTTACGCGGAGGGCATCGTATGAAAAAGCTCACGATCTTGACCGACCTCGATGATGTTCTGTGGGACTTTTGCGGCCTGTGGATCGCGGAGCTGAACCGTCGCTATGGAACAAACGTCATGCCGCATGACGTCACCGATTGGGAAATTGCCAGATTCTTCCCCGATCTTACGTCCGATCAGCTCTTTGCTCCTCTGCACGACGATGGTATCTGGCAGCGGATTCTTCCGATTGCAAACTCGGCAACGTACATTCAGCGTCTCATGCTGGACGGTCATAAAGTCCGTGTCGTTACGGCGACGCATCCGACGACGGTTCCGGCGAAAATCAAACGGTTTTTGGAGCTGTTTCCGGTGTTCAGATGGGAGGACATCATCATCGCGAGCGACAAAAGCATCGTGCGCGGCGATGTGATGATCGACGACGGGACGCACAACCTTGAAGCCGCAGCCAACAGCGTCAAGCATCTGTTCCTCTTTCATCGGCCGCACAACCAGTTTTACGATGCCAAAGCGCACGGTATGAAGCGCGTCAAAACGTGGTCGGAGCTGTATCGGAACATTTCCGAGATTGCGGAGGCGTGCGAATGATACGGGTGGCAATCAACGACAATGGCTATATCCCGCAGTTGGAAGCCGCAGGAGATCCGCTTCACATCGCGGCGGAGCTTGCCGCCGTAGCCTGTGAGATCTATGCGATACTCAGCCAGTCAGACGCGAACACGGCCGACACGTTCAAAACGGCGCTGCAAGCGCTTCTCAAAGATAGCGGCGCTGCTTGGAATGTCAACAATTCGAGGAATACCGGCAGAGGCGGCTGCGTGATCGCCCGCGCCATGCCGGATTCTGGAACAGAAAACGAGGAGGACAGATAAATGGTAAAGCTGTATTCGACGAATTGCCCGAAATGCAAGGTGCTCGAAGCGAAGATGAACGAAGCCGGCATCCAGCATGAGGTCTGCACGAACGTTGACGAGATGATCGCGCGCGGCATGACGTCCGCACCAATGCTTGAGGTTGACGGGGAGCTGCTCAACTTCTCTGCGGCGAACGACTGGATCAATGGCGGCGGAACTTCTTCCGAACCGACTACTGCGCCGCGCTGCGACTCGTGCAATATCTGACAGGAGGGCAAGGAATCCATGAACATTGAGCTGAAACTTTCCAAGGACTTCGAGCGTTGCCTTGAAGACCTCAAAAAGAAGTACGGAGAAGACTTCGAGTACATCAACGGCATCCATCCCAGTCAGCTCGACTTCTCCGAGTTTATCGAAAACTTTGTTGACAAGGATACGCTTGCCGACGCGAGCATTGATCCGAACGCCAACGCCAACCATAAGGACATCCGCAGCTTTATGACCGAGAAGGGCAAGAGCGAAGATAAGCTCTTCGGTCTCAACAAAATTTTCTACGAGATCAAGAAGAAGTGGGGGCTTCGTACGGCGAAAGAGTGGTTGGAGCAGGAATTTTCCAAGGGTTTCTATCTCAACGACTCCGCGACGGCAAGCTACTTCCCCTACTGCTGGGCGAACGATTTTACGCGGCTCGCCACGGAAGGGCTGTTCTTTCTCAACGGAAACTTCGAGGACGCGGACGGCAATATCCGCTTCGTCCAGAAGCGATACAACAACCAAGCGCCGAAGCATCTGACGACCTACTTTGACGATGTGGTCGAGTTCGTGTCCTTCCTTTCCAACCGGCAGAGCGGCGCGGTCGGTATGCCGAACATCCTGATCTGGGCGTGGTACTTCTGGAAACGCGACGTCGAGGACGGATACTACATGAAAGATCCCGACTATTACCTGCGTCAGCAGTTCCAGAAGCTCATCTACCGCCTCAACCAGCCGTTTCTCCGCGTGGATCAAAGCAGCTTTACCAACATTTCGATCTTCGACCACCCGTACATGGAATCCCTCTTCGGCGGCGTCCAGTTCCCGGACGGCACGTTCGCCATCGACCATATCGACGATCTGGTGGAGTGCCAGAAGGTGTTTATGGATGTGGTCAGCGAGATCCGTGCCGTCAACATGTTCACCTACCCCGTGCTTTCGTATTCGCTCCTCAAGAAGCCGCTGACGCCCGAAAAGGTAAGCGAGATGATTCAGACGCGCGAGTGGGACGTTTTCGTTGACGCGACCTTCGCCCGCTGGTGCTCCGACCATAATATCGACTGGTCTGACAGCAACTTCTTCTGCAGCGATAACGTAGGCGTGCTCTCCAACTGCTGCCGCCTCCTCAGCGATACCAAAAAGCTCGACGCTTTTATCAACTCCATCGGCGGAACGGCGCTCTCGGTCGGTTCCTGCCGCGTGAGCACCATCAACCTCGTCCGCATCGCGTATGAGAGCAGCTTCGACCAGGACGAGTACATCAAGATCCTCAAAAAGCGCGTCCTTCTCGACTGCAAGGCGCTCTACTCCATGCGCCACATCATCAAGCGCAACATCGAAAAGGGCTTGCTGCCGAACTATCAGGACGGCGCGGTCGAACTTGACAAGCAGTTCTGCACCATCGGCGGCATCGGTATGTACGAGGTCATGGATCTGTTCGGTCTGATCGACACGGACGAAGCCGGCAACAAGAGCTATTCCGACGAGGCGGTCAAATTCGCCACGAAGATCCTCGACACGATGAACAAGGTCAAGGACAGCTTCGAGTGCGACTTCTCCTTCAACATCGAGATGATCCCCGCCGAGAACTGCGCCGGCGTCATCTGTCAGGCGGATAACCTGCTGTACGAGCAGGATCGCTACTTCATCTACTCAAACCAGTGGATACCGCTCATGGAAAAATGCACCATTGCGGAGAAGTGCCGCCTCGGAAATCTGTTCGACGCCAAGTGCGGCGGCGGCTGCATCGCCCACATCAACATCGAGAACCGCTTCCCCAACACGGACGTCGCGTGGGATATGCTCAACTACGTCGCGGCGATGGGCGTCATCTACTTCGCTTTCACGACGAAGATCTCCGTCTGCGAGGACAAGCACGCCTTTATCGGCACGGCGACCTGCCCGCACTGCGGCAAGCCCGTTGCCGACACCTACGCCCGCGTCGTCGGCTTCTACGTTCCGGTCAGCAGCTACCAGAAAATCCGCAAGCGCGAGTTCGACAAGCGCCGCTGGTTCAACGTGCTCCAGAAGGACGGTCTGATGTAATGAAGCTGCGCGGTCTTGTCGCAGAGGATTTCTGCAACTTCAAGCTCCCATCCATGTTCATCGCGAGCGCCGTTTGCGACTGGAAGTGCTGCACGGAAGCGGGACACAGCGCCGACCTGTGCCAGAACAGTCCGCTCGCGCAATCGCCGATCCGCGACATTTCGGATGAAACGCTTGTGAAGATGTACCTCTCCAATCCGATCACAAAGGCGATCGTCGTCGGCGGCTTAGAGCCGATGCTTCAATTCGACGAACTGCGGCATCTTCTCTCCGCGCTTCGCGCACGCGACACGAAAAGCCCGTTCGTCATTTATACGGGCTACTATCCCGAAGAGATCGAAGACAAGCTCGTCGCGCTGCGCGGTCAGAACGTCATCGTGAAGTTTGGGCGCTACATTCCGAACCGTCCCACGCGGTATGACGACCTTCTCGGCGTTACGCTCATATCCGACAACCAGTTTGCACTTGCTCTGTAACGGCAAAGCGGCGGCGGAAATCCGCCGCCGCGCCGATGGCGCATTTTGGATGAAAATTTTTCAAACCATTTATGTTTACGGAAAGGAAAAACGAAAATGGGATTTTCTACGATTGAGACGATCATCAAGCACCACAACGACGCCGGCGACGTCGACCACGAGAGCCACAGCATCAAAAACTTTCCCGACGACGCGCCGGATGTTTCGATCCGTATCCGCTACCTCTCCGATAAAATTCCCAAGCTCTGTTACGTCGGCGGAAAGTCCGACTGGATCGACCTCGCTGCAGCGGAAGACGTGACCATGAAGGCCGGCGAGTTCAAGCTGATTCCCCTGGGAGTTGCCATGCAGCTTCCCGAAGGATACGAGGCCATCGTTGCGCCGCGTTCTTCCACCTACAAGCATTTCGGTATCAAGCAAGCGAACAGCATCGGCGTTATCGACGAGAAATACTGCGGCGACAACGATCAGTGGCGCTTCCCCGCCGTCGCAGACCGCGATACGGAGATCCATACGGGCGACCGCATCTGCCAGTTCCGCATCGTGGAGCACCAGCCGAAGCTCGCCTTTGAGGAGGTTAAAACGCTCGGCAACGACGATCGCGGCGGCTTCGGCTCCACCGGAACGAGGTGACTGGCATGACGGTCTTTGAATATCTCCAGACACTTCCGCAAGACCTCTTTGAAGCGACGCTCATGGGCTTGATGAGCGTCCCGATGGAGGAAACGGCTGAAAAGGCTTTCCACGACTGGATGAACAAGCCAGCTTCCGACTATTTCCCGAACACCGATGATGTCGGCACAATGGACGCCGACGCCATTCTTGTCGAGATCGGTAAAACCATCAAAAAGATGGATGATGCGGAAAAGGAAGAGCTGCGCCGCGCGCTTCTCGGCTACTGCGAGACCTGCGATCGCATCAACCAGCGCCTCGCGGACATAAAAAAGGCGGTGAGCGACGGATGATCGCGCCAAACTCCGTTGTATTTGGCGACTGCTTGGAGGTCATGCGCGACATCGCCGATGAGAGCGTCGACATGATCCTCTGCGACCTCCCCTACGGCATGAGCCGCAATAAATGGGATAGCGTCATTGATCCGGTGCTGCTCTGGAAGCAGTACGAGCGCATCATCAAGCCGAACGGCGCGATCCTTCTCTTCGGACAGGATAAATTCACCGCGCGCATGATGCTCTCCAACGAAAAACTCCACCGCTACAACATCATCTGGGATAAAGTGCTCAAAAGCGGATTTCTCAACGCTAAGAAAATGCCGCTGCGCGAGCACGAGGATATCATGGTTTTCTACAAGAATCCGCCCGTCTATCATCCGCAGATGGAGCTTGGCGAGAAAAACCACAGCAAGGGCAGAGCGGTCGGAAAGCAGGCGAACGACGTTCACTCCAACCGCAGCTACGGGAACTACACGCTGGTCGAATCGTCTGACAGCAGCCTCAAATACCCATCGTCGATCTGGCGCTTTCCGAAACCGCATCCATCCGTCGCGCTGCACGGGACGGAGAAACCGGTGGAGTTGCTTCGCTACGCCATCCGCACGTTTTCCGACGAGGGCGGTGTGGTTCTCGACAACTGCTGCGGAACCGGCTCGACGCTTCTCGCCGCGAAACTCGAAAACCGCCGCTACATCGGCATCGACAACGGCTTTTGCGACAAGAAAAGCAGCCCGTATTACGGTTTGCCGTGGTCTGACGTCGCAAAGGCCAGATTGGAGGCACTAAATGAGCAACATTGTACTGAATCAGCATGATCTTGCGCTGTACTTAAACGGCGATCTGGACGTTTTTGCTGTTCCGGCCGAGCAGGTGAAAGACCTCTCCTCCGGCGAGGTCGGTGTTCTGGAACAGCACTATCGGATGCACGCGACCGCCTGTAACAAGAAAGAGACGAGCGTGCTGCGCGAAATTGACGGCGTTCGCTATCTCTACGACGGCGAAACGGTCTGGAATATCGGCGGCGAAGCATGGTATGGCGAAAAGCCGATGCTGGAACCCGGCGAAGAAAAAGTCTTGGTCTTCCGCGATGACCGCCTCAAGCCAGCCAAGCGGCTGCCTGAGTACGCTATCCGTCACTTCATTCGCGTGGAGTCCGTCGTCCAGAAGCCACTGCAGAGCTTCAGCAAGCAGGACATTCGCTCCATGCGCCTTGACTACGCCTCCACCGGCGACCAACAGCTTCTTGTGAACGGCTACGAGGGCATCAAGGATTACGAACTGCTGTATGCCTGGTGGAAAGCGCGCTACAAATCTACGCTCAGGAATACGGATAATCCACTTGCGGTCATCCTCCGCCTTGCTCCTCCGGCAGAATAAAATTCTAAAGCAAGCCAAAAATTCACGGGTTTCCTCTTGACATCGGGGAAATCCGTGATATACTTTAGGCATAGCACGACAAGAATTTATTATAGGAGGTGCATGTTTTGAGCGACTTTGTAAAGCCCGTACGAGTGACAGTATCTGTGCGTGACGCTTTTCGCGCCATTTTGGACTGTAATATCGTCAAGGATTTGCACGACAATGAAGAAATCTGTCCTGTCTGCGGCGGCACCGGCATGAGGATCGAGGACAACGTGTATGGTATGACGGAAGATCCCGACAAGACGGTTGGGCGCTTCCCGTATAAGCACCAGTCCATCTCTTTTTGCCAGAACTGCTACAACGGTGTCGTTCGCCGCTGCCAATACTGCGGCAAGCAGCTTCCGCGCGGTCGTCTGGTCTGCGACTGCGATTACTATGTCCATAAACGCGAGCAGGAGCGCGACAAGAAGGAGCGCGACGCTATGGCCGATGCGGAAAAGCATCCGTCGTCCGCGCTCGGCACGACATTTCTGATGGCGCAGAGCGACTTCTACCCGCACAACGACGGCTATTTCAGCGAATGGGAAGAGTTTTTCGACGCGTGGAACGAGGAAAACGAGGAAATCACCAATCGTCCGAAATATGTCTGGGGAACGGACGAGACCGAGATGCAGATGGACGCGGCAGACATCGTGGAACGCGCCACGGAGGACATGTACGAGGATGCCATGAGCGACATCGGCGATGCGCCGGTCAATGAACTGCAGCAGTATCTTGACGGCTGGATTGCCAAGTACGGCGTCAAGTCCTATTGCGAGACAAACAAGCACGCGATCGAAATTCCGTGGAAGGAGTACGACAATGGCAAAGAAAACTGACAGCCTCGGCGACCGCATGAAGCGGTACGAAGCCGTTCCGAAGCTCTATCTGACGCGCCGCGTACCGGCCATCATCCGGTTGGACGGCAAAGCGTTTCACACCTTCACGCGCGGCATGAAAAAGCCCTTCGATCCCGTCCTCATGCAGACCATGCAGCGCACTATGAAGTATCTCTGCGAGAATGTGCAGGGCTGCATCCTCGGCTACACGCAATCCGATGAGATCACGCTTGTCCTCACGGACTACACGACCATCACGACGGATGCGTGGTTTGGCTACGGCGTTCAGAAGATGGCCAGCATCGCCGCGTCGATGGCAACGCTCGCGTTCAACAATGCGTTTATGAACGTAATTTGTGATCCGATGCTCCTCAGCGGCGCTGACTACTATCGCTATTGCGACAAGGGATATAAGGCGCTTTTTGACGCCCGCGTCTTCTCCGTGCCGAAGGACGAGGTGGCGAACTGCCTCATCTGGCGTCAGCAGGACGCGACGCGCAACAGCATCGAGGCAGTCGGTCAGGCGAATTTTAGCCAGCGCGAGCTTCACGGAAAGAGCTGCAACCAGATCCAGGATATGCTCTTCACCGAAAAAGGCATCAACTGGAATGATTTTCCGGTCGACTGCAAGCGCGGCTCGTGCTGCGTCAAGCACACGCGCGAGCAGAATATGGAAAACCCGCGCAATCCGTGCGAGCAGATCACGGTCATGCGCCGCGTATGGGAGATCGACCACGAAATCCCGATTTTTACGCAGGATCGGAACTACATCGAGCAATATCTGTAAGGAGTACGCAAATCAATGAAGACTATCACCGCAACGCAAAACGAAGATGGCACGTTTCACGTCGTCATCACCAACAAAACCATCCGCCGCAAACTCCTCGGCCTCGGCAAGGAAGAGGAGATCATCGAAGGCTCCGTGGAGTACCAGCGCGCCGTTATCGAGGTGACGCCGCTGTGCTCGCCGGAAGAAGCGGCGGCTTCCGGAAGACTTGTTATGTGAGGAGGTGTATCGCCGATGAACAGGAAGCAAAAGCGCGCCCTGGAGCGCAGTCTGCGTTCCACGAAAGGCGCTGAGGTCATCAGAAAGATGCTCACGGAGGCGTCAAGTCATGCGGAAAACCCGCTCGCGGACGGAGACGCCGTAAAGCTCAACGTCGAGCGGATCAAGTCCAGCGCGGAATGGCAGAACCTTCAGCCTGCCTATCGAGACTTCGTGGAACGCAACGCCGACACGGTGTTCATCGCGAAAATTCGACGCCGCAGCGACGGCGGCTATCCCGTGACGGTCGATTTGGAGGGCTGCGACTGGTCGTTCTGGGAGGGCGATTTGATCCGCGTTGACAAACCGGAACAGCCGTAAAGGAGGGCATTATGTTTCGACTGATCATTGCCGGAGGCCGCGATTTCGATAATTACGAAGCGCTGAAGAAAACGGTGGATTACCTGCTTTCCAACATCAGCGACGAAATCGTCATTGTCTGCGGCAAGGCGCGCGGCGCGGACACGCTCGGAGAGCGTTACGCAAAGGAACACGGTTACAAGGTGCTCTACTTCCCCGCCGACTGGGATGGACTCGGACGGCGCGCCGGAATCGTGCGCAACGAGGAGATGGCGCAAAATGCGGACGCGCTCGTCGCGTTCTGGGACGGCGAGAGCCGAGGCACAAAGAACATGATCGAAACTGCTCAAAAATACAAGCTGCTCGTCCGCGTCAAGCGGTATCACAAGAAAAACGGAAAGGAGTAGCGCGCTGAATGAATAACAGCATTTTTCTTCCGCGCCGCATCCGCGTCGGTTTTCAAAAGCGCGAAGACACCTACACCAAGAAGCTCGCCTACGTCATTTACTACGATGAAAAAGGCAAGCTCCGCAAGGAAGCGTCGTGGGAAAGCTGGCGCAGCAAGGAAATCAAACCCGTCGAATACGACAACGAGCCTACAGAGGGATTTGTTCTAAACAAAAAGGTCGGCGGTTACGCCGGCGACTGGGGCGATTTTCGTCAGGCATACGTTCGCGTCTACGATCCGCGCGGCTTTGAGTTCGAGATCACCATTCCGAATCTGCTCTATATTCTGGAGCACACAAGCTCCATCAAAGGGAAAGGCCTGGAAGATCAATTCGTTTATGGCTGGGACGGTACGGATCTCGTACTGCTGCCGACGTGTTCGCCGGACTATGCCGCTCTGACCGCGCTCAATATCAAACGCTTTGAAAACGAAACGGTAAAAGCGAAGGATTTGAAAATCGGCGCGACCTACCTGACAAAGCAGAATAAGCGCTGCATCTACATGGGGAAGTTCGATTATTACAGCTATGGGTACTTCTTCGACGGCAAATTCTTTTCGAGCTATACCAGAATGACAAAATATGCTGAAAAGAACAATCTGACAGTTAGATCAGAAAGACCTTTTACAGACAGGTGGGGCGCAAGACAATTCGACAACCGATATACAACGGGACGCGGAACAGATGAAAAGCACTTTTTCTTCTATTTCCCGGATGAAAAGAATTACTACGGAAACGTAGAGCCAAAATTTGACACCTATCATTCAATTTCCGGACTTCTGATTGATACACTCTCTGACCAGCCCGCAGAAAACTACTCGGAGCTGTTCGACACGCTTGAACATCTTGAGATCTATTCTCCGATTGACGAGAGCAGAGACAAGCGTATGGATTACACCTTCGAGGAGTTTTCCGAAGAGCTGAAAAAACACCCGTACAGGGTGGTTGTTCTTTCGAGCGTTGGGAAAATCCAGATATGGAATGAGGATCGCGACAATCCGACAGAGAAATACTACGTTTCTCTCGAATCCTCCGGCGTTGACAAAATAGGCAAGTTTTTCGCGCTCGATCCTGACGACCGATACGGCAAGATCATTCCCGTCACGGCAAAAGAGATCTTTGAAAAGATCCATCCGCAATACATTGCGCAATACCTGAAAAACGGAAAATTTTACAGGAGGTATATCCCATGAGCAAAAACGACGATAAGATCATTACTCTCAAGAAGCAGATCGAGCAACGCCGCGAGGCAATCGGTAAGCCGATCCATTTCTCTCCGCTAACGAGCTGCGTCATCGAGCTGGACGGCATGAACTATAACATCAACGTGCTCAAGCGCGACGAGCTGATCCTGCTCTACTGCAAGCTGCGGGCGTTGGCTATGGCCGCCGACAGTCTCGGCATCGACCAGCCGATCATATCCGGTTTCCAGCTCAATTTCTGGTGCGCTGACATCGGCGCTCGGATCGCCGCGATTGATCAGAAAAATGATCTCGCCCAGCTCGCCGACATGGAGAAGCAGCTTGATAAGCTCCTCTCCAACGATAAGCGCACGGAGCTGGAGATTGACGCCATCGCCGCCATGCTCAAGTAAGCGTCTATGGAGATCAAGGTCTACGACGGCAACTTGCTCTTTGACTCCAAGGTCGATGTGATTTGCCATCAGGTGAATTGCCAGGGCGTTATGGGAGCCGGCATCGCCAAACAGATCCACCGCGAATATCCGCGCGTCTTCGATTAGTATAAGGCGTACTGCGACGCGCGACGCGCGCAAGGCGATACGCTGCTCGGTTCGTGTCAGCTCGTCTATACGGACGACACGAAAAAGCGCATCGTTGCAAATCTTTTCGGGCAGGAGCACTACGGGCGCGGCAAGCAGCAAACGGATTACGCCGCGCTCGACCGCGCGCTCACAAGTCTCGGAAACAACAAATTTCTCCGCGAGAACAATTTTACGCTCGGTTTCCCGTGGTTTATGGGCTGCGCGCTCGGCGGCGGCGACTGGAAGATTGTCTTTCCGATGATTGCCGCCGCGCTCGCAGGCTATCCCGGAAAGGTTGAAATCTGGAAAATCTAACTGAATATGAGGTGAACTTATGAATCTGGACGTCATGTTCTCGTCGAAGTCAAATGAGTGGGCTACGCCGCAGGATTTCTTCGACGAGCTGGATTCGGAGTTTCACTTCACCCTCGATCCCTGCGCAGACAAGTCCAATCACAAGTGCGACCGCTATTTCACGGCGGAACAAAACGGACTTGACCAGTCGTGGGGGGGGCAAACGGTATTCTGCAATCCGCCATACGGCAGAGCCATTAAGGACTGGGTGAAGAAAAGCTCCGACGAATCCGCAAAACCGCACACAACGGTCGTCATGCTGATACCGGCGCGAACCGACACAAGCTATTTTCACGACTACATCTACAACAAGCCGAACGTGGAGGTGCGTTTCGTCAGAGGGCGCTTGAAATTCGGAGACGGCCAAAATTCCGCCCCGTTCCCAAGCATGGTGGTTGTATTTCACAAGAAAGGAGATGGTACGGCTTGATCCTGTACTTCAAAAACGGACACGGTCAGCTCCGTCGCATCGGAAAGATCGACGGAAGAATGAGCGCCGAGAAAATCACGGCGGAGATCGACCGCCAAATCAAGGCGTTTTGCGATGAGCGCAAATTTAAGATCTACTACACGCGCATCTGGAACGAGGACTGGAAAGGTCGCCCGATGACGAAGTTCGACGTCGGTAGCCACAGCGAGTTCTTCTACACCTCTCCGCCGAGCTACGACCTCTATGTCACCGTCCGCGAACGGCAGAAAGTGGAGGCGAAAGATGGATAAATTGACGGCAAGGCAGATCATCCAGCGCGAAGCGGAATGTGTATCACGCCAGCAATGTGACCGGGATTGCGGAAAATGCGATCTGGTCATGGATGCAAACAACATTCTCGCTGCGTATGCGCGCGCGATTGAGCTGCTGGAGGCAGAAGAGCGCGGTGAGCTGGTGCAGCTGCCTTGCAAGCCAGATGCGATGTTCTACATTCAGCGCAAAGGCGACGATGTTCCCTGTCAGTCCAGCTTTGACGGAGCACTTATTGATGGCGAGGGCAACATCACGCTTTGCGTCGATCCGTTCTATGAAACAATTCACGGCGGAAAAATCAAGGCGTCGGATATAGGCAAAACCGTCTTTCTTGCTCGTGATGAGGTCAGAGCCGCGCAAAAGGAGTAAAACAATGGGTAGAAAAGTACAGTGTGTCAATTATCTCTCCGTCTAATGTGTCATTTTGGATGCCAATGCCGGAGCCACCACTTGATGCGACAGCGACTTCATAAGGAGGAAAATTTAATGAAAATTTGTCCGCTTCTTCTTGGGCGTGGATACAATCACGATTGCAAGGGAGGCTCTTGCGCTTGGTGGTGCGAATTTGCAAAAGATTGTTCTATCCCAGTTGTGGCTGGAATTTTGGCAGATAGCAGCATTTGCCAAAACATTTTTGATGCGAAACGCCCTCTTGAAGATAGAGACTTTTTTGAAGTTGGACGATAAAACGGTGATTTGACATGGAATATGACAATGCGATGTTCGTGTGCGGTTACATCTACCGCTGCGCGGAGGAGATCAAAGAGGATGGCAGTTTCCCCGACCTTACCACAATGGAGCTTGCGCGGTTGCTTCTGCGCGATGTTTTAAGAGAGAGGAGTAAAAAGAAATGATTGAGATTTTGGCGGGCGGTGGTTTCGTAAACGCCATTGAAGAGCTTGGCTTGAACGCCGAGAAAAAGCACGATGACGGGGAGTATCAGGTGTGGCTTGTCGGCGAAGTCAGCTTCGACAGGCTGTGCGGGATTCCCGATGACGAATGGAAGGACGACTGGGGCTGGTGGCGATACTGCACCGGCTGCAACCTCGTCGGCAGCATGACGCACGAGTTCACCGTCAACGGGAAGCCTATGATCGGCTTCGTCAACGAGGGACGGTACTCTGACTTCGTGGAACGCCAGGAAGACAAGTCTGCGGAAGACTGGGAGCGCGACGAGGAAGGGTATTTCCCGACCGTTTACAAATCTTTGACGGAATATCTCTGCGAGCACATCGGCGCGAGCACGGAGAAGAACATCTGCGCAATCTCTGTCGACTTGGCAAAGATGAACAACATGACGATGGCGGAGCTGTTCGACCAGTACCAACCGGCGAAGGAGTAATCGCATGGCAAAGTACAAGATTGGCGTCACAGAGGCCGGCGACGCTGGGCTTGACCTCTCTTGGGAAAAGAAGCTCAAAAAGGTGGACGGCGCAATCCTGATTACGAAGAATGTCACGAGCGACTTCATAAGCGCCGTGCTGCGTAACAAGGATAAGGTAATTGTCCACGCGACCTGCACCGGCTACGGAAAAACCGTAGTAGAGCCGAACGTACCGCGAGCGGAGTATCAGCTTGGTGCTACCAAGTCGCTTGTGAATTGTGGATTTCCCATAGAGAAAATCGTCATCCGCGTTGATCCCGTCATCCCGACCGAAAAAGGCGTCGTCCGCGCGTGCAACATCATCAAAACGGCGATTCTGCTCGGATTCGACCGATTTCGCATCAGCGTACTCGACATGTATCCGCACGTTCGGCAGCGTTTTGCAGACGCCGGACTTCCCGATCCGTACAACGGGCGCTTCACCGCTCCCGACGAGCTTTTCAAAAACGTGGACATCATGGTGCGCGCCTGCAAGCTCTTCTACCTTGGAGTCTACGCGAAGTTCGACGGGCTAAGGATCGAAGCCTGCGCTGAACCGATGCTGAACGCAGACAAGGACGTCGGCGTGATACCGTGCGGCTGCGTGTCGGCTTACGACCTATCGCTCCTCGGCCTCGATCCGGACGACGCGAACGACGGAGAAGGCTACCAGCGAGTAGGTTGTATGTGCTATGGCGGCAAGGTCGAGCTGCTGAAACACAAAAAGCAATGTTCCAACGGCTGTTTGTACTGCTATTGGAAGTAGCAGACGATTTCTGAATAGTTTGCATCAAATTTCCCATTCAAAAATTACCCATCAACTGTTTCGCCGTCTTTCTCGTTGGCAGAAATGGAATGGAAATTTTTGAGCAAATCACTACAAAAAATTGAAAGGAAGACAAAACCATGCTCGACCACATCAAATTTCGCGGCAAGCGTCTGGACAGCGGCGAATGGATTATCGGCAACGGCATCCATTTCCCAAAGTCCATAAACTACATCGGAACGTGCTGGCTTGACGGCGGACAGCCACGCGCGAACGACTGGGTACAGGTCGATCCTGAAACGGTCGGCGAGTATTCCGGCTGCGACGACGTTTGCAAGACAGAAATCTATGACGGCGACATTGTGCGTGACCGCAACGAAGCGGTTTATGAGGTCAAGCGTATTTGCGGCGCGTTCTATCTTCTCCCGCAAAAGATGAGTGCAGTCAGAGGATATGTGCCTATGCTCATCGACGCATCTTTCGGCCTGACCATCATCGGAAATATCCACGACAACTCAAAAAGAGAGTGGATCGCGAAGTTTCTGGATAGACCCGCCGAAAACAAGGAGCCTTTCTGCCCCTTTGACGGAGGTTCATACTGCAACGACGCCTATTCGCAAAAATGCTACGAGTGTGGCATTGCCAGCGAAGAGTTCGCGAAGAACAAGCGCATGATTGGAGGCGCGCTATGAACAACATCACCTGCCTTACCGCACTGCGCCGCCGCCTTGTTGAGCGCAAGGAGGAATACCGCAAGGAGTACGAGCGAAACCTTGCAGGTCTGGATAAGCAGATCGACGAGATCGACCGCACGCTCGGCTATCTCAACGATGCGGTCAAGCCGTACATCTGCCCGCATTGTGGCGGCACAGGCTCCATTCGCGTCCCTGACGCCGCCGGTCAGTGTGAGGATGTGACCTGCCGCGTCTGCAACGGAACGGGCTTCAAATTCCAAGAAGAAACGCCATGAAAGAACGCAAGCACACGCTCTACCGCATCTACTATCGTGACGCGGAGGGAAAGGATTTCATCGTCTATGTCGGCCGGACGAACATGGACTTGAAGGATCGCCTGCGCGGTCACTTTCACCAGAAACCCATGCACCGCACCATCGACATCAACGGCGTGTCAAAGATCGAGTACGCGGAGTTCCAGACCGAGGCGGACATGAACCTCTACGAGATCTACTACATCCTCATGCTCAAGCCGATGCTGAACGTGGATGACAAGACGCGGGATTTCCCAACCGTTACATTGCCGGAGGTCGAGTGGCACGAGTGGAACGATAAGATTTTCGACAAGTGGCTGCGCGACGATAAAACACGCATGGACGAATACGAGCGCGACAAAGCCCGTTACTACGAGCTGACGGAGCGTATGCGCATCGTCCGCAGTATGCTCCACGTCGGCGAAATCACAGAGGACGAGTCGTACTACCAGATGGAAATGCTCCAGCAGGAGCAGCAGGAGCTTCGCAAGAAGCTGTACGGATAGGAGGAAAACAACGATGGAGAAGAAACCGAATCTTTTGATTTTGCTGATTTGTCTCGCGCTTTCGTGCTTTTTCAGCGGGTGGATCTTGAAGACCATGTGGGCGTGGTTCATCGTTCCGCTCGGCGTGATGCCTTTGAGCATCGCTCATGCGATCGGTGTGGACAGCCTGCTGACCATCTATCGCTTCCGATACAGAAAACGCGATGACAACGAGGATTGGTACATTCCGGTGGTTGGAGCGGTCTTCGGCAATTTGATCCTTTTGGCAATCGGCGCTCTGGCGCATCTGTTCATGTAAGGAGAACGAACCGTGTCTGAATTTTTGAAATTTCTCAACAAGCTGGTCGAAAGTTTCCCGCTCCATATCGAAATCGGCTACAACAAAACCTGCGATTGGAGCATCTACATCTACAAGAAGGGCTGCGCAAAAGATTATCCCAAATCCAAAGCCAGTGGCGACGATGCCGTGCTGTGCAACGTGCGGAGCTGTGACATGGAGCTTGCCTTTGCCAAAGCCGAGGTTCAGGTGAAGGAATGGCTGTTGGAGCACAACGGCGGATATTGAAGAGGGGCGTTCTTATGGGGGTTTACAATCCTTTGTCTGAAATGCCGCGCACCTGATGCCGTTTTTGCAGCGAGCCTCTTGACTGGACAGCAGACATACAGGAAAAAGAAAAAATAGGGCGTCGGCAAAACGCCGACGCTCATTTTATAAAGGAGGTGATCACTATGGATGACAATTTGTTCAGCGAGTATCCAGACGTCGTAACGGTCAAGCAGCTTACGAAGATGCTCAACATCGGGCGGAACGCCGCGTATTCTCTGCTGAAAAGTGGAGACATCAAAACAATTCGGCTCGGTAAACGCTATATTATCCCTAAAAAGAGCGTTATCGAGTATGTTTTGAGTGCGTAAAAAAATTAGTTCCATCTCAGCCATATCCATGATATAATATCGGCAAGGATATGGTTGACTGTCGCCCGCTGCACTGAAAGGAGGATCTAACTTATGGCGGTCACAGGCAACTTGCAAATCAGAAACAGTAAATACCACGCCGTAATCAATCTCTATGACGAAGACGGGAAACGAAGGCAGAAGTGGATCTGCACCAATCTGCCGATCAGAGGAAACAAAAAGGCTGCCGAGGCGTTCCTGAGCGACCAGATAGCAAAATATGACTGCTCTGTCGTGCCGTACACCACGATCACCGTCGCAGACTATTTCCGGAAGTGGTTGAAAAAAATTGAAAAGAAGGTCAGACCAAACACATATCGGAACTACGCCGCGAATATGGAAAACCACATCATTCCATATTTTGAAGCGAAGAAAATCACCCTTCAAAACCTCACGACGGAAGACCTTGAGCGGTACTACAGCTCCAAGCTGAAAAAGGGCAGCAAGCTCAGATCCGGCGAAGCTCTGTCGCCCACCACCGTCAAGCACCATCAGCAAAACATCAGCAAAGCACTCGCAGATGCCGTACACGACAAGCTGATCAAAACAAATCCAGCTTCAACTGTCGTCATGCCAAAGCCGGAAGGTAGAGTCAGAAAATTCCGCCCAGAATTTCTCAGCACAAGAGAAATCGACGAACTCATGTTCCTATTCGTAGGCTCAGTAGTGGAATTACCTGTACGATTGTGTGCGTTCTACGGATTTAGGCGCAGCGAAGTTCTCGGTCTGAAGTGGAACGCAATAGACTTCGACCGTCGAACAATCACCGTGGAAAACACCTTGCAGCAAGGTATTGGCGGCAACTATGAGGACGAAACGAAAACGGACAGCAGTTTGCGAACGCTTCCAATGTCAGACAGCATTTACGATCTGTTGACTCATCAGCAGGAACTTCAAGCAGAACGAAAGAAGCTCATGGGCGCATACTACATCCAAAACGACTTCATTTGCACATGGCCGAACGGAGCAATCATCACGCCAAACTATCTCACCAAAACATTCCATTCAATCGTAAGCAAAAGCACACTTCCAAAAGTCCGGCTGCACGATCTTCGGCACAGCGCGGCAACAAATCTTCTGGATATGGGATTTAATGTCGTGCAAGTTGCAGAATGGCTTGGTCACGAAAGCCCCAATACAACACTCAAATTCTACGGTCACGCAGTAAAATCTTCCAAGACGGAAATGGCTGATGCGTTAGACAAAGTGTTAGATAAGTGTTAGATGGGAGCGCGAAGGTGTTAGATGGCGATTTTTGCTTCAACTTTTGAGTAAAGAAAAAGCCCCGATTACCACTTTTTCAGCAGTAATCGGAACTTTTTGGCAGGGGCAGAAAGATTCGAACTCTCGACACGCGGTTTTGGAGAC